GCGAAAAAGCTTATTTAAACTTAATGGCAAAAACTATGCAATTTTGATCAAAAAACAACAAAAATCGATCAAAATTCATCAAAAACAGCTTAATATCGGTCAAAAACGATGAAAACTTAATGCAGCTTAAATAGCTATGACTTAATGGCTATCCGAGCAGAAAAGTTTTGTTTTCATATAGCTATGGCAGGCACTTGTTGTTTTTATCGGGTTATTTATAGCTAGACTTAATGGCGACCCCGGCGAATTAAGTTATATGCCGGCCTCGCATCAATTTCAAATAATGTTTGTGCCGGCAGCTTAGCCTAACCTAACTAAGGATAGCCTATGCTAAGTAAGGTTAGGCTAACATAAGTAAGGTAAGCCATAGCTATATAAGGCAAGCCTTACCTATGTAAACGAGACCTAACATGACGTGAGATTCAAGTAAGCATAGCCATAGCTATATTGAAACAAGATTCATGTTAGGCAACACTAACTAAGCATGACCTTAGTTGAATCCAGATTCAAATTGATTGTATTAGCGATTGTACCAACTAGCAGCATTGAACTCGTAAGTCAACAGTCAATTTTGCTGCACTACGCGAGAAACATTATTTGACAATTCTTGAAACGTTTGCTTTGCCGTCTCAGATCGATTCTAAGCGACTAATACCTTGTTTGCACACAATCGTACTAGGTATGCGCTGAAAGTCGCTTAGCGTGCATCGTCGCAGGTCAGAGTGTTAAGAAAACGAAAGAAACACTGGTGTGTGATCTATGTCATATTGACAATTGTTGAATCGATTCTGTATCCCGCGTCATGTGCACACCGCCCGGAGAACAAACGAGAACCATGCTACAAAGAATAATACAGAAACTGTGATGCAGATCACATAGACAAATGTTGTTTCAAGTCTCGTTTGGGGGTAATGTTCTCGTTGTAAGGCAAACGGAAACGAGAACGGGGCAGACGATGAGTGAGCAAGCGATCCGCGATTACTGTGTTAAGCATTCTGACTTTTGGAAAGGCACTGTTGTGTCTACGTTCGTGTCCGACAACTCGCACTATGCCGTAGTTCAGTTTCGTGACGTTGTAACGGCGGCGCAGTGGCTCGAAGCACAACGTGACCCGGATGATGCACTCATGCGAGCACTCGGATTCCGCCAGCTCACAGGCGATCTGTACGGGCCGGTAATCAGTGTTTACGAACCGGCCAAAGTATGCGTTAAGTTCGCAGACTAGTTCTTCCATTCTTTCAGGAAAGGTTCACAATGATCACTCTCGCCAAAGAAACCGACTACATTACGATTACCGGAGTGCAAGCAATATCCTGCGCAATGGATATGCGTAAGGGCACCATCGAACAAACACGTTCGGGTCGTTGCTGCGATACCGGACCGTTCTCGAATACCAGGGAATCCGACCGGGAAGAATTGCTTTACTCGTTGCTGATCTGGCGCGATAGCCCGGAAAGAATCAGCATGACTTTTATTCCAGACCGTTTGTGGTCGGATGCGCCCGATTGGAATAATCCGGTATCGGTAATGATCGATTCTGGCGATGCTTGCGAGCCACACGAATATCGGTTCGATTACGTTCCGCACGGTTTCCAGTGGCCCAACGAGAACATCGATAATCGCTACCTATAACCAGCACGCGGGCACATATGAGAGTGTGTGCCCTATGGTGGATATAGTTCGGCTACCAACACACAACGCAAACAAAGGATAATACAATGAGCGAGAACACTGTAACCCTCGAGAACGCTGCACCGATCAACCGTGACGATATTGCGTTCTCAAAGAACGATATGACCACCGCCCGGTTCTGGGGTATCCGTGAGGGCATGATTAAGCCCGGAACCAAGGGCAAGACACACTCCGACGTTCTCGTTGCGTGGCATATGGCCGGTCGCCCGATTGTGGAAGCTCCCAAAGCGTGGAAGGTTCCCGCTACGGACAAGCACGCGTTCTCTGCCTACTGCGAGGCTAACTCGCTCGAGGCTACGGAATCGAACTACAACGCTTGGGTTGTAGAAGATAAGCCGTTGCCCGTTGGGTACTGGGCACCTGAGACCAAAGCACGCATTACGTTCATCGATTCCGACGGTACAGAATCGACCGTAGACGTATCAGAGGATAAGTTGCGTGAGACTCGACTCGAACTGTCAGGCTCGTTGAACGGTCGCCCGGAATCGCGTCACTACATCATGGCTGCACAGTTGAACACCGACCAGCGACCTGTGAGCATGACTACTGCCAATGGTGCCCAGCACACAATCCGCGAGGCTATGGAAGATGACAAGCCTGCCGACGTAATGGCCGGTTTTGTAGTGGAATGGCAGAGTAAGCGAGACAGCAACGTACTGCTACACGCACAGATCGCAGAGCTGCACGCTGCTATCTTCACTGCACTCTCAGAGCGTGATGATGCACGTGCACAGCTCGAGGCTATGACAGTCGAGCGTGATGCTTTGATCGCAGCACAGAGCAAGCCAGCACCTGCTAAGCGTGCAAGCACACGTAAGGCCCCGGCACAGACAAAGCGAGCACAGGCAGCACAGGCTCAAAGCGTTATCGACCTCGACGCATGAGCGAGCACGGAGCAATCGCAGTATTGCTTGGACTTGTCCACATCGAAAAAGTGATCGCGCTACTGATAGCGATAATCATTATCGCTAGTGTGATCTGACACACAACTAGCCCGGACTTGAATTTAGTTTCAAGTCCGGGCAATGTCATATGTAGGTAAGCCTAAGTTAGGTAAGGCAATGCTAAGTTGAACTCGGATTCAAGTAAGGCCGGCCTTACCTAAGTTGAATCTCGTTTCAAGTAAGGGCAGGCTAACCTAAGTGACGGAGGTCACCTTCCCCTACATCACTTACATATAAAATTTTGTTCAATTTTCATAAACAAAATTAGGTAACATTTTGATAACGTTTATTGTTTCTTATATCGCTGTCTATCTGCCACTGTACGTGCAATAAAGCACGCTTAAAAGTCAAAAACGACCGGGTACTGCTGTAAGCGTAGACGACCCAGGTATTATAATCTGATTTACGAATATAATACTTATTTGCTGATCGCAACATTGGCTGTCTCTTCTGTCCATTCGACTACACGAATACGCAGAAACCTATGCCAGGTCATCTCGTCTAGCTGCTGCGTGTCATTAACCTGAATCAGTGTACTTGCAGACATATGCTGTGTCTCACGCACCAGTTCTCTCAGATCATCGAGTGTAATAGGCTGCTGACGAACTCTGGCGATGTTATCTTGTTTTGATCCGAATTGAACTCGTACGCCTGTCGCTTTCATATTACTGTAACCTCTCGGCTCGGCGTTAATTGAAGCTCTGTTGCACCCGTATCGAGCTTAAGTTTAACGCCATAAATGTCATGCGTAATGCTTAGTATACGACCTGATCGTTGTACTAATTGTTTTCCGATTTGCACTCGGCAACTGATCTGCCTACCTAAATCGCGGCCTGATAATTGTTCTGCCAGCATTATCGACTCCTGTAATTCAATGCCTTTTCGGCCAGCAATGCAACGATGTTATAGTCTTCGAACAATGGCGATAGATCACTATCTGCTAGCCATTTCTGCCATACCTGCTGGGGAACGTCCCACCATTGCTCATGCTTGTATTTACCGAGCGAGTTTTTATCAGCTATAATAATCTCTCGTGCGGCCTTTTCCAGACCACGGCGTGAAGCCTGAAATGCCGATTCATCTTGTTCGATTACATATTCAGTAATCGTGCGCTCACGTGTTGTTAGCATTGATAAAAAATCCTATCTCGTGTCGGCGTTTGATATGAATGCCGTAGTCTCTGATAATAAAGTAAATCTCGCTGGTCGATGCTGTCCATACCAGCCGATGATACTTGTGCAATTTACCTTCATGCTGTATATACTGTTCGATGTATTTGCACAATTCTTTACGCTCGTCGTTGGCCTTCGCTGTGGCAAAATCGCCCGGTGTAAGCAGCTCATATCCCGTTTCTATTTTGCGAGCGTCGGGATACTGCTGCGCTTCTGCCCATTGTGCCAAATCAGGCAGACTCGATTCGAGCGCTTCGTTCATCGCGGCAGTTGACAGATGCTTGAGCTTGATCGGCTCCGACCAGACGAATTTAACTTTAGGCATCAGAAACCACCGTTGCAATCACGCGAGGAACATGCTGGGGATTGGTAATTGCGATCAGACTGTCATACCAATTCACGTGAAATCCAGGCTGATTGTCGATAAACCCTAGAATATTTTCTAGCTTTTTTGCGCGAGAATCGTTCTCGCGGGCAATCTCGAAATCTTTTGTGCTCAGCAACTCGTAACCTGTTTCCATTTTGCGTGCATCTGGATATGCATCTGGCTTGGCCCATGCAATAATGTGTTGCTGATTTTCTGTCAGATACTCACGCAGCGTATAGGTACCCGCTATCTCATGGACATTATGCTCGTCCCATTTAAACTTAAGCATCGTACTGTTCAATAGCTTTCCTGCGTATGTTGCCATTAGTATACTGCCATCTTCACAGAATATCTCCTGTAGGTCCGTAGCGGTTCTTTAGTACCTGACCATCGGTAGTCATAATCAGAACCGCTTCGTGATAAAATTTCATATAAAGATCAGTCTGCTGCACAGCGGCTAGGTCAAGTACCGAGTCCAAAGTGACTGCTGATCTTCCATCAGAAAACAAATAAACTATGTGTGTCATTCTTACCAATCGTAATTACTTAAGTCAATCATCTTTTGGGCCAACTTTTCTAGTTTCGGTGCCCAGTCTTTTCTATCTCGATACTTGTCCAAGAATGCAATAGCTGAACGAATATCGTCAAACGACTCGTTATGCCATTCCCACATACCGAACACAAACTCTATATAATATTCAGACTGGTTTTTAACGACCACCTGAACGGTATCTAATTGCTTCTCGCCGTGCTTACCTAAAATTAGATACAAAGTATGTGATAACTCTATATCACTTTCGTTCAGCGTCAATGTCAGACTGTCCCCTCTTTTTCCTGGGAACCCGAAACGCCAGAACGCCGTTCTGATTAAGCAAATCTACCACATCGGTACGGTCATCAAAGAACATTGTAATTCCAAGTTCCTTGCACTTTGCCAGCTTAAGTTCTGGGGACTCTCGTGCGTGCTTAAATACTACTTCATGCACGTTCTCCGGGTCAAACTCGGGGATAATTTTAAGTACCTCCGCAGTAACCGAACCCCTACGACTGTTGCCTACAGCACTGATAAAGTGAGTCTCATGGTCCTGAAACAAGGCTGCTTCGAGAGTCGAAATCTCGTCAGGGTAATGGCTGAGAACCTGCCAGTAATCAAATCCAATAATCATTAGTTCGTTCCTCCACGATCTGATTCGTCATAGTCGCCGCTTTCATAAGACCAGTTCACAGCAAAGGGCTGTTCTGACCTGTACCCCGGCGTAGGGTAATCTTCTTCATAAAAATCCATATTAGGAGGCATTCTTGCTCTCATCTACTAGTTTAAATTTAAAGTCTTTGGCAATCTCAAGTAACAAACGATAAGTGTCCGCTTCGGACATAATAATCTGTTCAGTATCGTTGTACCGGCTGTCAATCTTCTTTATTTCATATTTGTATGCGTTGCCTAGATTAGACACGTACTGTCCATTTTTTGTTCTGCTTCGGCTTTTTGTTATGTTCACGCATTACACGTCGTGCATGAATCTTGGCCGACAAAGAAAGCGGAAAAAAGGTTTCGTACCATTCGTCACTTGTATTATCGTTAATTGAAGAATAGTAAGTAATATTCCACATGCCAAGTGGTTCGCTTGGATCGCGTACAATTTCAGCATGAGAGCATGTTTCTTTAAACCAAAGCTTCTTCACGTTACTTTCCTTCTAACTTAGATTTAACTAATATCAGGGCGTTACGAAAACCGGCATCCCACCAGTCATCGTTCGACATATCTTCAAGTTTTGCGGGATGAGAGAGCTTAGCCAGCTCCGCTTCTATCCATTTAATTGTCTTTTTCTTGCTCACTGCGGCGGTCAAACTCCTCAATTATCTTATTACGATATACATCGTATTCTCTTTGCATCACTACGAAGTATTTAACCTCAGCTTGTTGAAAGTTCTTTTCAAAGTCATGCAAGCGGCTTCTACCATCATCGTTCAAACTGAAAAGCAAAAGCCAGAAAAGGATAACTGCTGCAATAATGCTACTAGCCAGACCCAAGGGCCAGCTCACTGTAAAAAGAAACAGGGCTGCAAGCGCGAACAGAGCGGCAGCACGACCGATTCTGCACTGACGGTTGCTGTACTGCTTCAAGTCTTGCTTGGCTTGCAAATATTCTGTAATGACTCTGGTGTCATCGTCGTTAATCATGGCGGTTTCCTTTCCGTAGGTTCCATACCATGACTGTACGACAACATTCAGCTTGTGTCAACTATTGATTGCGTATGTATTCAATAGGTCCTTGGTAACCTGTTCTGAGATAAGTATAAACCGTTTCTCGGTTTCCATCCAGAACTTATCTTCTTTTAATCTATCTCTGTCCAGCAATTGTACTTGCGTACGCTTCTGATGCTTAATGACTCGGCACAAATAGAACGCTGGGCTACCCATACCGGCGACCCAATAACCTATGTCACCGATCTGTACTTTATTTCCGAACATATCATTCATCGAATACGGCCTTACTGACAATACGACTTGACGTACCGAAAAATTCTGATCCGGGTGGATGCGCGAACCAGCGACCCGAGCTTGACTCGATACACTTCATATAAACTCGTGAGCCAGAAATCCGGGTGATAACGGCCTTTTCGATGGTCATATCACGAGTACCACTGATATAAATAATCTCGTCGCCTACGTCTACCGGATTACCAAAGCAGTCTATCATGTTAGTTCCTTCATTATTTGTGTGCCTATGTATTCACTATAGGCAGGTGGAATAGCTTCTGCTAATTCCTTACGAACATCGGTCCAATCTATTCCCATTGCAGTCTGCCATTGCGGTACGGTTCCTTTTCCTCCACCTTCTCCGTATACAGCGAAGTAAGGTCCATCAAAGTATTCTCCGTGTCGCCAACCTGCAACTCGTCCACGATGCTTTAAGTGTGTAGGTTGATCAATTGTTATTCTATCTATCTCGAAGAACCTGTGTCGAATAACTCCGAGACCGAACATTTCACCACATAACTTGAGGTCTTTCCGTATCTCGGCCCCTGCGACATTTTCTATCACAGTCGGAACCTTGAGTTTGGAAAATTCCTGTCGAAGTTGCGGGATGAAATCAGGATAGATGTTACCCTTGTTGGTTCCCTTTGTCAATGCTGAACTTGACTGACACGGAGGACTGCCTACAACAACGTCGTACAGGTGTCCGAACTCACGAACATACTCTATAGCATCTGCCTGAATAAATTCAAATGGATAGTTAGGTTGGGGCGCAATATCTACGCCTGTAACTGTGAACCCCGCTCTGTCGTAGCCTACACTAGCTCCACCTGCACAGCAAAATAGGTCGAGAAGTGTTACCAAGCCGAGCTAACGACCTTAATATTATAACCACGATCCCTCAAAAGGGATTCAATTCCATCCAGCGTTCCTGATTCAGTAGCAAGTGGACCCGTTACTGTGAAAGTAGTAAGTGTTGCCGCATTTATCGCACCCCTAATACGAGTTTGCAACGTTGCGACAGATGTACTAGTAACCGCACAAGGTCGTTCTTCAATAAAATCCTTGATCAAGTCCTGCAACTGGTTCAAATCAGCTACGCTCATCGTCATATTCTTTTCTCCATTGTTTTTCTTCTAGCTTACGTTGTATATGTTTAGTTTTATCGAAAAGACCATCGCACTCTATACAAAAACATACGATGGTCTTTCCCGATTTAAACTTTGTGTTACGTTTTAGGGCTTTCCCCAGCATCCGAGGCAAGTAACATTTCCTTAAGTCCAGCCATAGTCTCAGAAACGACCTTCCAGACCTGCTTTTGTCCGGCCTCTTCTGTATTGTCGGCCAGATCGGAGAAGATGCCGACTAACTTATGTAGCGTGGGGATATCTCTTTGTGACAAATCTTGCATAATTTTCCTTAGTAGATGTAAAGCCAGTCGCAGACCAGCGAAACGCCCGGTAAACTCAAGCCTTTAGCAATAAGCCATAGAATTAAGTTTACCGGGACGCCTAGCAAGGTCATTTCATCACGTTCTGACATTTGCCTTAATTGTAGCAAAGTCTAGACGATTTGAAAAGTTACCGTCTACATAAACAGTTTGAAGATAGTTCTGACCCTGTTCGTCAAGCAGTTCCAGTTCTTCGGTAGAAAGCTGGTCCTCAAGAAAGAAGTCTTCCAGCACATCATCGAACAAAACTGCAACACGACCCTTGGCAGACTTCTTCGTACCATTATCCGTGATCGGGTCCTTAAAGATAGCGCGCTCTTCGCCATTGATAACAACGTTAGTTGCCTTCATAGCAAAACCAAACGTATCTCGTGTCACGTACTGGTATGTATACGAACCCACACCGAATACGACATTGCCGCTAGCAAATCCCTTATCAGCAAGACGACGGCAAATATCATCAGCACGCTCATAAGTAATGCTGTCGCCATAAATAGCACCGATGTGTGGATCAAGTTCCTTAAATCCCGCATCGTTTACAGTTCCACCAAAAATATCCCATAGAAGTTCGATAACACCCTTGACGCGGTTAACGTCATTTCCTGCATTGTACTGAGCAAAGCTCTCGCTCGAAGTATTCAGACCACAAAGAATGTCTGCCGGATCGCCCGAGTCAGGACGGATAACAAGCTTGCCGTCTCGTGCCATAATCTTATCCTTAAGATTAGGCAGAATAACAGTCAGCACATTCCACAAGTCCCAGGTATCAGAAACAACAGATACGATTCCTGTGGGGTACAGATCAAGCAAGTGCTCGTAAGTAGCCTGTTCGTCTTCCGGTTCTGCACCGCCCGCACACATAACCGAGTGCTCGGTAGCAGCAACAGACAACAACACAGGTTCAGGAACCTGGCCCGAGTGATCGTAATAGTGCTTCTGAATAACGTCCTTGGCTACGATGCTGTCCGAACCGAGGAAGCTCAAAAGGTGAGCCGCGCCCGACGTGCCAGCAGACTCGATAGAGCTGAGTCCACGGAAGCTGAAATCGTGCAACTGGAAATCAACGACCGCTTCGGGTGTCCCTGTCTGGTCAGCCCAATCCAAAAGCAAATCACGCATACGCTTTGCCTGTGTTGCGCTTGTGCAGGGAAGCCATACAGCAGCACTAATAGCAGACTCGAAGTAATTCACAAGCCAGAAGAAACGTGGATCAGTATTCTCTACTGTGAACATAGGTACACGCAATGGGACGGAATACCCCTCTGGTACCGCCTTGAATTCGAGCGGAACATAACCCAGCTCGTGCAGTTCACGAATGTGATCAGTGCCGATGTTATTCGGTCCTAGAATCTGATCTAGGTTTGTCTGGTACTCTTCACAGATTGCATCGATATCACCCGCAAAGAACTTACGGAATGCTTCGTGAAACTGGTCCAAGAAAATCTGCAAACCAAAGAATACGACACTATCGATACCTTCAATACGCGAGGTACGCGGAGTAAAGTTAGATAGAATCTGCGTAGTACCCTCAGGATACTGCCTACGGTGATCGAACTTATATGCGTCGATCCAATTCATAATGTTAGTCATGTATTTCTTTCTATACTAGTTTGAGTAGTTCGGATACCGCGTCTAGATACTTCACGCCGCCCTCTCGCGGCCTATCTAGGCTGTCGGTTGTATAAATGTTATAGAACCTGGTAAACAAATCACCAACACCCTTTGAGAAGATGCCGTGAGAAACAAACAGGTCCAACTTTACGTTCGGGAACTTGGCATGAATTGCGTCAGCCAAACCGTTAAAGGTGCCGCCACCATCGCAGATATCGTCTCCGATAAGATAACGCTTGCCGTCAACAATACCAACCGGAACAAAGAAGTCAGACAGCTCGCCCGTTTCAAAGTTACGTGTCTTTTCTGCATATAGCAGGTTCGCATTATCATAGTCAAGAACGTCTGCAATTCCACTTGCGCGTGAGCGCGAGCCAGCATCAGGAGCGATTACACCGTCATACTTCGGAAACAGGTCCAGATTTTTTCTAATGATTGCGCGGGGAGCAACAGCCTTAATTGCTTTCCTCTGAGCTTCCAGCCGCTCTACCATGTACTGACTATGAGGATCAAGAACCGTAATCGATTCTACATTAGCCAGTCGGATCATATCGGCATAAATATTAGCACCAGTAGGAGTACCACGATCAGCCCTAGCAGCAGGCAGATAAGGAATAACAGCATGGGCGTGACCTCCTAGCTTTGTTACTGCACTTGCCCACAAAGCTAGCTTTACATAATCGTTAGGATCAGAACCGCGTACTACTGCGATTTCCTTGCCAGTAAAGTAGCCTCTTTCGATCTTCATATCCCATTCGCCACCAGGAAACTGAAAGAACGGAGGTATGTCGTGCTTTATGGCCTTACCATTAAAGCTTGTATAAATATCAATCACTTTTTAATTGTCCTTTAGCTAGATGGTCATTTTCGCACATGACCTTGAAGTACATGTTAGCTTGCGTGTGATAGATGCAAAGACCTTCTGGACGCATATAGCCGGGGACCATCTGACTACCCTTTTCGTTCAGGTCAATCATAGTCATCAAGACGGCGGTACTTGTGAAACGTCCCGACCAGAGCAAAGGCACACAGCCCAGATTCTCGGTATTGAATTCTGCTTTATCCCAGCGATGGGTATTAAACAGGGCGAATCTATTATGATCTAGATCGTAGCCACGCCCGATCTTTTTACCATACCACTCGCCGCGATGCAGTCCTACACCTAAATCTTCAATTAAGCTTTCTTTGTTATCATAAGCCCAATCACGCAGACCGTGAAAGTCACGACCCTTGTCTATCCACTGTGTACGAGTACCAACGTTAAAGCTGCCGTCTTCACCGATACCGATCACAGCATTACCACCGTCAATCTTTTCGGTGATAGTGATTTCTCGGAAAAGACGCGGCATCTTCTCCATCGATACAAATTCCATTATTCCTCTAGTCTATCAATTACTTTTTCAATGGCCGTAATAGTACGGCTTGGCTTTAGGGGTTCTGTATACCATCCCCGCCAGAGTGCAATGCGATGCATCAGATAATTCAATCCGAATCCCATAGCAAAGCACACTGCGAGAAATGCTAGCAGACCCAGTAGATTATATATCATTCTTCATTTCGTCTACTAGTTCGCGGGCGCGGGCGACTGGTTCCCAGTCTTGGAACATAAACATATTTAGATCGTTGTGGACCATGTTAACCGTTGCAGCAGCTTCTTCATCCATACTACGCAACTGCATCATCTGAACGTCAAGAATCTGTTGCAGCAAGGTAGTTAAAACGCCCATCTGCTCGTTATTCATCTTCTTTGAACCGTTCCTGTTCTGTAATCCACACGCCAGACTTACCGATAATAAGTCCTACGGTTTCGGGATCGACGCACTTACCATAAAGACGATGCTTATCGAAGTTACGGATATTGCTAAAGACTTCTGCGCAAGCTTTTCGAGGGCACTCGCACCTTGGGGAGTTTACCAAGATTGTGCCTGTAGATTTTGGCATTAAGTTTCTTTCGGGTTGGTGTAATAATGTGGGATCGGTTGGTTAACCACACGACCATCGGGCCTAAATCAGGTTCCCAGTATTCATCTTCGTCTTCATATGGTTCGTCATCCATACCTACTATTATACACGGTTTAAGATAAGTATTCGCTACGCTCGTCAACATGTGGATCAAAGAACATTAGATTTCCTATGCTCTTATACCAACTACCGTTAGCTTGCTTGTAGTCTAGCCTATGTGACTCCCAAGGATGCTGAGTTTCAGGAGCTAGAAAATGGCCGGGAGGCAGGTTATGTATGTTGACCAATTGGATTGTTCGTTCAACACTGCGACGGTTTGGATACTTAAGCATATAGAAACCGGTATCCCGCCTATGCTTAATCTCGCGAGTATAATTCTGTCTGTGCTCTGCCATTACTTCCCCGTCTTTACGTTGTAATCGTACAGAAAGGTTGTTGCAGCACTCGCCAGATTAAGACTACGCACACTACCATGCATCGGGATATAGACAATCTCATCTACATCATTCAATATCTCTTGGGGAAGACTACGACCTTCTTCACCGAAGATCACAGCAGACTTTACCGGCCAAGGAAAGTGCGGTAGTGCGGTCATCACGTATCGTGCGTCATATTCAGCGGCGACGATAGTGTAACCCAGCTTGCGCAAACTTGCAAACAAATCGAGAACACCTTGTTCCCAATATTCGATTTTGGTGTAGTTATTGGCCCCTACTGCGCCACGTCGGTTATACGAACGGCGTCCAGTAAAGATAATACGATCCGCGTTGAAGCTATTAACTGAGCGTACTACAGAACCCCAGTTAAAATCTTTGATTTCGTTTGATGCGATCACAATAAGGTCCGAGCTGCGGGCCGACAGAATGGACTTAACCTCTTCTGTCGGCACCGTCTTAAACTCGTCCGCTACATTGCGAGAATCAAAGTAATCCGTTTCACGGAGTTCTTTTTGTTTCTCTATGGGTAGCAAGTCGCTCGTCCATCTTCCATATTAGGGCTACAAACGCGAGTGAGTAGACAACAAAGATAAGTGCTAGCACTGGTGACAGTGTAAGCCCAGCGAAGAATGCGAGAATCATTCCAACTATAACGCCGGGATAATAAATAGTGTTAGGCATTGAGATGGTTCTTAGGCTTTGTCAGATAAACTCCGAGGCCCGCAAGTGCAGCAATCAGCACTCCGAACAAAAAGCTTCCGACGAAAGCATTCAAAACCGCGAGCACAAGTACAGCCCAGAGAATGCCTACGATAATCTTATTGTTTTCCATATTCTTCAATCCAATCTAGGTCAGTGATAAATACTACAAGCAGAAGGCTTGCAGCAACCCAAGCAACAGTGCTTGTGTAAACCGTCATACCGAGTACGCTACCCAGTATTGCAAACAAAATCAGGTAGTCAACTAGCTTCTTTAATCGCATTTTCTAGCTTCTCACTTGACTCTTCTAGTTGCTTCCGGGTTTGAGTGACTTCCCGCCAAGCTTCTGCCTTAACTGTTCGCAGAAATAGCTTGAAGTCTTCCATGCTGAGCGTTCCGAATGCTTCTGTAATTGCATCAGCAAGCATAGCAGACGAAATAGCACGCTCCGAAGCACCGTAATGCTTCATTTGTATACTGAACAGCTCAGATGCTAGTTCAGCTTCTTCCTTTTTCATTAATCGCAATCTCTTTCAGATGCTTCGACATACAATTCAGGTTCTAATTCCATCATCAAGAAAACCACCGCTTCTTAGGTCGTTGAGGATAGCGTACGCGAGAGGAATTGCGACATATTTGTTATCTATGTTCAATCTAGCTCTAACAATGCCAGCAGCTTCGTCCCACGGACTTAGTTTCTTTGTATTATTTTTATTGGCAGTCACAAATGCCACTCAAGCTCATCTGAATACTGCAATTGGGGCAACGCTTACCCTGTCGAGGAACAGGCTTGGGCTGTCGCGGGGGAAAACCACCCGACTTACTAGTAGAAGTCATAGACACAGGCTGTGCACGATTAAACATTTCAGAGATACGAACCATGCTCTGACGATTTTCCATTTAAGGTTTCTCCTCGAATTCGTTTGTTGCTTTGTTCTGTCTACGACTCTACTAGCTCGTCTTCGGTCTGTCAACACCAGATTATTTTGATCAAAATTAGATCAAAGTTTCTAGATGCTGGTCTTCCACTGCTCTACAGCATACTTTGAAGCTGTCCACTTGCTGATCATTAGGTGTAATGACTGGCTGGTGCTGTCGGGATGCACGAACCCGCCGTAGATCGAGCTTGCAGAAGTGTTCGGTAGCAGAGTGCGATGATTCCAAGCTGATGTAACTGTGGGTGCATCGTACAACGAGAGTCTATCATTCGCTGCGTCGATTACGCTAATAACCCAACGTCCATCTTTTAGCTTACGCAAACTTGGTTCGCCAAATCTACCAGCTAGAATGGGATGGAAGAACCAGTTGTAGTTCTTAGTCCACTGCCAAGTGCCGTTCCACGTCCAGTGCTCGTAAGCGAACGGGTCGAACATCTTGTCCCAAGGAACTCTACGCAAGTACAGTCCGTCTGTCAAGTGGCGTCCGTTCGAGGTAGAAAGAAGGTAAACCCAATTTCCTTCACGCTGCATAGATACCATTTGCAGAATATCTGTACCGGCCCAGTTGTTATTCCAGTTCCAGTTCAGCTTTGTAAAATCGTTTCCGTTATCTGAATACGCAAAGCCAGTGTGATTGGTACGCCAGGTACCGTTATCCCAGTTTCGCACAGACATATAACTTACGATCTGACGCCCGGTCTCTGGAAAACTAATTCCATCGTTCGGGATAATAGTAAACTCACCATTGCCACTCGTATTATGAGCATTGGCGATGATTTCTGGTGCCATTCCAGTGCCAGCAAGCTTATAAGCTGAATCAAAAACGATTCCGTTCTCAATCGGCTCGTGACTACGCAATGCTACTGGACTACGCCAGTTAGGTCCACCCGGCATCGGTGAACTAAACGTATCACCAAACAAATAACCGGTTGAAAACCCGTTTTCCAGGGTAAAAGGAATACCTAAGTCGGTTCCTCCCACTCCGTATTGTGTTACAGGAGTTAAGTCCTTAACCTTTTGCATGTTATATCGTACCTTTCTGTTAACATTTGTCAACCAGTCCAGTATATCAGTAAAAGGGTTTGTCATTTAGATTCCAATCTTTGGTAATCCACTCGCGGTAGCGCGGTTCGAGTCTAGTCAGCCACTCTTCGGGCCAAATATCTCCGTGAAACGCACCTATAAAACCACCAGTGATAGCACCAATTGTATCAGAATCGCCACCTGTAATAACGGACCACTGCAATTGACTTATAGGCTTGCGTGGAAGACTCAGCGCAAGCAAAGCAATAGCTAGAGCCTCTTCTACAACCCAACCGTCACCAATATACTTACAAGGATCAGCAAAGAACGGGTCGTGAACAAACTTAGGTCTCACTCCGATAGCATTCTGCAACGCTTTTCTTAAGTCGTCACATGCAGTACCTTGTTTAAGCTCGTAGTCCAGAGCAAAATTCAGTGCATCTTCCGGTTTCAGTGAACCATTTTCTGCCTTGATGAGAATCATCGTAGCAAGTTCCATGCAGCGGACTACAGTCATATGTTGATGTGTTAAGACGCTCTGCGCATTAGCTACAAATGTCGATGACACTCCGCTTTTGATATAGGCGCTAGGCCAGAACCGCATGAGGGAACCGTTACCCTTTGAGTTATTCCAAGTTAGATTCTCGGAATAATGACCGTTCTCAATAAGGTGTTCTACGGACTTCATGCAGGTCTGACCCGGCGACCTATTGTTATCTGGATCGTGATACCACTTGATGAAAGCCTCTTCGATGTTATGCACCATCTTATTGAATGGCAGGTCTTCGGCCTTTTCCAATGCCTCGGCCAAGTACAAAGTCATCTGAGTGTCATCTGTTACAAATAGCTCGGGCGCGGGTCCATAGGGAAACCCGTTAGTAAAGATTTCCTCATACGACATAAACTCGTGAGGATCACCCCACGAATCTCCGTAGGCTACACCCTTTAGTACCCCGATCCAACTCATGGCGCTACTCGTCCATTCTTCTGCCAGGCAGCATAAGTTATTGGCATTTTCTTTTCAAATGCCGCTTCCATCTTCGATGCTACGTCGTTGATTTCGAACTGTGGGTTCGATGGGAACGTGGCGTTTTCGTGCTTGGTGCGCAGTCCCAGGAAATGCATCAGGCTACGTGCGTTGCAGGTTGCGTAGAAGCTTGTCATTAAGTTCAAAGGTAAAGTTTCACGAGCAACTTCCTTTGCAATTCCTCGCTGGATACGAGCTGCGTAGCGATCATAAAGATACTGAGAGTCCTCTCTCATTTCCTGTTGAAGTGCTGCTACATCTTCTGGATCACCGGGACTAAAGATATAATGTCCAGGCTTACCAGTTTGAACCAAGTTTCTATCATCAGGAATGATATAGAAATGTGGCTTCATTTCTGAGTAACGACCTGATTCTTCGTTATACGACCAACCAACGCGGTGACGATGGAATTCTGATCTAACAAACAATGGAGTCTTAACAAAGAACGTAAAGCTACCGTGCTCGAATGGGGAACCGTGGCGGTCACGCATAAGATAATTGATCAAACCTGCCATTCGTGACGGGTCATAATCCAAAGCGTCTTCACCGAGAGTAGAAACCCATGCAGCACGCGCTACGTCTTCATCTGTGGAATTTGTCTTAATCAGATAAACTTCTGATTCATTAAAAAATTGTACTGTCATACTTCTTGTTCTGTAATGTTTACTACCTTAATACCAGCCTTCTCAGCCAACTTCATACAATCTCTTGTACCTGTTGATGTGCCGATGGGAAACGCAAGGCAGATATCTGCACCACGATCAACCATGATGCGATTTCTTATCGGTCCCGCTGCTTTATTATACCTGTCCCAGTCGGCGGGAACTGTTTCTGCTGGCATCTTTAAAACTCTGGTCCATATATCATACGCCAAAGTATCCGCTCCCTTGGCAGCACCGTTAATCAGCACTGCGTCAGGAGCGGATACCATTTTAGCATGTGTCAGAACCTTAAGCATCAGACCGTAGTTGTTAAACTCTCTCGATCCGGTAATTAAAATTCTGTTGTAAGTCACTTCGGAGCGTGAACCTCAATCAGACGATTAATCTCGTCTACTGTGTTCTTGTAGTCCGCATGAACAGACTCGTTTGTAACTCCCCAAGGATTCTCGGGAATGTCAAGCTGTGGGAGTTCAGGAACCGGATACTGAAAGGCTTCGTTGATACCGAGATTCGGAATCGCAGGAACATTTACAGTCAAAGGCTTAGGAACCTCAACCGGAGCGGGCTGTGCAGGAACGTTATATACAACTACGTCGTCTGCGGGGTCGGGGCTAGAATATAGAAGCGGCCCGCACGTAGGCCAGGCCCCGATCCCTTGTCCAGCGAGAGTTCGTTCTGCAACGATAATCTGCTGCTCTCGTGTTGCCTGATAAGCCGTAGGAGCAAATTCGCCACCGCCGTATCCGGCCCAGGTGCTCGGAGAAAACTGCAATCCTCCATGATACCCATTTCCTGTATTAATAGCCCAGTTTCCACCAGACTCACATTCGGCTACTGCATTCCAGTTATGTACCGGAGCGGCACTAGCCACACTTGCCAAACCCAAACTGGCAGCGCCAGCGATAAGTCCCGTAGCAATTACTTTACTTGTCAAATTCACTTTAGTTACTTTCCATATTGTTGTTAAGGTCAAAATCTACATATTCGTAGTGACCTTCGTACAGCGCATCTAGATTAAGCGAGGTTTCTTCATCATCACTCATGGTCTACTACCCTTTGTGTAGAGTATATCTAGAATGTCTTGTCTTAAATCTCTTTGTTCATCATTTAGAGCTTCCGTTCCAAGCAGAGCTAGAATATTCTCTAGCTCTGCCACGGAATAGCCCAGTAGGCTATGATTCATAGTTTTCCTATGGTCTAAGGACCAGCATCCAGTCTTCGTGCTCACGCTGCTTTAGCATTTCAGGGGACGTGATCTTTGCTTCCGAACCGTTATGCAAAACATAAGAGACATTTGTGTACTTGTCAAATATGTCGTTTGCAAACTTCATGGGATCAGCATATCTATCCCACCTGAATTCAATGAGCACCAGCGGATGCTTTTTAGCAGAAAGGATATCGAATACATCGATTTCCCCGCCTTCGATATCAATCTTGATAAAGTCAAAAGCCTTTAGGTTATCAACCGTCTTGACCTTAATCTTATCTTCTCCATCGGGAGAGTAGACGCTCGAATGCAGACTGCCGTTCATAGGATGGTGTCTCGGAACGATAAATTCCAATTCATCTACAACGTTGCTTACTGCCTTTTGGTGCAGCACAACATTAATATCAGAATCGAGTCTGTTCTTAGCCAGAGACTTTTTCAACAGTTTGAAAACTGCCGGGTTTGGCTCATAGGCAGTGACAGCACAACCGATGCTAGCCAACTGGAAGGTATAGAAACCAACGTTAGCACCTAGATCGGCAACCGACCAATTTGGTTCTACATTGTTGTTAACCCAAGTCATAATCCAAGGTTCCCAATATCCATCACGGATATGTGGGCTTAGACCATTGTCAGACTTATTGATCGCAACCCAGTATTCCCCAAGGACTCGGGAGAACCAAAAGTCTCCTTCGTCCTCCACTAGAGCACTGGTTCTACCAATGTTCTCTAGCGCGTCTCTGCTAAGCGTCACTAAAAGCTACCACCGAAATCACTACCGCCACTGCTGTAGCTCGAACCCGAATCGCTGCTGCTGTAACCACCGCTGCTATGGCTGCTCGAATCGTAAGACGGAGGAGAATAGCTAGGGGCAGTATAAGACGGAGCACTGTAACCCGAATCATGCGTGGGAGTGCTGTAAGACGACGTATCCGAAGTAGAACTGGAAGTGTCAGAAGAGCTGGCACTTGACTTATCCGACTTATCGTCGTTGTCATAACTCGGACTGTTCAGCGAACTTGCAATCGCCGCAGCAAGAGCAATGTCAGTTGCATTTGTTGAGGGACTAGGCTTCGCTACGTTCGAAGAGTCAACTCGGTTAATTGTGCGAGGCGCACGCGGTGCCGTTGCAGTAGCCCTAGATGCTTCCTTAAGTTCCTTTAGACGCTCGTCGCGCTCGTCCTGAACTTCCTTGCGAGCCTTGGCACGATCAGCAAGAATCTCAAGATCCTTCTGAACTTCCGGCGTACTAAAGATTTCCCCTGTCTGCGCGGGAGTCGGAACTACCAAACGCGCTCGGGCTTCACGCTCACGCTTCTTATCACGTCGATGAGCAATCTCACCGGCGACAGCTACGCCAACGACGATGATTGCGATAAAAGCGATCATCCAAAAAAACGATACCATATTACTTCCATTCTGTTTGTAGATCGAGCAACGGCGCGGAATACCCATGATTCTCGTACGCTCTTCGCCACTCTAAGTAGTGTTGCATTGTTGGTACTGAGTCTAACACACCGACGAACATTTTCAAATCAGAATCAAGCTGAATCCAGAAACTTTTTTTAATATTCTGCCTGACGCAGAACGCTTCTGCAATATCGATTCTAACTTCGTCCGTGCAGACTGACTTAGGTATCTCGCTATAATCATAGGCATATCTACCTAAGTCAGTCTTTAGTTCGTCACGGTTCATACGACTACGATTAGCTCTTTCTTCGCACGCGTAATAGCTGTATATTTTAGTCGCATTAAATCGTTGTCTGGCATCGGGCGGTAGTAATTGGTTTTAGGTAGATATACACCTACACGTTCCCACTCGCTACCCTGTGACTTGTGAATAGTAATGCAGTTAGCATAGTAGAAGTTCGGCATAACCAGGTTACCAATACCTGAATGGCCTAGCTGCTCTAGCCTAGCTTTATTAGTCAAAGTCTTATTGAAGTTAGCGGCTGGTGTTATCGCTCTGACAGGCACAAGATCATTTTCTCGTGTCAGATCAAGATGAACAATACCATTCTTCACTTCACTTTTGTCAACCCGGTAAATCTGTCCCTTGACAATGCCCTCGAACGTAGTGTAACTGAGCAATCGATCCCCAGGAACCGGGGTTGCTGGTAGCTCTGAGCGTACCTGAGCAATATGACGGAAGCAAGTCGCGTTGTCATGCGCAAGGAACTGCGTATCACGTACGTCTGTCAGCTCGTTAAAGTTACATACCTTGATTATCTTTTGTCCGCTTCGTTCTTTCCACGAATTGAACGGCAAGCTATCAAACTTAGTTTGAGGATTCTCACGAACCAGCATTGATGCATTAATAATATGCCCATTTGCTTCCTTCTGACGCATGTTCTGAGTCAAAACGAAATTAGGTTCATTTTCGGTGATAAATGCAGTCTGACCGACTGGCGGTAGCTGATTATTATCACCAATGAGCAGAATGGGGCAACCAATTTGCTTAAGCTCGTTCACATCATCGTTCGACACCATAGATGCTTCATCGACTAGAATAAGCTTAAACTTTTCTGACTTTTTGTTGCTGGTAGATTCCCACCAGACTTCACCCGACTGAGACAGTTCGTTAATTTGTACGATCAGGGACTTAACATTTTGTCCCTTTGCCGACATATTACGTAGCTGTTCGTTCAGTTGTCGGTACTGGCCCGCTTTCGGTCCCTCGATTGTACTAGATCGGATCGCTTTATGAACCGTCTGCACATTGGAGAAGCCCTTGCTGGTCAAAACTGATTTAGCTTTGTTAGTCGGAGCGCAAACAAGCACTTCGAATTCTGCCAATCCAAGTTCCTTGATAAGATAAGGCAGGATTGTGGATTTACCAGTGCCAGCAGCACCAGCTAGCCAGAAAACGTCCCGGCTCTCGGTGTAAAACTCTTTGACAAGGCGAATAGCCTCTGCCTGTGATTCTGTATATTCAAATGTCAATCCTATGCCCTGCATTCCTTATGTCGAAAACCGCCTTCGTGAGTCTGAACCTTCTGTCCAACCCAAAGCCGATGACGGCAGATAGTACAGTCTACATTATGTACCGTCAAAGGGAAACTACGTGTTTTGTTGGTGAAGGTCTTGTTGATGGACTCAAGTTCTTGCTTAAGTGCCGACACCTGATATTCAACGTAGCTGTTGTTCTTGTCTCGCTCTTCGACACAGTTTATATGAACTTTGTGTTCAAGCAAGTTGACGTACTGTTCGTGCTTACGCACAATGCCGGTGCAACGATGACATTGTAGCTTGCCGTTACCCCACTGTGAGAGCTTCGGAGCAATCACCCGACCCTGCCCTCGAATAATGACAGGACGATCGTTCTTTGTCGTACGGGCTTTCAGACTTACCATATGAATTTCCTTCTAGTTCGATTCGTTTTGGTGTCTAAAGCATGACATATCAGTTTCAGTTTGGCAAATCAGTGCTCTGAGCTGGCCTTCTACACGTCTTGTGTCGATGCGATCCGTTCAACCACTGAATATCCTGGCCGATCCAGATTTTCTTGTGACAGATAGTACACGACGATTCCTTGGTTGCAACCTGATCGGTCTTCTTTTTCTTGCTTGCAACCTTTTTCTTATGCAGATTCTTTTTCTGAACTTCGATGAGTTGCTTGCGCACTCCCGGAATCTTTTTATCAGAAGCAGTTAAGCATCCGGCATGACGTGGTTTGTTCTCAACGTTGACATACTTTTTGTCCTTCGGAATAGAACGCTCACACTTTGTGCACTTAATCCGTCCGTTACTAATCTTCGACAGACGATCTTCGGGCCAACCAGTAAATCCAAACGCTTCTCGTCGGTCTCCCTTCCGTTCCACGTGCTTCTTTCCGTTTGTCTTTGCCTTAACACTTACCATAACTTTACCTTTTCTTTATTTTTTCTAATTATATAGTAATAACACCCCCCCGATTTCTAAGGAAGTGGAATAAAACATGAATTCTATATAATATTAGTGTATTTTACATAGAATTCTAGGGGTTTTGCAGCACTTCTTTAGGATTTGGTTACTTCCTGCCGTCGGGATTGCTATATTCCTATCAAGTTCTCGGTCACACCTTGATACTTTCGGCCAACTGTCGTTACTCAGCTGGATTTCTTTTGAAATTATTAATAAGGCCAATGGGGGTAACGTCCAAAAGAAACGGGGGAGTAAAGAAAGACTTAAACGTGTCGAATATAGCCACGGCACGAGTTTGTCACCCTCCCCCACGACTGTTAGTACGTCGTACACTTAAATCTCATCCGGTAGAAGTCTTTGCTTGGGGGCATAGTTACGTAGCTGTTGCTACTGGGCAGCCTAAGTAGGTGGACCCGTTTCTACAGATCGGTTTTTGAAACCGTTAAATTCTAGATTGGTTTTTATTCGATACGACTTTGCCCTATATTGTCCTTGGACTGCCTCGGCAAAGTGATATGCTTTTGGATACAAAAAACCCCGTACCGGAGAGAATCTTTCGATTCGTTATAGATTGGCAGTCCAACGGTACGGGGTAAGGCTTTGTAATTTTAGGTTCGAGGACTGCCGGGTCTCCGAGATATGAATACTATTCTAGTCGATGCAGCACTGCTTGTCAAGTCGATCAATATGTTATGATACTCATATGAAAGACATTGCTGGTCACATCAAACCTATTCTAGGTGCTACACAGTGGCTCGACCTGGTTTTCAAGTCCGATCTGAGTGCTGAGCACAAGCTGATCGCCGCTGTGATTGCTAGAACGTGTCTATATAATAGGACAGTCAAGATGCAGTTGTCAAGCATAAGTTTGTATAACATTTCTCGCATCTTGAAAATGAACCAACAAGAAGTAAGCGTATTGGTTGACAAGCTGATTGTCAATGGCTGGTTGTTCGATACCGAGCGAGCGGCGGGAGCTACAAAGGTGTATGCTCTGACGTTTAGTTTACTTCCATTAAACAACCTAAGAGAGTAGAATGTATATATGATTTTTAGTTACAACACTGCCTTTAGCAACTTTACACTGAATAATGGATTCGGTAGAGCAGGCTGGGGCATGATTAATAGTCTGAAAGAGTTAGGACATAAGGTATACTTTGATACTCCGGTAGCACCGGTCGAATTTACCTTTGCACAGCCAGATTATTTCGAATACAAGCCGAAGCAATATCAGATTTTGTTAACCCCTTGGGAATCGACTGAATTGCATCCGGGCTGGGTAGATCAATTTAACATGGCAGATGAAACATGGGCAACATCTGATTGGGTTGCAGAAGTATATAGACGTGCAGGTGTTCGCAACGTTACTACTGTGTATCCTCACGGTATAGAAAAGATTTATCAACCTAAGCTAAAAAGACGCAAGGGACCGATTAACTTTTACGTACAAGGGCCACCTGCAAACAGAAAAGGTACTCAGGAAGCATTTGATGCATTCCGCGAGGTATTCAAAGACGATCCGACGAAAGCAACCTTAACTATTAAAGCTTTCCAGCGATCTAAGATACGTTGGACAGATCAAAACGGCATGATTCGTAACCCGAACGACCTTCCCAATGTAAGAGTTATTACAAAGGAAATGGAATTAAACGAACTTGTCGATTTCACAAATAGTTTTGATGCTGCGATCTATCCTAGTTACGGCGAAGGATGGGGCTTTATCCCTATGGAGTCTCTTGCTCAGGGAACTCCTACAATTTGCACTGAGGCATGGTGCCATTACAAAGATTATTTGGGTGACCTCGCGCTTAAGTCAAATCAAATTGCGAGTCCGTGGCCGGAAGAACACCCTGGTAAAGTCTATCAACCAGATATGGAAGACCTTTGTGAGAAAATTCGTCTAGTATATGAGGACTTCGAGAACCAGTCGTTGCAAAGTTTCAAGCGTAGTTTCAAACTGCACGACGAATACAACTGGTTGAGTCTAACGGAAAAAGCCTTCCAAGATGTAGTGTCTAACCCGCTTATAAGTTAACAGTACGATTGTCTTATTTAGCGTAAAAACGTATAATAGACAGACAATGATTTCAACAAAACAGGATATAGTTGTCCCTAAAACAGGGACTTATATCAGCGGGAGACTGTATTCAGCAATAAAATACAAAGCTAACCTTCGCAACATCAACTTTGAAGTTAGTTTAAAGTTTCTTGACAAGCTATTTGAGTCTCAAGGCGGGCTGTGTTACTATTCAGGTCTCTCGATTGATGGGAAGACCCGCAATCAAGTCACAGCCAGCCTGGACCGAACAAATTCTGATCTAGGTTATATAGAATCTAATGTACGTTGGGTACACAAAGACGTTAACTTTATGAAGCATACTGCCTCCGAAGCTCACTTTTTTGATTTGATTGAATTGATACACGAAAGAAGGAACGATATTGACACCTAGAATTACAACACCAAAAGACACATACACTTTTGATTACCCACAGGCAATCCAGTATGCAGAGATTCAGCGTAGCGTTTTCTGGTCCCCAGAAGAGATTAACGTCGAAAAAGACATTCAGGACTTGCGTGTTAATATGTCAGAGGCAGAAAAGCACGGTGTAACAACTGTACTTAAGTTATTTACTCTGTATGAATTGCTAGTAGGCAACGAGTATTGGAATGGACGAGTTCGCGAGAGCTTCCCACGACCTGACATTGAAATGATGGCTAATGCGTTCGGTTTCTTTGAAATCAACGTTCACGCTCCATTTTACAACAAGCTCAACGAAGCTCTGATGCTTAACACAGATGAGTTTTATGAAAGTTACACCAAGGACGCGACACTAAAGGCACGTATTGACTTTGTAAACGATGCAGCAGACGACGATGATCTGCTATTCGCTCTCGCAGCATTCAGTATGCTAGAGGGTGCAGTACTATACAGTAGCTTTGCTTTCTTGAAGTCTTTTCAGTCTCAGGGACGTAACTTATTGAATAATGTTTGTAGAGGCATCAACTTTAGCGTACGTGATGAGAATCTGCACGCCGAAGCCGGTGCTTGGCTATACCAAACTTTGCTTAAGGAAACTGGGCTAGACTCCAATAAAAAGCGTGAGCTAGAAGCTAGAATTCTTACAGCAGCAGCACATGTTTACGAACATGAGCAGAGAATCATTGAAATGATTTTCGAAAAGGGAGATATCCCAGGGCTATCACAAGATCAGCTCGAAGTATTTGTAAAGTCTCGAATCAACCTTTGCCTAAGCAATCTAGGTTTTGAAGAAGAAGACCTATACAAGATTGATGAGAACCCAATCGCAGATTGGTTCTACAAGGGCATTAACAGTACACAATTCGGTGATTTCTTTAACGGCACACAGTCTGAATACAACAGAACGTGGGACGAAGGAGCTTTCACCTTTAATGATGAGGAAGATGGAGGTTTTACTTTTTAAATGACAAATGTATATGAGCAGTATTCTGCTGAACGAAAAGCTGGACAACAAGCGGGAGAAGTACCGGATTGGTACATCACGCCGGGTTACCAGATGTTCAATCTCAAGTATATTGAGCCTGGACAGACACTTAAGCAACGCTACGAGAGAATCGCAGAGTATGCGGGTGGTATTGCAACTAGATTGTATGGAGAAGGTCAATGGGAAGCCAGATTCTTTAATGCAATCTGGAAGGGTTGGCTAAGTCCCAGTACGCCCGTACTGGCAAATCTAGGAACAGATCGCGGTATGGCTGTAAGCTGTACTGGAAACTATGTCGATGACTCGATCTATGGCTTCTATGATTCGCGCCTAGAGTCTGCCATTCTGACAAAGAACGGTTTCGGAACTAGTAGCTATCTCGGTGATATTAGAGCCAGAGGCAGCAAGTTCAGTGATAACGGCAAGGCAAACGGTGTAGTACCAGTTGCCAAGGGATTCGTTCAGGATATGGACGACACCAGTCAGGGCAGCACACGTCGTGGTGCTTGGGCCGGGTATCTAGAAGCCGATCACGATGACTTCGATGAGTTAATCGACTATATGTATAACCACCCAGACGGATTGAACTTAGGATGGATTATCAGTGATGCGTTTATTCAAAGGCTCAAAGATAATGACAAAGAGACTATCCGCAGGTACCAGAAGATTCTTAAGGCACGTGCTGTAACTGGCAAGGGCTACATGTTCTTCGTGGACAAAGTAAATAAGCAGAATCCTTCGAGCTACGCAGAGAATAATCTTAGCGTTAAGGCATCGAACCTATGCTGTGAAATTGCTTTGCACTCGGATGCAGACCATAGCTTTAGCTGTGTACTCAGTTCACTTAACCTTGCTAAGTATGATGAGTGGAAGGATACAGACCTTGTATTTACTTCCACAGTGTTTCTCGATTGCATCGCTCAGGACTTGATCGACAAGGGATCAAAGATCAAGGGTATGGAAAAGGTTGTACGTTTCACTGAAAAGTCACGTGCACTTGGTCTAGGTGTAATGGGATATCATACTTTGTTACAGAAGCGCTCTTTGCCTTTCGATTCACCGGAAGCATTCGCTCTGAACAAGGAAGTCTTCGGCCAGATTTCTCATCTAGCTGGAAGTGCTTCTCGATACATGGCTCAAGAGGCAGGATCGCCAGAATGGGCACCGAAGGGCCGACGCAATACGCATTTAATGGCTATTGCTCCAACAATGTCCACCGCTTTGCTAGTCGGTGGTGTCAGTCAGGGAATCGAGCCAATTGTTGCTAACGTGTTTAATCAATCGTCAGCAGCAGGAGAAATGGCACGTATTAACCCAACCCTGATTGAAATAATGAAAGAACGTGGCGTTTACGATCAGTCAACAATTGACTTTATAATTGACGACAATGGATCAGTCAGAAATGTTGACTGGCTAAACGATCACGAGAAGCAGGTATTCAAAACTGCATATGAAATCAATCAAGAGGCTGTAGTACAGCAAGCTTCTGATCGACAACAGCATATCGACCAGGGACAATCGCTAAATCTTTTCTTTGACGCTAACGAGTCCCCGGCCTACATCAGTAAGATTCACAAACAAGCAATGCTTGACCCGTATATCAAGGGACTTTACTACATGAGAAGTAAAGCTGGTATTCAGGCAAGCAAGGGCTAATAAACTATAAAGGAGAAACTATATGGATGACTTGGATTGGTCAAACTGGGACAGCTCCCAGACTTGCCTTATCGAAAACGGTGACAATTGCACCGCTTGCGAAGGCTAAATATTAAATAAGAAATACCCCCAGAGAATAAAATCTGGGGGTATTTTTGTTATAATTAGGAGGTCAGATAGAAAGGATTGATTAGAATAGCTGATTATACAAGGTATCCAGAAGCCTTTAAGAAGTTTGGAATTAACTTTACAGAAGAACCGGGTTGGCGTGAGCGCGGCCACGGAGATATAGTTAAAGTACAGTTTATCGTTATCCACCACACAGCAGGTGGAAATGATGCGGGTGACATTAGAATTGTTACATACGGCAGATCAGATTTGCCAGGACCACTATCTCAATTAGTTTTGAAGAGAAATGGTGATCCACATATCGTTGCTCAGGGTGTTGCATGGCACGCTGGTTATGGTCCTGCAATGTGGGGAGCGCCAGCAGGCAACGGTAACTACTACTCGATTGGTATTGAGGGTGTATCTAACGGTTATAACGACTGGACAGAAGCACAGAGAGCTAATTATCCTAAGGTAGTAGCAGCTTTGCTTAAGGATATGGGCTTGCCGTCAGATAGATGGATTTTCCACAGAGATTACAACAAGCGCGATGGTAAGATCGATCCCGCTGGTTTTGACGCGGGTTGGTTCGGGCGTGAGGTTAATCGTTGGTACAACGACGGTGGACAGCCTGTTGAATCTGCCATTCAAGCAAAGCGTAGAGAAAACGCATGGCTAGGTAATAAGACTATCCCAGAAGACGAGCGTAAGACTCTCGATGGTGTAGGACGTTATGCTAGTTACGATAATGGATATGTGTACTGGCATCCAAGTATCGGTGCTCGCACAATTAAGAATGGTCCAATCTGGGATTATTATGCAGCACAAAAGTGGGAACAAGGTTTCTTGGGTTACCCAATTAACGATACTCACGATCTAGGAGACGGCAGAAGTGCTCAGGCTTTCCAGAACGGTTCTGTTTACTCAGGCCCAAAGGGAACTTACCTGGTTATGGGTCAGATCGGTGCAGAATGGGCTAGACTTAACTGGGAAAAGGGTCCACTAGGAATGCCCATCTCAGAAGAGCTAAAGAGTCCAGCCGGTATTATCCAGAAGTACGAAAATGGTACTATCTTTTACACAGTGGCGGGAGGAGCTAGAGCTACATATGGTCTAATCGAACAAACACGTTCACGACTAGATCAGGAATTCAGCTTTGGATATCCAGAAAACAGCGAGTCACCTTGCTTCAATAACACTGGACGATTCAACCACTTCGTGAAGGCTAGTATTTATTGGAAGCGTGGCACTGAAACTGCCTTTGCAGTAGCCGATCCAGCTAGAGAAATCTGGGGTAAGATGGGATGGGAACAGGGAAGACTTGGTTATCCTATCTCAACAACTAGTCCGAAGTTCGGTTCTCTCGAGATTCGTAGAACAGACTTCGAGGGCGGTTCAATTGAATACAATACAAAGACAGGCGAAATCACACTTATTATCAGTGGAAAGGTTGTAGACCTACCGAAGTAAGAGTATAATTACTTATGTCAGCGTAGTTAGGCCAGGCGGCAATCCTGCGAACATGGCGTATAGTGGTCATACGGTTGATCTTGACTACTGGGGGTCCACCTTTACCCCAATCGTGCAGAAGACCGGCAGTTATAGGGATTCTTACACCCTGGTCTTAGGTATTTCGCTACCTTAGGTAGTCAATAGGCGGTCGAGAGGCCGTCTATTGGCATATCTGGACCTTTTACTATAGTTGGTTTACTACTACTTTAGTAGGAGTAGAAATATGATATAATTTTACTACTATGACTTTAGATAATGTATCACAACTACCAGTAAATCCAGTGGAGAAAGACCCAGGACACCCCAATGACCACAAAATCATTCACGCAGCACTAAAAGAAATTAAGATTCATATTGATAGAGGTCGATCTTATGTAGATGTGGAGGATTTCAGACAGGCATCTGATACAGCAGATCACCAGATGGTTCAGAGAGCTGTGACTTTTGCCAAGGATAATGGTGTTAGAGAAGTTAGATTAAAGTCTAGCAATTATACTTTCAAGCAGGGTATCAACATGAATGGTTGTTATCGCCTGACAATCAGAGGAAATGGACTTAGAAGTACCGAGATTTTCGTGCCCGGTACAGCAGCAAACAACCAAGTTGACTCTGTGTTTTGGACAAACGGTCCCTGTGCTGACTTGACGTTCGAGGATTTCACTATCAAGGGAACTGTTGTTGACGATGCAACCGGACCTCGCAGAGCTAGAGTATTCAGCCCTACGCCAGGTTATTCTCAGGCGTTTACCTTCCGTGGCGATAGAATCCCAGCCAACGACGGCTCAACACCTAACCCAGCCTACCCCAAGGTTGAAAACATTAAGATCAACAACGTAGCGATCAACGGTTCACGCACCCTTCCATTCCTATTCTCGGGAGTATCGGGTACAGCAGAAGCAACTAACTGTGAGTTCAGAAACACAATGGACCCAGGTTGGATTTACTGTGAGCGAGTTGTGGCGCATAATCTAGTCTCAGTTCTTTCAGCAGATAACGGATTCTCTTTCAGTCGTGGTAATAAGTCGGTTATTGCATCAAATCTATATGCAATTAATCCCGCGTTCTATGGTCTATGGGTATCAGGATTCCTAACTACAGATGGTCCAGCAGGCAAGGGACCAGAGAACTTTACTATTTCCAATGTCAGCATTATGAATGCAGGATTGGGCGGTATTGTACTAGACAACGGTCCTAAGAACGGTAAGATCACAGGTATTTACATTAACGGAGTCAGCAGAGGACCATCGGATGAGCCAGACGGCTCGGGAGGTATTGGTATTCGCTTTGGTGGTTATCCTAGTGACAACAGAGTATCGCCAACAGACTACGCAAGTAACATCGAGATTAACGACTTTGTACTGATCGATTGTGCAAAGGGCGGTATTCAGGTTACTGGTTCAAAGGATATTTCAGTTCGAAATGGTTTGATTATCAACGCTGGTTCTGAGTTTGACTATGACGGAACAACAGTTATCGCAGATACTTCGACAACACAGAACTTCGGTATCGGAACAGGCGGTATTGCAGCCGGTACGGTGTCAGGGTTCAACGCTACAGACGTTAAGGTTATTGATAACAGAGCTACACCGAGAACTAACTACCCATTATATCTAGACGGAACGGTAGCACCAGACTACTCGGGAATCCTGTTCTCTGGAACACGCAGAACATCAGCAACAGACAGTGCTTCGTTTGAACGCAGAATGCTTGGTTCAACTATCATTCAGTCAATGCTTATTTTGCCAAGTGGTTTAAGATCAGGTGCAAATGCTTCTACAGGAACGGTTCGCGGTTCTGACGTTAATGGTGCAGCAGGTTCGAGAAGACAAATGGCCCAGGCTTTAACTGCCAGTGTCGCTCGTTGGGACGTTGCAGCTACAGGAGACGCAGAGAGTACAGGTAACGCAGGGTCTAACTTCGCGATTGCAGCTTATGCAGACAATGGAACTAAGATTGCCGATCATCTTACTATCAGAAGAACAGATGGTCGATTAACTGCTAACGGAGCTATCCAATACAAGAGTTATACAACGGCGACTAGACCCACACCAGCCAGTGTAGGAACAGGATCATGTATTTTCGATACTACTTTGGGTAAGCCGGTATGGTCTGACGGAACAAACTGGAAAGACGCAGCGGGAACTACTGTTTAGGACTTTGTACTCTAGTCTGCTTAGTCCTACTAAAGTAGGAATATGATATAATTTTACTATGAGCGAATCTCAAGGTAGACTGTATTACAACTATGCTATTTTTACCGGTCCTATGGGTTCGGATTATGAATACTCTTTGTATCCACCTGAACTTATTCCAAGTTTTTATACTGAACTCTACCTAGATTCGTATTAGAAAAGGAGAAATATTATATGACTTTGGAAAATGTAACACAGCTTCCAGACAATCCGGTTAAGAATAGTCCCGGTCACACAAGCGACCACAAAATTATTCACTCAGCACTAAAAGAAGCAAAAGAGAGATTCCAATCAACTTTAAGTCAAGACGACTTACAGCCTGTAAAGCAGACTCAGGCCAGCGCCGCAGCTAACGCAGCACGAATGCTAGCCAAGCTAAACAGAGGAATCGACAACGTATCAGTATTGTATTGTGGAGACAGCACAGGAAATGAGCCACTAGAACATATTTATCTAGAAGCTCAGGCACTTGCGGCTAGGTATCCGAAGTACACAGTAAACTATCGTCTATGGAATGACACAACAAGAGTCTATGACGCGGCGGTAGTGATCCAGACAGGCCAGGGTGCGACTCCACCAGTATTAACGTACTGGAACTGTTCTGTATCAGGGTTTGCAACCTTCCATTTCGTAGGAGAGAGATTCACTCAGGCATTCGAGTCATTGCCCGAAGCACCTGATACAATCTTTATTTCACATAGTCACAACATGCTAGATGTGACTACAGCGAACCTTCGAGCAAGCTTTAGACCTAACGTAATGATTCTGTCGGAAGAACTAAGTCAGATTTTCCCAGATGCGGGCGTTATTCTAATGTCGCAGAACCCTAGTTACACACCAGGACGTGAAACTTGGCAGAACATTAAGGCCACAGAGCTACAGGGGTTAGCAGCACGTCACGGTTACGGCTTTATCGACGTTCACCAAGCTTTCGTAGACACAGGTAATGCTCAGGCGTACACCAAGGTAGATAATATCCACCCGACTACATCGGCAGATGCGCCAGCTCCGAACGGTTCAGCGCTATGGGCAGAAACGGTTATGAAGGCACTTACTTACACAGGTACAGTTTCTTCACCAGCGCAGCGTCCTTCGTATTTCGTAGAACCTGCCAGATCGTTGATTCCTAATACAGAATTCGCGGATTGGACAGACGGTTCACCACCTACAGGCTGGACATTAACAAATGTGACAGCAGAGAAGGATACAACTAACTTCGAAACTGGTACATACGGAATGAAGCTAACTGCTACCGCTACTGGTACATGTTTTGCTCAGTTCTCAGCTACACCGGCTTCACTAGGTATTAAGGGTCTGGTTTCAGGTAAGCTTATTACTGTTGGTGTGAGAATCTTTGTTCCGTCTACTAACACAATTGCAGGTGTAGGTTTATTGGTTAAGGATCAGGGAGGATCGACTACACAGCGACGTGTTGATATTTCATCAGCTACTCGTGGTCGTTTTCACTGGCTATATCTGACTAAGAAAATTGATTCACCTGGTACTCTATTCACATTCCAGATTTCTCCGCAGTGGTCTGGTACAAATGCAGCCACAAATGTTATGACAGTTGATCGTGTACGTGTCGTTGAGGGAGACGTGCCACGTTTCGCATGATTACTACAGAAACAGCTCAAGAGAGATTTGATCGAGATTGGGTTGCGATTAGAGACGATAGAAAGGTCCGTGGCTGGGACCAGCGTCCTTATGATCGTAGAGTTCGCGAGTATGCACCGCATACAGAACCGGATGATGAAGTAATTGAGTCAAACAGTTATACAGAGCTTTATCAAGCGACATACTAATATGCTATTATTGACAGATGAGAAACTTTGATATAAGGGTAAGAGACTACAACCTAACACAATACTGGTCCAGCTTAGTAAGCAGCGGTAACAATGTCACAGGTCAGGTTGCAAACAGTTTGATTGGCGATCTAATATTCACAGCCAATCCGGTAGTCAACAACCGTAATATCACATCTGATAGCCAGAATAGTATTCTGCTAAGCTCGAATGCAGGAATCTTTGCATCGACAACTGGGTTTGAAAACATTCAGTTGTCGATGCTTCTGTATCCTAATGTAAGTGATTTGTGGATTGTGAAGCTTCAACACGCTACGTTGGATATCGGCGTTCGTATTGACGCGGGTGGAGTTATGACTCTCGCCTACCCAGTAGAAGAAGTATTGGTAGAAGAAACGATTACATATGACGAACAGGTTAGTTATTTCTTGTTCTCTGTGATCGGTTCAGCAGCATCAGTCGTTCTAAACGAGAAGACTATCTCAATTGAGGGAGACTTTTTGTCGTTCGACGGTGCGCAACTCGGCGGTGGAACCGGATCAGCTCTGATCGATAAAGTAGCAGTAAGTTTCTCTGGAAATCTCCCATTTGCGAGAGACTACGCCAGAGTATTCAAATCAATCAAACTAGACACAGTTCCTAGACCTTTCGGTGCAGCAAGTTTTGCCTACATAAGCGATACTTTGCGCCCGTACGCTACATACTTAGACGCTACGGATTTTAATTACGACAATGGGTTCTACTACTCACATGCGCGTAATACATTACCCAGTGCTCGAACAGCGATACACAAGCTGGCACCCTTTGATATTGAGTACAGCGTCGATCAGATGGTGACCTGGACACCGCTAGCAGCAGACACATACCTGCCAGATACTATCTCTGAGGTCGTTTTCAGACACTCGGAAGAGTCAGCTTATGATTATTCTGTCGCAGTTCTGTTCACTGACAGCTCAGTAGACCCTTTAATTATGCCTTTGGCAGACTTCGACGTATCAATTTCGGGTGATATTTACCTAGCAGATGACACAGGATCGGGTTATTACGACGTAGAAACAGGCAATACTTCAAGTGCATCTATCGCAATTGCTGGTGAAGTGAGAACTGTAGAGGCTCTGGTTGAGTTTAATTCGACTCCGACAGCATTTGTATCGACAGATATAGTCTCAACGAAGACCTATTATGTCAACGGAGTTGTATGTTCTGACCTATCTGTACTAAAATTAAACCAGGTTTATCACGTAGTAGTAACTTTCAGTGCAGCAGCATCAGTAGCAACGATTTCAGGCGATATCAAGCTAGCTGGTATTGGTGCAGCAAGCATGGCTTACTCAGCTTCGGATGCGTATAATATATTCGGAACCTTCGCTGGTAACACCTTGATTGACGTTTTGGAAGAGATTCCTAGTTTGAAAGACGGAATTCACGCTTACAGTGAAGATAATCTTCCTGGTATTGTATATGACTTGCAATGGAATAGTTAAAATATGTTACAATAAAGGTTATGAATGAAGTAGAACTAGCCCTAAGTGGCACCAAGAACCCGCAATCTAATAAGAAAAAGATGCATGTTGTTGAGCAGGGTAACGTTGGCATGTACGTCTGGATCAGAAAAGGTCAAGATAGTCCACTTGCAAACGAGAATAGAGAGATTCTAAATGTACCTGCCGTTAAGGGTGACCTACGAGCAATTGCAACTATTCAAAAGACAGCGAAGTACCTCGGATATCCCGAAGGTAATGCAGTATGGGTGGAAGCTCACCGATGCTCAGAAGACGAATATGAGGAGCAGCTAGCCGACTTCCAAAATGGCATTTTGCCAATTGGCGGGGCGCGCAGATAATTTATGGAACAATTACCGGACCTACCAACATTGCAGGGTGTATACATGGATTCCCAACAGGGAAGACGTGTCGTAGAGAACCCTACAACAGATATCTTTAGCAAGGAACTATCCCCAGAGGTTGTTCCTGATTCTAAGGTTCTCAAAAAGTTACTAGTTAACGCTGCAAAGACAGCGGGATCAAAGCAGTACGTTCCCGAAGGTCCGATGAGCGTTTATAACGCTGTAGACTGCATTGAGCCTAGTTATAACCTAGACTATCTAGCTCAGCTATACGATATCTCTGACGTACACGCATCAGCAGTGGACGCAAAGATTGATAATATCGTAGGCTTGGGCTATTACTTTGATTACACTCGTAAGGCTGACAAACTTCGTCAGAAGGCAGCTTTAAAGGGTGAAGACAAGCGTGATGCTCTAGAAGAAAAGATGACCGATGCTAAGGACATTCTAGAAAAGATCGCAGACGAATTCAATCAACAGGATGAGTTTGACGAGACACTAGAGAAGTTCCTTAAGGATCGTTTTGCCACAGGTAATGGATATATTGAAGTTGGTCGTACCGTAGAAGGTAAGATCGGCTACGTTGGACATATCCCAGCCAGCACAATTCGTGTACGTCGTTTACGTGACGGATTCGTGCAGTTTATCAACGGCAAGGCTATCTTTTTCCGTAACTTCGGAGACAAGACTACAAAAGATCCTTTCGGTTTGGACAATCGTCCTAACGAAATTATCCACTACAAGAAGTTCAGTCCAACCGACAACTACTATGGTGTTCCTGAAATCGTTTCAGCTCTGAACAGCATCGCCGGAATTAAGTATGCAACAAAGTACAATATCGATTACTTCGAGAACCTAGCGGTTCCTCGATACATTATTGTGACTAAGGGCATGAACGTAGACGCGGCGGCTAAGAAAGACTTGCTACGATTCTTCGAGGTAGAGACAAAGGGCACATGGCACCGATCTATTGTTGTCCCATTGCCCAATGCTAATGCTGAGATTGAATTCGAGCCTGTTGAGACAGGTAAGCAAGACAGCAGCTTCGATGAATATATCAAGCTGAACCAAGGCAATATCTTATTGCGTCACCGAGTACCTGCAAACAGACTGGGTAAGTCTGACGGCACAAGCCTAGCAGCATCACGAGACGCGGATAAGATTTTCAAAGAGTCTGTTTGTCGTCCTGAACAACGTATCATCGAGAAGAAAGTCAATAAGATTTTCTCCGAACTAACTGATATGTTCAACTTTAAGCTAAATGAATACAGTCTGACTGATGAAGATCAGAAGTCTGCAATTTACGAACGCTACCTGCGTTACGGTGTTGCAGTACCCGACGAGATTCGTGAAAAGCTTGGTTGGGGTCCACGTTCTGACGGTAAGGGTGACGAGCCTGTCGATAGTAAGGCGTTGCAGGAATCTCAGCAGGAATCGGCTGAAAGAATGCAGCAAGCTACTTTGGCTAGTGCTGAAAAAGTAGCAAAGTCTAATGCCGCTGCGGCAGCAGCTAGACCTACTGCAACCGGATCGACACCAGCTAAGAAGGCAGCACCAGCTAAGGCACCTGCCAAAAAGGCAAGTCCAGCGGCTACAGCTAGAGCGGAACAGAAGACTAGTACAACTCAGGGCAGAGTTCGAGACCAAAATCGAACAGCAAGCACAAGTCCTGACAAGGCTGGAAGTCCCAACACACGTAACCCAAAGGGCGCGGGGACGAAGGTTAAGTAATGAGCAAAACAGGTAAGGGTTTCTGGGAGTCAATGTTACAACCCATTAACCCTAACCTGTCCATTCTAATAGGACTTCTGAACGTACTATACGGCCTCTGGTTATTCATCCCTGATGAAGACCTGGCAATCTATCAGTACCTCGATTTCTTTATTCCTGGACAGGTATGGGGAGTAATCTTAGTTGGACTTGGTGCATCGATGATGTATATTAATCGTAAATACTCACCAAGAGCACAGGTTAAGCCTATGTATCTTAATGCAATAATCTGGTCGATCATCACTGGATTTACAGCACTGGGAGACGTGACAAACAACATTTGGATTCTTATGTTATTCGTATGTATCTATTCGATTTTTGTTGCTTCTAACTTTTGGGTAAACTGGGAATACGGCAAATGATATGAATTTGCAATTAAAGTTACAATGCTGGTATAATGATAGTTACAATGGATAGAGTTCAAAATGCTTTATGGAATCGTGATGGTAGCAATGTTAACCTTAGTTTCGATATGCAGAAGATTGCAGACGAGAATGAGCGTATTGTTATTGGCTTTGCGACCCTAGATAATCTAGACCTTACAAGCGATATTGTTACGGCTGATGCAAGTTTAAAGGCATTCAGTCGTTTCCGTGGAAATGTTAGATTGCAACATGACAAGTCAAAGCCAGTTGGTAAGGTAATTAGTTTCCAGCCAGCTAGTTATTACGACGAAGCGACGCAAATGGAATACTCAGGTATTCAGGTTGCAGTTCGTGTGTCAGAAGGCGCGGAAGACGTTTGGAAGATGTGTCTTGACGGCACTCTTACAGGATTCTCTATTGGTGGAGCCGTCTTAAAGACCTCCGATCTATATCGTGAAGATATCGGCAAAAGAGTTAAGGTAATTGAAGAGTACGCTCTTCTGGAACTTTCTCTTGTTGATAGTCCAGCCAACCACTTAGCCAATATTCAAATCGTTAAGGCTCTCAGTCTAGATGGTATGGAAAAGGGTTACGATTCTTACAATCTGTTCTGGTGCGGCATCGATCGCGTAGCAACTAGAAGCAAGAATGATTCTCACGTGTGCCCCGATTGCTCAACAGCAATGGCTAACATGGGTTCTATTGAACAGAATGAAGATATTAAAACACAACTAGACAAGGTACTAAAGAGCCTTGATATTGATATGGAAGGAGGTCAGTCAAATATGGCAGACACAACATTAACTATTGAAAAGGGTGAGGACGGTGCAGAGATTGCATCCGTTGACGAAGTTTCGGTAACTGAGGGATCAGTTGCAGCAGCACCAGTCGAAGAAGCACCCGAGGCGACAGAAGAAGCTACCGAAGAAGTAGCAACTGATGAAGTTGCAGAAGGCGAAGGCGAGGATGAAACTCCAGCCGATGCTAATGCAGAAATTAAGGCTTTAATTCAGCAGCTTGCAGAAACAGTTGAGGCATCTACCGGCAAGGTATCAAAGGATGCAACAGAAATTCGCGCAGAGGTTGAAAAGGTAAGTTCTGAACTTACAGGTCGTTTTGAAAAGCTAGAAAAGGAATTGAAGACATTCCAAGATGCTCAGGACGAACTAAAGGAAAAGATTAGCACTACAACTGCTGGCTTAGAAGAGACACGCAAGCGTCTTGACGATGCAGTCGAAGGCACTGCAATGCAGAAGTCAGTAGATGTAGCAACAACAACAAAGACTCCCGAAGCACCAAAGAGTAAATTCCAAGGTCTTTTTTCGGGCGATTACGGACGCGAATAATCCTACCAGAACTTTTGCTAAGTAACAAAACTTTTTACAAAATACACAGAAATGAAAGGAGCTACACATGAGTAACAACGAAATGCTTGAAAAAGTAATCACTACAATGGGGATTGCTGCCGATGGTAACGGATTTTTGTCCGTAGATCAGGCCAAGTCATTCATTGACTTTATTTGGGATGGTCGCGTGTTGTTTAACGACGCACAGAAGATCGTTATGACTGCCCCTGAAAAGGAATGGTATGCGGCTGCTGTAGGTGCACGTATTGTGCGTAAGGCTACAGAAGCAGTTGACACAGGTGAGAACGCAAGTGCGCAGTTCACACGTGTTTCATTGCGTACAACAAAGGTACGTCTTGACTGGGAAATCTCAACCGAGTCACTAGAAGATAACATTGAGGGAAGAGGTCTTGATGACCACTTGGCTCAGCTATTCGGACACCAGTTCGGACAGGATATTGAGGAACTATCTATTCACGGTGATGACACATCATCAGATAAGCTTCTAAAGACATTCGACGGTTGGCACAAGCTTGCTCTCGAAGGTGGACGCGTAGTAACTCACGCAGGCGCAGGTGCTTTGGGTCGTCAGGACTTTAACAAGGCTCTAAAGGAAATGCCACGTAAGTACCTATCTCGTAAGTCAGACTTCAAGTTCTACGGACCTACAAGTCTAGTTAACGATTACCTATTCAGCCAGTCTGAAATCGGTATCGTTCCTAACGAGATTATCGCTAACACACTACGTCAGTCACCTGTAACAAGTGGCGCAGCAGGTTGGTCTACAAACTGGCCGTTCGGCGTGGAGCTAATCGAAGTACCAATGTTCGATGCGCAGTTTAACCAGGTTAACGCTGCAACAGGAACAAGCGGTGCAGATGATACATCGTTCATCGAGCTAACTACTCCAAAGAACCGTATTATCGGTATCCAGCGTGATATCCAGGTTGGCAAGGAATACAAGATCAAGAAGGATGCTATCGAGTACACAATGTACCTACGATTTGCAATCGCTTGGCAGAACTTGGACGCTGTAGTAACAGTGGACAACATTCCAGTTCAGGACTAAGGTCTAAAGGCTACACCCCGGCTCTTAATTGAGCCGGGGTTTTGTCGTAGTTATGATAGAATAGAAACATGAAGAGAATATCCCAATACAGCAAGCCCGAACTAATCGCGTTGTTCGAAAAGTATAACCTAGAGCTTCCTCAAACCAAGCCAGGAAAGCAACCAACCGTTAAAGAAATGGTGGTTCAGCTCGGTGTTTACGAGATTAACGACGAAACCCTTCGTAAGATGGAAGAAAAGCATGACTTCCAGCCTGACGAGAAGACTTATGAAAACATAGCGGCTACCTCACCATCAGGTGACGTGGTGGTAATGATGACTCGCAAGAATCCTAGTTTTAACTTTAAGACGCACAAGTTTACGCAAGAACGTAGGTTTGTGCCTATGAGCGAGGAAGACGCGGAACAGCTTATCTCCATTTGGCCTGGTTTTCATAAAGCCACAAGAGAGGAAATTCAGCGTTATTACCGATGAAAGAAATTTATAGTTCCGAACCAAACAAGGCAAAGCTGATCACAGCTATCCAAGGACAACCGACTACACCACAGAGTAAGTCGGGTTCTATTCGTGTCACAAACGACAAGGTTACATATACCGATTCAACACCGATTGAGTTTATGCAGCTAGACAACGGCGACTTCGAATACATCATTCCACAGGATTTAGTTAACGGTTATCGCTTTGCAGAAGTAACAATCGAATACACGTTGCCTTATTACGGATCGTTTAAGAAGGTTAACACGTATGAAATCACCAGAAGATTGTTTGACTTTGATGAAATCAATGACGTTCTGGGCGAAGACTTAGCGATTGAGTACAACGTATTCACAGAAGCAGAAGTCAATGTCCGTAAGATTATCGAGTCTCACTGCAAGCAGCGTTTCGATAGTTGGATAGGAACTCAGAAAGTCGCGGGTAAGGATAATAATCTTATGCTTCCCGAACATATGGACAGATTAGATGGTGTGACAATCGTTTCAGATATAATTCTCAATGGCCTTAGTTTGCCTATGAGTGGATATGAACTGTCTGAAACAGGATTCCAGATTAACAATGATGCTCGCAATAAGACAATTACGTTTTTGCATCAGAATCCACGCACAACTAATTTTCATATTACAGGTCTATGGGGTTACTCAAGCGTGCCTACAGCCGTGAAGCAAGCAGCATTATTGCTCGCCAAGGGTTTCTTATGTGACGATATTGAATACAGAGCTAGATTTATTCTGGCTATCACTAATGGTGATACTCGTATCCAGTTCAGTCCAGAAGCATATGTAGACAGCACAGGTAATCCAATCGTAGACACTTTGCTAGCACCTTACGTCAGATTCATCTACGGAGCAGTGTAATGGTTTCGTGCCTAGCAGCAGCAGCGTACACGATGAAGGCCGACGTATGGGACCAAGTATTGACGTATGACGAAAATACAAATGAAACTGTACGTAACTGGATATTCGTCAAGACTATTAAGTGTCTGGCGTTTCCTTATGTTGACGGCGGTATTCATGGTGCCGGTACCAAAGAAGACTTTAGAGAGAAGTACGTCAACTCTGATTATGCTCGTCTAAAGTCTATGACTAACCTGACTAAGCGTGCTCGAATCACAAATATTCGAAATGCTCGTACAGGTCAGTTGCTATGGTCGGATGAAGATACAGACAACGATCCGGCGACGGTGTTCAACGTGGATGGTTGTATCCCATTAATCAATCCTATGACCGGCCGCGTTAATGAGTATCTAACAATGTTGTCAAGAGCCGAGGTTTCAGCACCTTGACCACAGTAACGGCAAGCGTTGATACGTATGGTGCAGAAGTTTCAATCGGAACTTTGTACTATGCAATTGAGAAAATCAAAAAGGGTGCTATTAATGACCCTGTACTCGACGCTGCCTTTACTTATCTAGAAGCTGCCTTTCTCGCACACGTGAGGGAAGAAGCATCTGGAAAACGACGTTTGACTCACGTATTCGATTACGGAGTTGACGGGGGTTTGGGAAATCCACTATGGAAGCTTGTTAAGAGTGGCACCAAGGCAAACATTGTTGTGGGCTACACATTCATAGAATCAGATAATCCAGTACCCATTCCAGAAGAGTTGCAGGGCAAAATTACCTCGCAGCACATCTTCCGTGAAAAGGCACAGATTCTAGAATCAGCAGCACCAGTGATCATTGCTCGTAAGAATGCTAAATGGTTGGTCTACATCAATCACCGAGCAGGTGCAGGTTTCGTGGATAACACACCTGGCTTCACAAAAGGCAATACAACATTTCACAAGGGCGCAAGTTACATCGAACGTGCCGGTGGTGGAAAGTTTCAGAACCAGTTCGACAATGAGTTCTTCACTTGGTGGAGTTTGTCAGCCGGTAAAGAAGCTACCTTGGATTTTCTGGCGAATAAGTTAACCCGACAGGTCGCAGTTCAGTCAGCTCGTTTCGCGAGTGCTAAGCGTCGTGTTGCAATTTATCGCGGTAAGGCTGCAAAGCCAGATGCCACACCAGAGGCTAAGGCGAAAGCCGAAGCAATGATCCAAGAGATTACAAAACAATGGAAGGGGACAAGACGTGCCCAATTATAAGCAAATGCCTTTGACAGTGATTAACAAGTACCTTAGCGACACACTATTCGACGCTGGGATTATGTATAAGGAAATCACGATTAACGGTAAGAAGCAACCAACTATTATTCCAGCAGCTCAGACACCAGAGTTAAACGACTCGGGCGCGGTGGGCGATGAAAGACAAACAACCTTTATGGTTTACACGTTGGTATTGGACGAAGACGAACAACAGGATTGGTCGGACTGCGAGAAAATGGAATTCACAATCTACGCACCGACCGTATCTAAGATACTAGAGGTCATCTACTGCTTTAAGGATTCGTTCGGTAGAGGATATTCATCAGCAGATGAAATCAATGACTGGCAGGTATCAAAACTAGCACCAGGCGAAGACATATATTTTGAGTTTCTAGCGACAAGCTGGAAGGTGATTATTGGTCCTAGCGCTACTCGAACAGAGGGCGGTAGGTATGGTGCTGCAATTGAACTCCATTATGAATACACATACCCAGTTACTACTAAGCCTAATGGCTCGGTAGGCAAGAGAGTTTAGTTGAGAATCCTACCACAAAATGATATAATATAACACAGGTAGGATTTAATTCGCAATTAGATATTTTTCACTTTAGAAAGGAGCTAAGAAATCTAATATGGCATACAATGTAAAGAACATTATTTTCGGTGCTGCGGCAATTTACTTTTCCGTAGACAGTTCTGATTCAGCAGCGTGGGCAGGTTCAGTAGACTTGCCAGCATATTCAACAGGTTCAGCAGCAGCAGCACTGGAAGCAGATGCAGCTAGCGGTTCGCCTAAGTGGAAGCACGCAGGCTTTACCTCAGAAGGCGTGGAGGTAGAATACTCACCCGAGTTCACTGACGTAGAAGTTGACCAGTTGCTAGACGCAGCTTTGATCTTCAAGACAAAGCAGTCTGTGACAGTAAAGACAACTCTGTCGGAAGCTACACTTGAGAACTTGCAGTTTGTTTGGGGTCTCCCAGCAAGTTCACTTAAGGTTAGTGGTACAGGGTTCGACGGTACAGCTCTCCCAGCAGGAGACAAGGAAATCGGTATTCACGAAGGTGCACTTGGTGATTACCCAGTTGAACGATCAATGGCATTCGTTGGCGCAGGCCCACGAGTACAGGGTTCAAAGACTGAAAGAGTATATCACTTGCGACGTGTTCTACAGACAGAAGCATCAAGCTTTGGTCTAAAGAGAGCGGAAACAACAATGTTCCCTGTTTCGTTCCGTTGTCTTCCTGACCCTTCTCGCACAGGTTCAGGCTACGGTACAATCAGAGACCGTAAGTACACATAAGGTTTAATAAATCTTATGCAAGCGGGCAACTAGTTTATTCTAGTTGCCCGCTTTGCTATCTCTATGATACTATTTAGTTATGTTTTACAACAGAAAGGTTACACAATAAATGGCAAATAAGAAGTATTACACATCTGAGGTTATTGAATTTCAGAACGGCGATAAGACAGTCGCTAAGCCACTCACACTCAAGAAGCTAAAGGCTTTCTCTGAGGTTTGGTCAGATTACAACGACGGCTTGCAGGCCGTATCAGCCTTTATGCGCAAGCTCGAAGAAGATGCTCTCGCAAAGGACAAGAAGCTAACCAAGGAAACGGTTGATATCGAAGCTTTGTTCGAACTAGCTAAGGCTAGTGGTGAAGTTCCAGAAGAACTTGAGAACTCACCTAGTTACATCGACACTTTGGCTGCAACAAGTTTGATTGCACTTTCTAAGTGGGGCGTAACAAATGACAAGGAAAAGCCTGTCAACGTAGATTTGGAATACATCGAGGAAGAACTTGACGTAGCAACACTAAGTAGAATTAATGAAATCGCTGGATCAATGCAGCTCGGAGATATCTCCGATGATGTTGAGGGAAAAGCAAGCTAGGAATAGGTCTTGACGACTTAGAGTTAATCAGACTTGAAGAATATGTTTTCACCCTGGGAATCTGGAAATCGATGGATGAACTGGAAGAAAACTTAAATATGGAAGAGCTTCACAGACACTTTATAACTCTAAGACGACAAGAGCACGAACAACGAACATTCATGGCGGCTATGAAGGGCGTAGAAATGAAACCCTTTGAAGACCCGGATATGGAAGATGTTGTTAGTGCAGAGCAAGTTAAGGAAAATGCTATGAGACGTAGAGCTGAGTTTCTTGGTATTAAGCCTGATGATGACACCGATAATGAGTTCGGTTACGAAATGGAATAAGAATGGAGGAGTTTTAAATAGCTAACGCACGATCTACAGTAACTATTGGTTTTCAGACCACTGGTGCCAATACAGCCATGCAACAAATGGCGAAGCTAAGAGCACAGCTTGCTTCGCTTAATACTGCTATGGCGTCACGTACTCAATTGCCCGTTGTAATGAACGGTCCTTTGAGAGATATGGATCAACTCACTAAGAGAATCCAGCAAGGTAAAATCTCATCGAAGGAGTTCAACGATACTCTGTTTAAGCGTAACAAGCTTATGGAGTACCAGAACCGTCTTCAGAAGGCGAACCTTGCAAACGCTAGGCAAATTGGTACATCTGGTAGATTCGCGGGTCAGCTAAATATTCCTCAGCTTAACGCCCAATCTGCTGCTATGAAGAGAACGGCAGCAGATTGGGCTACCATGTCGGCGGCAGCTAAGTCGTATGGTCGCTCGGTGCAAGACGCCGGTAAGAACATGGCCTTTATGGGTCGTCAGTCGTTGCTATCAATTACAGCTCCCATTGTAGCTATCGGCGCGGCAACTGCTATGGCCTTTTATGATGTTGACAAGGGTCTAACAAACATCGTTAAGGTTTACGGTGACAGCCGAGATAAGATTCAGGCATCAGCGAATGATATTCGTGATGCAAGTATGTCCTTGGCTAAAGACCTGGTAAATGGTCTAGGTACATCTGTTAACGATACTTTGAAGTTGGCAGGCGCTTTCGCAGCTTTGGGTGAGTCTGGTACAAACCTAGACAACATGACAACTCAGGCAGCAAGACTTATGCGCCTTGGTGACGTAACTACTGAATCAGCTACAAAGATGATCAGTACACTTCGTACAGTTTTCAGTCTCTCAGGCAGCGGCCTGTCAGAGGCTATTAACTATGCCAACGAAATGGAAAACAGTACAACTCTTACAATGCAAGATTTCTCGGATGCATTGCCTAAGATTGGTCCTATTGTTAAGGCATGGAACGGTGACATTAAAGACGCCGGTACAATTCTAGAAGCTTTTACACGTTCTGGTATTAATGCTGTCGAAGGTGCTAACGCACTTAAGTCAGGTTTCGCTAAGCTATCTCGTACAACACCACAGCTTCGTAACATGTTTGACGAAATGACTGGTGGTAAAGACCTAGATGCAATTGTTAAGCAGTATCAGGGTGACGTACCGAAGATTCTAGCTGAAATTGGTAAAATCCAGGATGCACAGAACTGGGACCGCTACAAGCGTGGTAAGTTTGCTTCTCAGCTATGGGGCGCACAACAGCTTGCTCGTGGTATGGCACTTACAGAAAACCTAGCAAATCCGGGTGCCCAGAGAGCACAGGATATCGCTGCCAAGAGTAGAGAAGAACTTGCTGCCATTGCTCAGCGAGAAATCGACGCTATTATGAACAGCGCAAGTGCTAAGTTTGACGTAGCCTTGCAGAACATGAAGCTATTCGCCGCACAGATCGGTGAAAAGGTTCTACCGCTTATTACTAGCATGATTCAGGGATTTATGAAGGTCGGTGAATTTATTCACAAGGCTTATCAGAACTTCCGTGAGTTCACAGGACCAATCGGTGACCTTCTCGCATTCGTTGGTAAGCTAACTGCTGGACTTCTAGTAATGATGGGTCCAATTATGCTTATGATCGCCGCTGCTAAGATGATTAAGGGTACTCTGATTCGAGGTTGGGGCGCTGTAGTTGGCGATAGAATGACTAAGCGTGCTGGTGGTAATGCAAGTACATTTAGTACCGCAGAACAAAAGGCAAGTCAATTAAGTTCAACTAAGATTACTCAGGCTCATCAGGCTCAGAATCGTTCATACGCTAGCTTGCAGAGTGCTGTAAACAGACTTACATCTACATACAATGCACAGGCGACTGCTGCTCAGAGAGCTGCAACGTCTAACTTGGCAGCTTCTAATACAAATGCCGCCGCTGCACAAAGATTAAATGCAATTACTGCACAGGGTGCACAGCAAAGAGCACAAGCTGCTCAGGCTGCTGTATTGGCGACAAAGCAAACAACTAGTGCAACCAGAGCACAGACAAGAGCTATCTCGGGTCAGACTTTGGCGGTAAGCAGTAATAACGCTGCCACACGTAGTAGTTTCACTTTGCGTCAACAAGCTATGCGTACCGATGCTAATACAGGCATGAATACTTCTCCTCCAAAGAACACTTTGTTAAGTTCTAATGGTGGACGATGGGAACAGAACACACGTTCTGGCGATATCGCACGTCTAAACAGCGATGGTTCTCGTAGCCCGGTAAGTGCTGCAAGTCAGGCTAGAATTCGTCAGGAATTCGCTAATCAGAGACTAGCTCAGCTAAACTCAGTAACTCAAGCTGCTGGGTTGAATGCGCGTGCCGCAAATGCACAATCAAGTGCAGTTGGTTCTAGCGCTCTAAATGCTAATACTAGCGCTACTGCTAGTCGTGTCGCTGCTGCAACTAGCACTTCTGCTGCTGCACTTGCGCCGGTAAACCCACTGATCCGTCAGGCTACAATCTCTCAGCGTGCCTTTACTGCTGCTTCTAACCAAACAGCACAGTCACTAGCAAGAGGCGTAGCGGGTAGTTACAGCTCCATTGTTGCTCGTCAGCAAAATGTAGTTGGATTGCAGAATAGAATTAATGCTGCTGTGTCTAAGGGTAATGCTGCAACTCGTTTGCAGGCTCTAACTGCTGCTCAGTCAGCACAGATGCAGAACAATACTTTGCTAGCGCAGAACGCTGGACGTAATGCAATGAATTCAATGTTTGTTTCTCAGGGTCGTCAATTGACTCCACAGCAACAGCGTAAGAATGCAATGCAGGCTAGAATGCAAAACTTAATGGCAACTCAGGGCAATCGCGCTGGTGCACCATCAAGTTTGATTGGTACTCAGGCTCCCGCTAATACTGCTGCAATGGCTCGTAACATGACTGTTACAGCCGATAGAGCAGGCGATGTTGGTCAAAAGCTAGGTGGCGCTCTAGTAGTAACAGGTCTGCTAGGTTCTATGTTCGCTAAGAATAACCAGGCTTTGCAGAATACTCTAGCAACTGTAAGTACAATTGGTATGAGTTTGATGTTGCTTGCGGCTGCTGCACCTGGCTTGTTAGCTAAAATCGGAACTGCGTTTACTACTCAGTTCGGCAAGATGACTAAATCTGTCGGCGGTGGAACAGGAAAGATGACTGGCATGTTTAAGAGCATGGGCGCTGGCTTGATAAAGGCTTTGCCTTGGGCTGCCGTTGCCGCTGCTGGTGTAGCTGCTGCTTATGTTATCTATCGTGCCTTTACAGCTAATTCACGTAAGCTTACAGAAGAAAACGATAAAATCACTAAGTCAATCGAAGGTTGGCAGAAGCTTCTAGACTTGGCTCCTACTGCTTTCGGTCAGATTGAAGGTAAGAATGGTGATGTTATTGATACTGCTACAAGCCTTATTGATGCCGCTAAGAAGGATGATAAGCTAGGTGCAGTTATTGACAAGCTTGCTCGTAATAGTGCAGACACACAGGAACTAAAGAATATCCTAGAACGCGAAGCCGTAAAGATGGGCGCTCGTGGTGCTGACAGCGCGACAATTGAAAAGGGTCTTAACACAGTTATGGCCGCTGCGAACTTGCCGCCACAGGTTATTGATGAACTAAAGATTCAGTTTAAGAATGTTACTGTGACTGGTATCAACGGTGCCAGCTTGTCAGATGGTGTTAAGTCTCAGCTAGACGATGTTCTAGGTAGTCGTGATGGAAACACAGCATCAGGCGTTCAGCAGACATTTAATGGCGCAAGTCCTACCGATTTGTCTCAGCTTGCGAAGGCTCGTATTAATGACTTGATGGAACAGCTAGATAATGAAGCTGCAACTCAAGACCCTAAGGTTCGAGCAGACGTATTTAATGCCTGGACAAAGGGACTTGAAGCTCAACTAGATAAGAGTCTAGCAGGTCTAAGTGAAGATGCTCGAAAGAAGATTGATTCACTTGGTGGAGTTGTTAAGCTAGATTGGGGAGACCTAGTTGATATGGAGGGCGACGGTTTAATTACTGACGCTCAGCGCGATGACTTGATGTATCAGAAGAAGGTTCTCGAGGATATGATTAGTCGTATCACTGCGGCCGGAAATGCTGATGATAAGGGTACAGCCGCCATGCTTACTGATATTAGCAGTGCAATGATTGTTCGTGCACAGCAAACAGGTACAGTAATTATGTCCATGATGAGTGCTCAAGATAAGTTCCAGATGAAGGTATTCAGCATGGGCGATGCTTGGAAGAACCTTAGTGACGATGAAAAGGGAACTATCATCAATCACTACCGTATGGCTGCGGGTCTAAAGGCTCTGACAGATCAGCAACGTGATGCCGCCATTGCTGCGGGCAACCTTGGTCCAGAGATTTATGACGTTGGTAAGGAAGCTGATATTGCTGCTGCGAAGGTAGCAGAAATGGACGCTGAATTCGGCGAAGGTAGAACTGCTGACTGGAAGATTACTCTAACAGTTGACGGTATGGACTTTGGTAGCGTTGAAGATCAAGTGCAGGATATGAAGGATGCGCGTAAGAAGATCGGTGATCAAATTGCAGAAGATATGCAGGTTGACGCAGAAAACCAACACGCTGCTTCGGAACGTTCTCGCAAGGCTGCACAGCAAGAGGAGACAGACGCACTAAGCGAAGCTCAGAAGTCTGAATCAAAGGCTTTGTCAAAGGCTCAGGATGCTGAAAAGAAGGCATTCGATAAGGGCTGGGATCAGCGTATTGAAAATGAGAACAAGGGTTACGAAGATCGCATTAAGGCGATTGAAGATACTCAGGAAGCGGAAGATGATCTAGAGCGCACACGTAAGCGTAATAGTGATCGCGAATCTCGTCGCCTTAAGTACCTACAGAGCTTGATGCAGGGACAGATCGATTATGCTGCGGCTATGGCTGGCGGTAATCTTGACGAAGCTGCACGTATTAGTCTAAATGCTTCTGAAACTACTCAGAACTACGCACAGGAAACAACTGATGCGGAAGCTGGTTATAAGAAGGAAGACGACGACCGCGCTAGAAGCAAGGTTATCGATCAGATTAAGGAAGAACAAGACGCTCGCATGAAGTCTCTCGAACTACAGAGAGAGGCCGAAAGCGAGGCAATGCAAGAACGTCTTGAAATGCAGACAGAGGAATTGCAGAAGAAGCAAGAAGCTCAGTCTAAGTATCTTTCTCAGAAGCAGGCTAATGAAGATGTTGCCAACGAATTAGCTTATCAGTCAACTCAGCGTAAGCTACAGCGTGAACTTGACGCATTGCGTCAGATCATCCCTGTGACTAATGCCGAGCAAATGGCTCAGGTTAATGCGATGGAAGCTGTATACCAGAAGTACGGTATTAACTTAACTGTAAGTGCCGAGGGTTGGGCTACAACAATTGAAAAGGGTCTAGTTGATCACGTAGATATTGCTCGTCAGAAGACAGCTAACGAAGCTGCTTGGAACGACTTTGGTAACAAGATTGCCAATGCCGCTGCCAACGGTGGATTTGATATGTCCATTGACGACTTTATGAAGTTCATCAGCACAGGTGAGCTACCAGCTAACTACAAGGCTGCGCAGAGTGCTAAGGACAATAACATGTTCGGCGCACGACACGGCGGTGGTCCTATTGGAAACATCGGCGGTGGCTACGATAAGTTTAATAGTCGTGGTGGTCGTTCAATGAGTTCTGGTATTGCACGAGACGAAGCACCAATTCTCGCTCAAAAGGGTGAGTTTATGATGCAGAAGAAGGCCGTAAACACTTACGGTTCTGACGTTATGCACGCTATCAACAATGGTACTTTCAACCCAGGTAATACAGGTGGCGCAGAAGTAACTAACATGAACGCTATCGGTGGTTTCGGTATCGGAAACATTGGTGCCTTTATTGCTGCTGGTATGATGCGTGCAGTTATCAGTCGTGCAGTTGAAGCTACTGGTAATGCTATGATGAATGCAGTTAGCGGCGGTGGAGACATTGGTGCTATCAACATTAGTCAGAAGGCAGGACGCTACGGTAATACTGTACTGAACGAAACTCAGCTAAAGACTGCTGCTCTAATTGCAGAAGCTTCGAGAGAAGTAGGCGCAAGTAAGCGTGATCTAACAATCGCACTTATGACAGCTTTCCAGGAATCAAGTATGGGTACCGCTGGTATGTATACAGAAGTTGACCATGACTCTCTTGGTCCATTCCAGCAGAGAGCTGCTTGGGGTCCACGTGCAGATAGAACAGATATTAAGAAGTCTACAAAGATGTTCTATCATGGTGGTCAGCAAGGTCAGCGAGGTTTGTTCGACTTCCCTAACCGTAACTCAATGAGTCTAGGTCAGGCTGCTCAGGCAGTTCAGGTATCTGGTAACCCAGGTGCTTACGATCAGTGGAGAGACGAAGCCGAAGCTATTATCGCAGCGGGTGTTGGTACTGATATCAGTCGCAAGGACTTGGGCAATAACCTTAAGTTCGGTGGTTGGACAACAAAGGGTATCGATGCTTATGCAGCAAAGTGGGCAAGTAGCGCTGTAGGTTCTGGTGGACCTATGAACGTTCAGCCTGGCGAATACCAGAACCCTGTTCCTGGTTCTCCTGTAACTTCTGGTTATGGTATGCGTTGGGGAGCACTGCACGATGGTATCGACTTCGGTGCACCGATTGGTACTCCGATTTACGCTACTAAGGCAGGTACAGTTACATTTGCTTCTAACTATGACGATGGTGGCTTTGGTTATCACACAGTTGTTGACCACGGTGGCGGTATTACTTCTGGTTATGCCCACCAGTCTCGTCTAGGTGTTTCTGCTGGACAGCAAGTTGCTAAGGGTCAGAACATTGGTTGGGTTGGTAATACAGGTCAGTCAACTGGTCCCCACCTTCACTTCCAGCTAGGTAGGGGTTCAAGTGGTGGTAAGTATTCTTACTCAACCGACCCTGCACAGTTTGGTATTCCAGGTTTGCGCGTGGGTGGCATTGTAGGTTATGATAATACTATTGCCAACTTGCACAAGGATGAGGCTGTATTGACAGCGCCTTTGAGCAAGAGTCTACAAAATGGTATTAATAACCTAGAAGCCGGTAACACAGGAGAGATTAGTCTAAATCTTACTGTAGAAGGTTCTGTGTATGGTGTAGATCACCTGAACGCAATTCTAGAGGGATTCAAGAAGGAGATTAAGCAGGAATTGATTGAAGAGCAGAGAATGAAGCAACGTAGGGTTACTGGTAAGTAATGGTAGCTTACCAGTTCCCCGTAAAGGCGTTGTTAGAGTTTAATGGAAACAAGGTAACGGATCATAACCGAGCACAGATAAGTGTTGGTACTGAGAAGTTTGGTAACGATAATCGTATGGTTAACGCTACCTTACGCCGTTACGTTGTTTCTGAAAAACGAACTTGGTCTGTCGGATGGAACAATCTCTTCGCCAAGTCCGGTGCTGTCGTAGATGGTTACTGGTCTGGCGAGGAAATTCGTTCTTTCTATAAAGCAACACCAGGTGAGTTTACATTAACTTTAAACTATGGCGATGGAACAAAAGAAGATGTTCTCGTTATGTTTACAAGTTGGAGTTACGATGTTTTGAAGAGAACACCAGGACAAACAGGTGACTGGTGGGACGTTAGTTTAGAGATGACAGAGGTATAATGCAGAAGCCACTATTAAATGAATATGTAAATGAGCTGGATTATAACCATGATATTCATGGTACGCCCAAGGTCGTTGCCGAGCTAAACTGGAATCAGACTAAGTTCCTTGCCGATCCCGCAAAGCGTGGTTCTCACGTGCGCGTATTCGACGGAACTGGTATTAATCCTGTTAATGAAACAGGGTTCAATCAGGTATTCCAAGAGTCTCGCTACAAAAAGTCTGTATACAGCAGTACAGTCAACTGGTACGAAGGTTCTAACAAGCCACAGTTAGACTGGGTTGTTCCTCCGCGTATGCCTGGATCGTTCACAAAGTTCGGTGCAGAGCAGACGTTCTATATCGATGTGCAGGAGCCGGGTACCTGGAAGTTCTTTGTGAGTTCTGACGATGGTCACGACTTAACAATTTACAGCCAGACAGACGTACCTACCAAGGTTACGTCGTATTACGGTGGACGCTTTATCTCATTCCCGCCTAACTATACTGAAAGCGGAACATACAACTTCCCGACAGTAGGACGTTACAAGGTAAGAGCACGCGTTTACAACAACGATATTGCGTGGGGTATTTTTATTGGGTATCAGACACCAACAATGATTGCAGCATCCAAGGTGCCAGTTTACTTAACCGATTTGGCTATTAGACCGGACCAGCTAGATGCTCCATTTGCCAACCCAGTAATTCCATACAACCCTTATGCAGCAGACACAAAAGAGTGGAAGGAATGGCGAGAGTTCTACCCGGTAGATTCGATCATTAAGCCGCACAGACCTGAATCTGGAATCAGATACAACGAGCTGGACGGCGATGCTTATTTGATGAGCTACAGTGATTTCATCGTAGAGCCAGGTGGATACAAGCTACCTCACTATTACACTTTAAATAAGAAACAACAGACGTTCGCATACTGGAAGACGGACACCAAGAGCGCAGCAACAGGCAACGCTTCTGGTTACCCAATCAGCAATGCAGATGTTACAATATTCTACAACGAGCCAGTTCCTACAAATAAGATTGTTGTCACCAACAATATAGGACCAGTGCCTACGGTATTTGCGATTACTTATCGTGACGAAGCTGGGGTTTGGCATGACGTAGTTAAGACTACAGACGTTATCGCAGTCAATCAGGAAACTGGTAGACTCGAAATGTATATCAATGAGCTAGGGAACTGGACAGAAGCGCCAGTTATCGATCTAGATTATTCTGTAAATGTAACAGCGTTGCGTTATCGTGTTGAGCGTTTGAATGCCAGAAACTCACGTCTAGAGGTTCTAGAGTTAAGTGCTCGCAAGGAACTAGATATTACAGATCGTATCGTTGACTTTAGTGTTGACAATACGATGGATGAAGCTGATTTCTTACGAATTATCGGCTCAATCAGTAGTAACTCTGGTAGTGTGACAATTAGCAACTGGGACGGAGCGTTCAATCTGGAAGAACTTGCACCTATTACAGATGCAAAAGATAGATTGAATTTGCTTGCAGAACGTCAGGTTAAGTTTACGTTCGATCTGTTGTATGATCTTAAGGAACAGGGAGAGCTAACACCTTATCCTGTTCGTTTGGCGACAATGTACGCTAGTGACTGGTCGAAGGACGGCGAGTTTGATTACTCGGTTAACCTGTTCGACAGCGCTAAATACCTGATGAACGTGCAGTGTCCTGATCTATATGAAAAGGATATGCCAATTCATATTCTGATCGCTCAGATTCTAGACAGCGTGGGATTCAGTCAGTACAGACTTGACAAAGAGGATTACAGCTCAACAAGCCCGGTATTGGATTTCTTCTCGAACAAGCTAGATGCGACGGTATGGGAAGTTTTGCAGGAGCTATGCACCAACACTATGTCTGCCATTTACATGGATGAATACGATGTGTTGCAGCTTATTACTCGTGACAAGATTACCAAGGCAGAAGAACCAGTTTATACCTTGCGTGGACAGACAGATAATGACGGTAAGCTACCGAACATTATTACGTTCGACAAGAACTACGATATGGAAGCTAACAAGGTAAAGATTACTTGGAAGCCGAAAAAGGTAAAGACAAATAAAGACCCGATCTTCCCCGAAGACTTGACAGATATTCTATGGCAGTCTAATGAAACGATTACTTTGCGTGCAACAAGACTTGTTAAGACTCTGGCATATGAGGAAGAAAACGAATTCTGGATCGATGAGAAGGAAGCGGTTGAATGGCCTTACAAGGGTAAAGCCAATATCAATGGTGAAATGGTTGCGTGGGATGGTAAAGAATACTACTTCCGCGTGCGCAAGACACCTATCAATCAGCCTCCGGTTGTCGAATACCAGACACGAGTTGTTCGATCTAAGGAAGAATTAGATCAGTGTATCGCTATGGCTAAGGATAATACTTATCAGTACGTGAATAAGTTCACAGGTAAGATTATGCTACGTCGTGACGAGAAGACTAACGTGCCTACAGGCCGTGCAATTGACCCGAGCAAGTATCGAGTTGCGCACCCTGTTAATCGTCGTCCGGGCTGGATTGACGCTACTACAACAATCGGTCAGCAGGGTATTTTCCCTGGATTCTGGCCGGGTGAGCAGTCAACTAGCTGGTACACACAGACTAATAGCCCTAACCAAACTAGCATCGAAATCAATCGACCTACGAACCGAAGTGACGATTGGTTCAAGAATCAGATTTTGATGCGAAAGTCAGAGCTACCTTTACAGCAATGGGGAGCTAGAATTAAGTTTAAGAATTCTACTACTATTGGTGAGTTGAACTTCATGTTCAATATGGGTCAAAGCTTTGGCAACTCGGAGGTAGTAACTACTGCCATTCCGGCACTGTTCAACCAGTATTACAACGTGACATTCCTCGAGACTCAGAATCTCGTGCGCAATGCTACACACGAAATTGCAGCATGGGTAGTATCACCTGACCCTGTTTACAGAACATGGGACAACGCTATTCGTGGTTCTGCAAGTCGTATGTATAACCGTAACTACTGGGATACATGGGCCGAACGAATGAAGGGTTATCAATTCGAGTTTAAACGTGACACTTGGTATGATATCAAGATTGACCTTACAAGAGGTCGTGGTTATAACGCTAACTCAGATATGCACTTCTTTATCTGGATTAACGGTATGCCTGTCGGTGGCTTTAACGCAGCAGGACCAGCTAATAGACATAAGTGGCTAGCCAGAACTAACTACTGGGCTATTGGTAGTCGTGCAGCATCAAAGGTTGAAGTTGAATCGGCTTACAGTTGGACCGAGTTCGATGTGGACGAAGGTACGTTGCAGACGTACGAAAACTTCCGTTACGATTACACCAACGGAGGTTACTTGTCAACATATCTGGAAGACGGAGTTTTGTACCCAAGCAAGGGTAAGACTGCGCCGTACAGAGACGGAGCTGAGTTCAACGGTGAGTTCTTTTTCGATGACTTCGGAGGAATGGTCCACGAGATTCGTGACTTTGAGGTTAACCTAGATAAGGCACCAGCTATGAGTCAGAACGTTTTGATCAGTAATGAGGGTGTAAGAGAGCTTGATCTAGTTTACAACCCTAACAAGGCTAGATTCAGTCTCGTTAACATTACAAACAAAAACGTAATTGCTCACGGTGAAGATAAACTACCAGGTGGTGATGAATCAGTTAACCACTCAATCGCGGTTTATGGTTATGTTCTGACAGAAGAAGACGAACAGACTATTACGCGAGAGAACCGAGATTCTATCAAGGATCGCGGGGAGGTGAAGCTAGACCTGCAAGCCGATTGGATTAACACCAAGGAACAAGCAGATCAGCTAGCTAAGTGGGTAGTAAAGAACTTTGCAGAACCCAAGGACGTAGTAACAGTAGAAGTCTTTGGCGATGCTTCGTTCTCCATTGGAGATAAGCTTAACGTATTATATGAGAAGGCAGGGATTAACCCAGATTGGCTTTACATTGTTACTAGATGTTCGTATAGCTACTCTGTTGATGGTTTGAAGACAGAACTTGAAATCAGAAGAGTACGCAACAATTACGTGCCTAGCGATGATGAAATGTAATATGGTATGATTATTGGATGGGTAAAGAAAACAGTAAGTATTTCTTCCGACAGGATGAAATTGATACAGAAGTTGGATTAGTTGAAAATGTTCCACCTGATCTAGAATGGGCAGTTAAGGCCAAAAAGGTAGTTGTACCTACTCTTAACACTGTTTATAGATTGGACGGCAGCGAGCCTAATTATGGGGATCAAGTTTTTGTTCCTCAAGAGCCGAAGCCAGAGGTTCCGCGTGTACTTGGTATTAAAAGACAGCAAGTATATCAAGACCCACAGGGGACAAGTCTTGTCTCAGTTACATTCGATGTGTCGAACATCGATAACGTCGAATATGAGATAAGGATTACTCAATGATAACAACTAATGGTCAGAATCAATTACTGAATATTGTCGCGGGAAAATCCTACAAGTTTGCGGACTTGTTCGTGGTTGGTGCTAGTTCGGCAGTTTTGCCGGTATCAGCAACAGCCCTGGATTTTCCCTGGGCAACTACACCAGTCTTAGACGCATTCGTAGATACACAGAATCAACAGGTTTTGTATCACGGAACCCTGCCAGCGAATATCGCCGGGGACATAAACGAGATTGGTCTAATTAGTCTTAACTCAGAGTTCATCAGTACAGGATTACCAACAAGCCTTGTCTACTCATTCGAGTCAGGCGAGCAATGGTTCAGTGATGGTGAGTTCGAAGTAACCAATGAGTCAAGTATCGGAGCTAACAGCTACGTACTGAACAATGTGGTTGCAGATCAGTATCTAGCAAAGCTAGTGAGCGCAGTGAATATCAGTCGATACGATACAGTTAAGTTACGTATCAAGAGCACAGCAGTTACTCAGATCAAGCTTGTTATGAAGACTGATGAAGCAAATTACGCATGGAAAAATATTAATCTAACTAATGGTGCAAACGATATCAAGACTACAATGGATACGTTTACCAAGGTTGGCACTTTCGATGCGAAGAACATTCAGGAGATAAGAATCGTTATCAATACAGTTTCAAACGCAACAAATTCAATTGACTTTGATGCCCTTACGTTAAGCAGTGATCTTAACGGAGGGTTAGTTGCACGTACCGTTTTGAGCGTTGCGAAGTTTAAGCGTCTCGGCGCTAGTATGGAAATAGAATTCGCGGTGGCGCTAAATGGCTGAGATTCAACTACAAGGATTGCAGCCAGGACAGCAGTGCTTCGTTCAGGTTAGAACAAAGGCCAAGGGCGATCCTAACAAGGTTTCCGAATGGAGTAGCGTATTCCGTTTCAATGTAACAAATGACTTGATTGCACCTAAGCCAGTAACAAACTTGACACTGGTGTCAGAGGGCAGCGCGTTTATTGCTAAATGGAATGCACCAACTCAGAACGCGAACGGAACAAACTGTACTGACCTAGACGGTTACTACTTGGTGTTCAAGAACACAGATAACTTAAGCGAGGTTACCCGAGAGGTATACTCGTCTGCACGCAGCTTTACACTGGACTTTGAAACTAACAAAGAAATGTTCGGTACAGCGCGAGGTAACCTGACAGTAGAAGTAAAAGCAGTTGACCGAGTAGGTAACAGAAGTACAGCAACAACAGCTTCGGCAAGCAACCCACGACCAGCAGACGTAACAGGCTTGGTTGTAACTGCGGCTATCGAGGCAGTTGCTATGAGCTGGGACAAGAACACAACTGATATTGACTTGGTTGGTTATGAAGTTCACTCGTCTACTTTGAGCGCTGGGTTTACTCCCGGTCCTTCAACTTTGCGTTGGTCTGGTACAGGCACAGGTTATACTCTGCCTACAAGTAACCCAGTTCCGCATCACGTTAAGGTTTTCGCGGTTGATATCTTCGGTCTGACTTCTCAGAACGCAGCGTACGGCGTAGCGACACCTAGAACAACTACAAGCACAGACGGCACACCGCCAGGGGCACCGACAGCAGTTACAATTACTAGCGCAGCAGACGGTAAGAATGCAGCGATCAAATTGGGCTGGACTCCTCCGATTGATGCTGACTTAGATCACTACGATATTCGTTATTCACTTGACAACGTAGACTGGTCTTACTTAACTGTGCCAGCAGGAACTAATGAAGCACGCTTGCCTAGCTTGCTTGCCAATACACCTTATTATGTTGGAATCCGAGCAGTAGACTTTTCTGCGAACAGATCGGGGTGGACAAATGCTCCAACCTACCCATTTACGACTGTTCCTGATACAACTCCTATTCCTACACCAGCCGCTCCGGTTGCTATGTCAGGTGTATCTAAGGTTCTCGTTGCTCACACGCTAGAGGATTCAACTGGTACGTTTATGACAGGTCTGGATCGTCTTGAAATTCACATGCAGAATGATGACAGTACGCCAGCACCAGGTCCGTTCTCACGTCTAGCTGAAATCACAGTAGTAGGCGCGACGTTTGGTGTTTCTACTTTGGTCAGTCTTGTAACAGAGCCAGATACAGATTATTACTGGTACGTTGTTGCAGTCGGTGAAAACGGTATGAGGTCCGCAGCTTCGGCAATAACTCTGGCTACACCAGGGTTGATTGAGGGTGCTTATATTGCTGACGCTACTATTGACGATGCTAAGATCAATAACCTAAGCGCGAACAAGCTACAGGCAAACACAGCTTTCATCAACGATTTGTTTATTCGCAGCAAGCTAACTATTGACGACGTAACTGGTCAGATTGTGTCTAGCGATTACAATGCTGGAACGGTAACAGGTTGGAAGATTGACAAGAGCGGTATTATCGTGAATGACGGTAGTATCAAGGCTAAGGCTCTCGAGATTCAGTCAAGTCCTAATATCTGTCCTCCACAGTATTCAGGCTTCGAGTTCAATAAGCAGATGTACTCTGACAGTTCGGATAATGCAAATACGACGTACATAACAACCAGCAGCGCTTTAATGAAGCTGACTATGGGGCTGGATACTAAGTACGGCAATCAGGCTTTGCTTGTGACTGACTCAGGTACAGCAGCGAACAGCACTCTAGACCTTGCGCCTTCGGGCGGGTGGACTGTAGATGTTGACGCATTACAGACTTACATTATCAGTGCCTACATTAAGAATACTAGCGCTACAAGTCGTACTAATCGTTTGCAGGTAACTACAAACGGTGGTCAGACTTTCCAGGCGACTGTAACAGGCACAAGCGGTAATGGTTATCAGCGTGTGTCAGTGGTTGCAGCTCTGAATAATACTTCGACTAAGCTAAAGGTTTCTATCGTCAAGGTAGATGCAGCAGCAACAGAATACTTGCTAGATGGTGTTCAGATTGAACGTAAGATTGGTGCATTAAACACACCAAGTAACTACAACCCTCCCGGTTTGACAAGTCTTAACGGTGAAGGTATTGTAACCGGATCAATCAGAAGCTCTGCGCCTGCAATTGGTATCCCAGGACAGCCAGCTTGGTCTCTGAACACTCAGGGAAACATGCAGGTGGGCGATGCTCTAGTTCGAGGTAACCTTGTCGTAGGTGCTGGTGCAGACACTACAAACAGTATGGTAAAGTCATCCAATTACAATGTTGGTTCAGCAGGTTGGATGATCAACGGTGCTGGTGACGTAGAGTTTAATTCAGGTATCTTCCGAGGTACTTTGGGTGCAGGCACAGTTACTACTAACAGCTTGGCAGCAGGTTTGGTTCTATCCGATAGAATCGTGGCCGGTGTAGCCAATGGTGCTCGTGTAGAAATGATGGGCGGTACTGGTGCTAATGCCGGTCTCGTTGCTTACAGTGCTGCAACTACTAAGAGTATGCAGATTAATACTAGTGGTGTGTTTACTTCGTATAACACCGCTGGACAAAGAACAATCGAAATGGATGCCGCTGGTAACTTTAGAACATACAACCCAGCGAGTCAGACTGCCGTGTTCACACTGTCCAACACTGGTTCTATTGCCATTGCCAACAGTGGTGGTGATACCTTTACTGCTTCGGCAGCAGGTGACATTGTTGTTCGTGGTACTATTAAGACTGCTAACTCAGGTGCTCGTATTGAGATTCAGCCTGCCGTTGGTATTACTTTTTACGCAGCAACAACAAGCACTAGTCCTCGAAACTATACTAGATGGATTCACTCAACCTTTACCGACTTAGACAGCGTGTCAAAGGCTGGATTCACAATTAACTCACCTAGTATTCAGGCTTTGAGATTCTACAATGGCGACACTCGTCAGTTCTATAGTAGAATGACAATGGCTTCGAGTTCTACTGAAATGTGGGCTTTCCGCGTTTTGGAAGAATCGAACAACCGAGAACATTCTCGTATGATGATTCGTGCGAAGGATATCGAAATTGTCGGCGGTCCTACAACTAACGCTGAGTCAACTGACGCTGCATACGTACAAAACAACTGGGCACCTATGCTTTATATGCCTTGGGGTGGGCACGCAGGTGGCGGTACACCAGGTAGACCGATTATTATGCTTTCTCACTTGAGAAACGATCCTGCCAGTGCGCCTTTGCACCGTTCAGGTTTTCAGGCATCGGTTGATCCTAATATTACTGCTGTCATCTACTCAAACAACGGTTTGATTTTGCGTGACTTTACAAATAGTTATTACACAACATTCACCGCTGGTGATATCAATGGTGGTATTATTAAGTACAACCAGCTAGTGCAGAACACTTCTGGTGTGCAATTTAAGGAAAACTTTGAGAAGCTTCCAGAAATGGGATTGGACGTATTGAGAAATGCGCCTATCTCTCGCTGGAACTACAAGGATAAGCCAGATGAAGCACGTATCGGTCCAATTGCGACCGACTTGCCAGACTGGTTAACTGTTGCTTCTACTCAGTTGCATGAGGAAGAGGAAGACGCCGGGGACTACACAAAGACCAAGGTGCTAGCAACAAAGCAAGCAAACTCTAGTTATGAACTTACCTCCATTATCGGTGTAATGTGGCAAGCAATTAGAGAGCTAGACGAAGAGTTGGATGCTTACCGAACAGAACTCGGTCGTGAGCTACCTAAGAGACGACACACTCATAAGGCAGCAAAGGCTAAGGAGACTTGGGTTGAGAATATCGCAGAGCAGACAAACAAAATAGACACCGAAGAAAGTAAATGATAGGATAAGTATATGGAAATTGACGCACAGAAAGTAATAGATAGACTCCGCAATAAGCTGTCCGAGAAGGACTGGGAGATTGTCTTACTAGAAACACAGATCGTAGACTTGCATGAAAAGTTAAATAAGCTCGAACCCAAGGACGGGCCGCAAGAGGGTGCAGAAATTGAAGTATCCTAACGGCATCCTTGTAGAAAAGGGCGGTTGGGTGTATCGCGTTGCCAATGATACACTGATCCCGCTCAGCAGTTGGCGTGCAGTCGAGTCCTGGCAGCAGCCTATTTTGGTGGGGGAAGAAGACTTGCTAGACGGTTATACTGTCTCTAGTGCCAAGCTTGGCTTTCGACCTGCATCAGTGGTAGAGTCCTTTACCACAGGTAAGAAATATTTTATCGAAGGAACGGTCAAGAGACTTATCTCGAATCCGGACTTTTGGGAACTTGGTTTCAACGAATGGGAAAACTTGATTTGCTCAGACGACGAAATTAATTTCCACGCAGACGGTGAACCACTTGTCTAGTGCAAACTTTAAACGAATTACCTTTGGCACTGGACCGCTTAGCGCAGAAAAGCTAAACGCCCTACAAGGCAACACTGAATATCTGTTTGATCGAATGCTACGTGGATACGTTGCAACAGACGGTTTGAACCGAGACACTAATATCCGAATTCAGGGTTTTATCTGTCAGGCAACAACCAGTTTGAATAATGTGTCTCGTTATAGTAACGTCTACTGGCCTAAGCCTTTCGCTGCGGGTTGTAGACCGATTATGACCTATGGACATTTCTTCACAGAAGCGTTGATTCATAGCGTAGGGTTCAGACACATTGCTGGTGGAGTTTTCCCCGACAATGCTGGATTTAGAATTGAAGTGTTCGCACCTACTACAGAGTATGGTGACGAATGGCGCGGTACTCACTGGTACTCAGTTATGGGTCTCGGTTGGTAATTATTGAAAGAACATAGATGACTAATGATTTAAAATGGATGCTTTCTAGTGATCAGCATATTCCTTACCACGATCCACGCAGGTTGGATTTATGGTTCCAGGTTATGCGTTGGTATCGCCCAGATGTAGTAGACTACTTGGGCGATACCTCAGATCAGGACTGTTTCAGTAAGTACAGTATAGGAACTTCAAATGAGTTTCTTAACCAAGTTGCTAAGCCAGTCAGTGAAAGCATCAAACCTTTTATCTTTGAGCAAGAGCGACCCGTTGGCGAGTTCTATGCACAAACCAGAAAGATGCGTCCAAAGGCAGATATCTTTGTCGCTCTAGGCAACCACGATGTACGTATTTTCGATTACGTAGACCGAAAATTGCCGGAAGACAGAGAAGCGATGACCCCGGAAGCATTATGGGGACTGGACAAACTAGGGATAGGTTATATCCATTATGGCGATATGCCTAAACACCGATATGGTGACATTCACGTTCATCACGGCGTAGCAGTATCTCAGTATGCAGGCGAGTCAGTTCGCAAGGATATTGAGAATTTTGGCGTCTCGATTATTCGTGGGCACAGTCACCGAGCAGGCAGTTTCTTCAAGACATATGAATTAAGAAACAATGGTCAGGGTGAGACTTTGCGAGGCTGGGAAATTGGTCACATGACTGATACCAAGTCCACCGGAATGTCATACACCAACGTACGAAACTGGCAAGCTGGTTTCATGGTTGGCGTAATCGAAGACGGAGTGTGGCCTCACTTACAGTTTATTCAAATTTCAGATGACTACACCTGTTACGTGCATGGGAAAAAGTTTAGTGCATGATTCGAGACGATTGCGAGATATACGTAATCGGCAAGGGCTTCGTCAAGCCAGATGAGTTGACTTGCGGAAATCAAGTCCACACGCTTGACGGACTTGCGCCGACTGTGACGGAAGTGCAGAATGTGACTTCTGACTGGGTTACGGGTAGAATCAATTCTATCGACTCGGGTGCACACAACGTGGACTTGACAGATGACGCAAGATCGCTATACTACTCTGACCGTCATGGATTAAAGTTTATCAGTTGGGGTGAGATTTATAAGCACACTGCTGACAAGCGTTACATGCCGACCAAGTATCAACCTGTGTTAAGCTATCCTGACTTGCAGACACCGCCAGTGCACAAGGATAGTGAGTTAGAACAAATAGCTAGAATGATAGCAGTACATGAGTACGACCGAGAATTATTTCGGTCTATCGCGGATAGTGCAACCAGTTTGGATGCTCTGATGCTTATTGATATGCTCGAATTCTGGTGCAGCGTGACTCCTGGCAAGGGATGGTTTGAGAGGGTTTCCGTCAAGTCACGCTCACACTTAATCAAGGATCGCTACTTTCTGGACGAACTTTGTAGACTTGCCGTATTGGCGGGGTATACAGCGGCAGTAACCGACTATATACCTTACCAATGGATGCTAAAGGTAAGCTATGAATCTATGCCCATTCCAGGGAGTAGACCCAAGAACCAGAAATATTATAAGATATTTCATACTGGATTGATGTATAATATAGATGCAGGCAATAAGCCGATATTAGGCCGAAGCAAAGGTAGGTGTTTTTATTTGCCTACCGCATCTATATTGAATCAGAAAGGGATGAAATGAGTGGCATTTACAGTTAAGGGTAAGAGCTATAATGTAGCCAATATCAGAAAGTCTATTGTAGCCTTTCTAGGTACTTTGATTACGTTTATTGGTTCGTTTGCACTATTGGTAAACGATGTACTACCAGCAGAATGGGTCGCTGGTGTCGGTATCGCAGGCGCGGTACTTACTGGCGTGGTAGCATTCCTGATTAAGAATGCAGCACTTATCGATGGTATCGATGGTGTTGATCCCGAAGACACACCGTTGTTTTAGTTAACGACTTAGTGTATACTCAGAAACGCATCCCTTCGGGGGTGCGTTTTTGCTTAGGGAGAAACAATGAATAACATAATTCCAAACTACTTTTTTATAGACAACAAGCTGCACATGAAAATTAAAGTTGTGCGATCCGATGATGCAGTGGTAGCATTCTGCTACGAAGATGAATCACGTCCTTGGTTAAATAGAACGATGGTTCGTAAGTATTATAAAAAAGCATATACACTTTCTCAGGCAGCAAGGCTTATGAATGTGAAACGAGCTACGCTTGATGAACTGATTAAGAAAAAGCTAGTACCAATGCCGAAGAAAAGCTATGATCTTGCCAATTATCAACCCTTGCGTAGTTATATTAGCGAGCAAGATATGTTAGACTATAGGCAAGCGGCATGGGATCAATTACCCAAAAACCGATTCGGTGAGCCGTACAGAGATACAATGCTCAGCGAAGTTGAGTTAATACATGCAATGTCTAAGAATGACGATAGAGATTTCGTTATCGAAGGTGATGATGTAATAAAGATATTTAAGAGTAGTTGAGGCTATGCAGTATAAGAAATTTGATACCAGGATTAAGAATCAAGACGATATCGAGATTACCGATATCCTGGTTCATGCTGTCCAGATTCTAGATCACGCAGCAAATATCGCAATAGAGAAGCAAGACACACGTGATCTAATTAAAATCTACGACAACATGTTAGCAGCGAGCGATAGGTTAACGTCTATCGCATTGCATTTTGCAGAACAGGAGGACGAAAATGAGCGAACTACAGAATCAGAGTCAAACGACTTCGGATTCAAATACACTGAATCAGCTACCAAGGGTTTCCCTGACAGTGAAGAAGACGGTGGAGCATAAGAATGGCTGGCTAAGTCTCGAAGTTGGATTGTCGGAAGACGTACAGCCTAATGGTAAGAAGTCAGAAAAGCTAAACGAATTAGCTATGCAGGCGAACGCTTGGCTTACGACACAATTTAAAGAAGCCGGGGTTCTAGATTGAGCGTCAGTATGAAGCAAGTCAAAGTGGTAATGGATTACTTTCAAGAGATTCAACGAGAGTATAACTACCGTGAGACTGGTAACTTGCTTATGTTGCAGTGGGATTTTCGCATGATTTGCGAACAGATTCCCAACGGTGAAGAGCTGAGATTGCTTATTCAATACTTCTGCTATTTGTCTGATGACAAGTCGATGGAATGCTTCAAATACGAATATGCGGATATGCGCGAAAGTATGCACCAGAAGATTCGTGAAATGAATGAGCTTGAGGCTTTGCAGAAAGAAACCGTGAAAGGTATGAAAAAGGTTTGAACCACGAGTCACGAGTGCTTAGTGCACTCTTAATTAATCAGGATATGGTGTCAGTAATGGCAGACAATCTGGGAAACTTGATTGTCACTCATGCCGATATCTGGCAGTTTATCTATAGATATTACCAAAAGAATAAGTCAGTACCTCCCGTATCGATCGTTAAGGAAAAGTTCGAGGATTTCGAATTTAATCCTGACCTCGAAGGTGCTACCAAGCACTATGTTGAAACCTTGCGTGAAGCACGAGCTAAGGCCGATCTAGAGCGCTTGGCGACGGGTGCCCTAAAGGCAATGGAATCGGGCGAGGCTTCTATGGAGCAGATTCTCTCCCATTTCAGTAAGCGCACAGCAGAGATTCAACGTAATACAGGTACATCGCGTTCAGTTGATGTTAGAGATATTGACGACGCATCCGACCACTACGACGAAGTTCGTAAGCGAGCCGCAGAACACGGTGGTCGTCCTGGCATTATGACCGGGTTTGAATACATGGACGAATACTATCCAACAGGATTCGCACCAGGACACTTTATCGTGTTGCTTGGTTATTCTGGTCTGGGTAAGACTTGGTTCGGTATCAAGCTTATGATTAATGCTTGGTTGCAGGGCTATGCTCCGATGATTATCAATCTAGAAATGTCACCGGAAGAACTACGAGACCGTATTATCTTCCTTATTTCAGAGTACAGTATGGATGATCTTGTTAGAGCCGAAATTGATCCAGATGACTTTAAGCGCTGGGGACAAGAGTTTATGGACGGTAAAGCCGCTTTCCATCTTGTCGGCAACGAAGGCTTTGGTGACTTTACAACTGATATGGTTCAGAGTAAGATCGAGCAGTTCAAGCCTGATATTATTCTAGCTGACTACTTGCAGTTGTTTAGTGACCGTGCACGAAGTCAGAATGAGATTACTAGGGCTAAGTCAACAGCACGTGAGTTTAAGCAACTTGCTATGGCTACACAGATTCCAGTCGTTGTTATTACTGCCGTCACAGGTAAGGATAAGAAAGACCGCGTTAATGTGCCCGACGTATCTCAGGTGGCATGGTCGTCAGAGATTGAGTATGCAGCAAACCTAGCGTTCGCAGTGCATACAGATCGTGATGCAAATCAGAAGGCCAAGACTACACATATCGTTGGACGTAAGAATCGACACGGACCTTTGTTCGCGTTTCAGGTTAAAATGGACCTGGACGTAGGAACAATTATCCAGGTTGATCCTACCGAAGAAGACGGTACAAGTTGGAAGCAATCCGACGACTTTGAATTCCTTAAGGGCGCTAAGCTCGAAAAGGATGCTAATGCATGATAGAATCAGGCTATTCAGCGAAGAAGGCATAATCGCTGATGATAAATACTTCTGGCGTCAGAAAGATAATTTTATCGGACTGCTAGAAGAGAAAATGCGCGCTAGCGGTTATGTCCCGCACCTAGACCTCAGTCCCGAATGGTCAACAAGCCTTCGGGATGATGAGAGCTACGCCTTTAAGATTAGTTGGGGCGGCGTATTTGTAGGAAAGGAAATATCGTTATCAAAAGATCCAACAGCGTACTCGGATGGGAAACTGATTCGCATAAGATGAGTCAGGGTCAAGTTGCACGAATGTTAAACGAACTTGGTTTAACAGTGGAATTTGAAGATGATACTCACCTAATGATCTTTTGTCCGTTTCACGACAACCGACACTCAGCAGCATGTTCGGTTGCCAAGAATACGGGATACTACTTTTGTCACGGTGCAAGTTGTGGTTCCCAAGGTCGTTTCGTACAATTAGTAAGACACGTGCGACCTTGGGACGCAATGCGCGCAATGAGATTTATTGAGAAGCATCAATCAGGCCAATTAAGCGTAGAGAAGATTCTCGAAGATATCTATGCTGACAAGGAAGAAATGCCGGAATTCCCCGAGCATATCTTAAAGGCCATGCAAGAGGCTTACTTGACAAAGCAAGCTCCACAAGACTATATTAGTGGACGCGGGATCAAACCTGGGACTGCAAGATACTTTGGGCTTGGTTACGATGCCTCACTCAATATGGTTGTAGTTCCCATGTATGATACTGACAATAGAAACATTGGCGTTATCGGTAGAACGATTAGCGGTCCAAAGCGTTTCAAGAACTCGAAAAAGCTTCCGAGCAAAAAGAGTTTGTTTAACATTAACAATGCAAAACGAGCGGGTAGTGAAAGTCTGATACTGGTAGAGTCGAGTTTCGATGCTATTAGAATACATCAGTCAGGCTATCCAAACGTCTGCGCCACACTCGGTGGTACATTCTCTCCATTCCATTTGTCACAAGTCAATCGTCACTTTAACCGTTTGGTTCTAATGATCGATGTTGACGAACCTGGAATGAAGTTTGCAGAAAGCATTGCACATAAAGTAAGAGAATCCGGCACATCGGTTTATCGGGGAAGATACTCAGAATCAGAACTGTTTCCCGAAGGTGCTAAAGATGCCTGTGATATGTCAGACGAAGATATAGCATGGTGCATTAGAAATGCTAGTATAATGATCTAGCTTATGATATACTTATATTAAGTCGCTGACAAAAGCGCGAAATATAATAGGAGAAAAAACAAACAAAATGGCAATTTTTAGTAATTTAGCATCACTTAAGACTAAGCAGGAAGCATTCGATAAGCGTCAGGCTGATCGAGATTTACCAAAGGCTACATGGTTTACAATTCCAAAGGATGGAAGCGCACTTAAGATTCGTTTCTTGCAGGAATTGGACGATCAAGCTGAGAACTATGATAAGAAGGCCGGTACCTTTCTAGGTGCAGTTGAGCACCAGGCACCAGGACCAAAGGGATTTTTGTCTAGAGCACTAGACACAACAGAAACCGATCCAGAAGGCAGAGACTTTGCAGTAGAAATGCTTGCGAAGACTGGCGATAACGATTGGCGTGCACGTGAAAACTTTTACATCAATGTTGCAGTAGAACGTGATGGTAAGGTACAGCCCGAGATTATGTCTCGTAATCTTCACTCTACTTTCGTTAAGACACTTGTTCGTAAGTACGAGCGTAGCGGCGGCAAGGGTATTACAGGACGCACTTTCGAAATCTTTAAGCAAGGTTCAGGTCCACAGACACAGTGGATTCTAGAAGACTTGAATGAAGATTTGGATATTACAGGTGTTGAGCCTTGGGACTTGAATACATATGCGATTCGCGAGATTCCATATGACAAGCAAGAGGAATACTACTTGAAGAACTACGAACCTAAGAAGGAAGAGTCTGCCGGTGAAGGCACTCTAGCCGTTTCAGGTTCAAAGGGTTCTGAGGATAGCGGCTCTGGCTCTACAGAATTTAAGTGGTAACACACTAAGCTAACTTAGCAAAAAGTTGACAGGGGTCGGACTAATCATCCGGCCCCTGTTTAAGTTATAAAACAAGTCTGTTCCCACAAGGGACGCGGCAGACAGAGAGATATAAATGGAATACACAGAACTACATTTGCATACTCAGTATTCAATTCTAGATGGACTTTCTACTCCACGTGAATACTGTGAACGAGCCAAGGAACTTGGTATCGAAAATCTAGCTATCACTGATCACAGTACAATGACTGGTCATATTGATATGCTAAAGGCTTGCATCGAGTTCAATATCAAAGCGATATTGGGTGTCGAAGCACACTACTCTGCAAGCACTGATGGTCGTTTCGACCGACGTTCAAAGGCAAAGCGTCAAGAGGGTGAAGATATGTATAATCACCTGATCTTGCTTGCCAAGAACGAAAATGGACTTAAGAATCTGCACAAGATCGAAGAATCTGCCTGGACAGAGGGCTTCTACGGAAAGCCTCGCTGTGACTGGGAATTGCTGGATCAGTTTGGTGATGACCTTATTATCACCAGCGCGTGCGTGTCGGGGTTGATCGCGAGAAACCTAATCAACGACAGAGAAGACGAAGCACTCATGTGGTTGAATAAGTTTAAGGATCGCTTCGGTGAAGACTTTTACGTAGAGATTCAAGAGCACAACGAGCAGATCAGTAAGAACCTGAATCATCGTTTGCTTGATATCGCAGACAATAATAACGTCAAGACGATTATCACTAGTGACTGCCATTTTCACAGTCCAGAAGTACGTTGGATCGAAGAGGCTTTGCTTATTCTGAATACCAACCCAAAAAAGAATCCAGATGCAGACCTAAGCAAGGCACGCAAAATGGACCTAATGGATCGTTTCAATTACCTGTACCCAGAACGTCAGATGACTTTCGAGCACATCGACGTTTACTTACAGTCCGCAGAAACGTTGCACCAAAAGATGCAGAAGCAAGGTATTGATCGTACCGATATCTTCTCGAACACTATGGAGATTGCGAGCAAAATCGGATGACAACTACAATTGTAAAGCAGGCTTATACACTCAAAGAGGGATTGGAAACTCTACCTAAGGGTAAGTTTGGCAAGACCAAAAAGACAGACGAAGAAATCAATATTGCAATCCGTCAACTGTGTGAAGCAGGATTGCGACGTATTGGTAAGTTCAACGACCAGGTTTATCAGGATCGTCTAGACGAAGAGCTTAAGGTTATCATCGGTAAGAACTTTGCCGTGTACTTTATCATCCTGTGGGATATGATGAACTTCTGCCGTCACGAAGGTATTGCTACGGGCGCGGCGCGTGGTAGTGCTGGCGGTAGTCTAGTATCATACTTGCTGGAAATCACAGCTCTCGACCCCATTGAAGATGGTTTGCTATTCTGGCGCTTTCTTGATCCCAGTCGAGAAGAAGCACCTGATATTGATATCGATATCGCTGATAAGGACCGCGCACGCGTTAAGCTTTACTTGGAAGAAGAATATGGTTCTGAGTTTGTTGCCTCGATCAGTACGTTTAACTACTACTCGTTCAAGTCTGCATTCAAGGGCGCTGCACGCGTTCTAGCTCTGCCTTATTCTGATGCCAATGACGCAGTTCGTAACGTAGAGACTTTTGAAGATGCAAAGCTAAGTCCCGCGTTTATTAAGGTAGTCAGGGAAGACCCAGCTATCTACAAGCTGACAAAGGCTCTGGAAGGCCGTATCAGTGGTGTAGGAATGCACGCCGCAGGTGTGGTGATCAGCAACGTTGCGCTGTCTGAAATCACAAGCCTAGAGTCTCGTGGCGCGGCGGGTGAAGAGTTCCGACAGAAGGTTGTCGGACTCGATAAGAAAATGGCAGAGCTGATCGGTCTAGTTAAGATCGACTTGCTAGGACTTAAAGCCCTATCTGTCATTGATGATGCTGAACAACTGATTAAGAAAAACCACGGACGTATCGTTAACTGGAAGAACCTGGAACGTAACGATAAGCTAGTGTTCGATATGCTCAGTCAGGGACATACTCTTGGTATCTTCCAGGCAGAGCAGAGTGCATCAACAAAGCTAATTAAAGATATGGGTATCCATAGCTTCACTGACCTGGTGGCTAGTAACGCACTGGTTCGTTCTGGTGCGTGGAATGCGTTCGGACCTGAGTTCGTTGCACGAAAGAAGGGTCACAAAAAGGCGAAGTCAATTCATCCTGATTGTGATTGGTTCTTGAAGGATACGCAGCAGCTAGCTTTGTACCAGGAACAGACAATGCTTATGTGTACTGAACTTGCTGGTATGTCGATGCAGGACGCTAACGCGGTGCGTAAGCTGACAGCCCGAAAAGAAGATAAGTCTACTCTGGCACCATACAAGGACAAGTTTATTGGTGGTGCATCACTTAAGATTAGTCTTAAGGAAGCAGAGAAGCTTTGGGAGAACATCGAGATTACTTCTGAGTACCAGTTCAATAAGTGCTTGGTTGGCAATACAAAGGTTGAGGTTCGTTATCGTAATGAGTCCGAAGACTGGACTAATGCGTGCATGACAATGGAGCAACTCTATGTAATGTGGAACGAAGGTATTTTCCAGGTTCAGGTTCTCGGACCTGACAAGGTTAATGAGCGTGGTTGTGAAGATGAGCAATGGCACACTATTACTCACGTTACAGACCAGGGTGAAAAGCCTACGGTTCGTATCTGGGTTTCTAGTGGATCATATATTGATTCAACAAACGATCACCGCCACCGTTTGAGTCATAACTGGAAAGAAGCATATCGTATTCACCAGGGTGACCAGATATGGACTCGCGACGGTAAGCAGACAGTTGCAGGCCGTCGTCAGCTCGGGGTTCAGCAGGTGTATGATCTAGGTATTGAGACAGAGCATGAAGCATTTTATGCTAATAACTTTGTCACTCATAACAGTCACTCAGTAGGTTACTCTCGTGTCAGTTATGCTATGGCTTGGTTGAAGTACCATTACCCAGCAGAGTTTATGGTAGCATTGCTTAACAACGAGAAGGATCAGGGTTCGGTATCAGATTACTTGGCAGAATGCAAGCGACTTGGTATCAAGGTGGAGACACCTGACGTTAACTTGTCTGATATGCACTACAGTACGAAGAACAACAAAATTTATATTGGGTTGTCTAGTATCAAGTATATCTCTGACAAGCTGGCAGAACGCATTATCAAGCAGCGTCCGTATAGCAGTTATGCGGATATGCGCGAGCGAATGATGGCTAAGGGTAGTGGATTAAGCAGTCGCGTTATTGCAAGTTTAAATGCGATTGGTGCTTCACGATTCGATGACCATCCGATTGACCCAGAAGAAATTAGAAACAACATGTACGAATACTTAGGTATTCCTAGTTTCGATCAGGGTATGATTAACGCTGATATGCGTACGCGTATGATCCAACTGCCGGATTACGACGAGCGCGGTACACAGATGGTTGCTGCCATTGTAAAGGATATTGTATCTAAGAATGGTTGGACCCGTATTGAGATAATCGACGGTAATGGTTCTGCGTCATTTTTCGCAGAAGCAGATCATGGGTTGATTAAAGGCCATAAGTATATTATGCTTATTGCTAACAACAGTTTGATCGATGCAGTTGACCTTGCGAATTACAATAGTAATCATCCGCTGGTTCGTTACTTGCGTGGACACAATGATACTGATTTCTGGTTGGTTGGTGCTAAGGCACGAGTCACAAAGAACAATAAGCATCTAGCCACAATGGTATACAGTCAGATGGGTAGACTACGTAGCTGCATGGTATTCAGTACAAAGCTAGAATTAGCTCGAACTGTACCACGCGGAAGTAAGATTAGAATTGCTATCGGACAGATGAAAGATGGAACAGAATTTTTGGAGAATATTAAAGTAGATGAACGAGTTTGAAGATGAGTCGTTGGTTCAGGAAACTGATCGCAACGCAGCGTTACTAATGTGTGTAGCTATTTTGGCTTACCAGATTGAATTCGGTGAGCCTGTTAATGTCGATGCGAATATCGTAAACGACATTATCAAGAGCAGCCAGCACACAAATAAGTCAGTACCGAAGATTGAGTTCCTTGGTAATGGCGAAGGCCGCATGACTGTAAAGGTCAGTATGCACGAGCCAGAAGAGTTTGATCTAGGTGATGCAGAATGAGTGTAATGAGTTTGGATGAATACCAGCTTAAGGCATTGAAGACTGCAATCTATCCCGGTTCGGGAGAAGTTCTAGGTTTAGCTTATGTCGGGCTTGGTCTTGGCGAAGCTGGTGAGATTCAGGGTAAGATCAAAAAGATTTTGCGTGACGACAATGGCGTTATTTCTGACGAGAAGAAAGAGGCTATCGCTGCCGAAGCAGGAGACTTGCTTTGGTACATAGCTTTGCTCGCGAAAGAGCTAAACTATACGCTCGAAGAAATTGCTATTGTCAATCTAGTCAAGCTCGATAGCCGAAAAGAACGCGGTGTCTTGGGTGGCAGCGGTGATTATCGTTGAGTAATAAGGATGACTTTCTAGCAAGGCTAAACCCTAAACTGGCAAAAGCCATACAGACAGCCGAAGAAGTAGAAACGATTCGTTATCCACTTGCCAGCATTGGCCTCACTCATGCGCTCGGAGGCGGCATAGGTGCAGGCCGTGTTGGTACCATATTCGGTAACCAGTCAGCAGGTAAGTCGATGCTTACCTTGCAGTCTATCGGTGAGCTACAAAAGGCCGGGTTGGTATGTGCATTCGCAGACGTTGAAGGTACATACGATAAAGAGTTCGGTGCTAAGCTAGGTATTAACAACAGTGAACTGTTTCTTACTCGCAGTAAGTCGTCAGGTCGATTGTCAGATACGATTATCCCTTGGATCGAAGCAGAACTAGATTTACTTATCATTGATAGTATCTCTGATATTCTGCCAGAGAGCTTTGTGGATAAAGACGGTACGATTAAAGACGCGGATGATCGTAAGCAGATTGGTGCACAGGCTAAGGCCATTACCAATATGATTAACGCCATTCACTACTCGAATAAGAAAACCGCAGTATTGCTTTTGAGTCAAACCACAACTAAGATGGAAACTTGGGGAACTGTTCAGGTTCCGCACGGTGGAAACAAGGTTCTGTTCGGCTCAAGTCAGATCGTGAAGTTGCAGTCAAGTAACACATACGATAAGGCTAAAAAGCGATCGATCCCTCAGGGTAATAAGATGGTCGAACAATTAATTGGTCGTCCTGTAGAAGCTAAGGTTGAAAAGAACAAGCTGGGTAACCAGTCAACCACAGCGAAGTACAATATCTATTACGCTGGTGATCACATCGGTATCGACCAGGTAGACGAAATGCTTACTCTGGGCGTTCAGTTTGGTACAGTGAAGCAATCCGGAAGCTGGTTCAGTTATGGTGAGGACGTAAGTGCTCAGGGCCAGGATAAGTTAGCTGCCATTGTCCGTAAGGACCATGATCTTAGACTGCAAATTAAGTCTGATCTAGAGCAAGCTATGAACGAAAAGCCAGCAGAAGCAGAGGCAGAAGAAGAGACGGTGGACCTAATGGAAATCACCATGTCTGACGAACCTTCGCTTAAGTTAGCAACTAAAAAAGAAATGTGATGTATGCCTGATGATAAATCAGAGGCATATGAATTAAGTCGCTTAGGTGCCGTGCCCACTAAAAACAGTGGGCGCGGCGCTTTTAATAAGGGCGATGGAATTCTATATGACTCTAACGATGAAAAGATATTCACAGTAGATGTGAAAGAGTATACAAACTCGTATGCTCTGTCTATCAAGAATATCGCTAAGGTGTCTACGGATGCCGTTAAGAATGGAACAGAGCCTTTACTGCATGTAGTCTTAGGCAGTGAAGAACCTAGACTAAGGTGGGTAGCAATACCCGAGAGTATGTTCCTTCTTTTGTGGGAAGCTTATAACAAATGACAGAAGAGCAAGACATACTACGTGACCTGAATTCGGTTGCAGAGTTTAATGATATCAGCAAGCTACTGAATGACCCGACGATCGATAAAGCATTAACGTACACGATTCAGTTGCTAGCAAAACCCGACGTTCCAGCCAAGGTGGCAGCACCTTTGATCGTTGAGCTAGAGGCAATGGCTTTCAAGTTCAAAATGCAGGGCAAGTCGTACATGATTATCAATAAGTCACAACCGAAGGCAGCAGAGAAGAAAAACATCTATCTGTCTATGTCAGAAGGCTTGCAGAGACTAGCCGATAGCCTGAAATACTTAGTACGTACTTTCTAGTTATACAATTGTGATATAATGGAAAGAAACAGAAAAGGAAGTATTTCAATTGACAGAGTTAAATGATGTACTGTGGGTAAAAACTACAGATGAAATTAAAGAGATAGTAGAAGGAATTAAAGGGTCTTTCGTAGAAAAAGAAACTACGGGATTTGTACAAAAGAAAAGCTTTAGCCCTAGCCGTTTGGCGTGGGGTTCAGGCGGGTGCCCGAGAAACTGGTATTTCCTGTTCAAGGGTGTAGAAGGAAAGCGTGTAGATAGTTCCGACTCGTTAGATACAATGAGAAACGGTACTGACAGTCACGCTAGAATTCAAGCTAGATTGGTTGATGGTCCGCTTGACATTACGATTGAAGAGCAACTACAATACGACGATCCTCCGATCAATAGTTATTGTGACGCGATTGTAGAACGTCCTGACGGTCGTCGCATTCCTGTTGAAATTAAGACAACTAAAGCGGAAGCGTTTGCGTTCAGACAAACCAGCTTGGCCCCAGCAGAATATCACGTGTTTCAGCTTCTAGTTTATATGAAGATTCTAAATACAGATTTAGGATTTATCATGTACGAAAACAAGAACGATTATCGTAAGCTTTTGATGCCTGTTCATATGGACGAGACTAACAAAAAGATTATCGATGATGCGTTCAACTGGATGCGTGAAACTCGTACAGCTTATCTTGACGGTAACGTTCCCGAGTATTTCGAGGGACGCAGAAAGAACAGCAAAATTTGCGGGCAGTGTGATCTAAAGACACTGTGTGATTCCGTTGGTCAGGGTACTGTTCCCATTCCCTTGCTTAAGGATTACAACAAGTGAGGATAATGGGGATTGACTGTTCAACTAACAGTCTAGCTTGGGGCTTGATAGAAGACGGTGTGTTAGTCAACTATGGCGAATACTTTTTCGCAGGCTCAGATGTTTACAAACGTATGGTAGACGCACGTCGCAAGACGGAAGCACTCGCCGCTGACGGTCTGTTCGATGTTGATTTCGTCGTATTCGAACAGGCCGTCATGGTCAAGTCTGTTGCTGTCGCTATTAAAATGGCGTCAGTATTCGGTGTTGTGATGAGTATTATTCTCGAACGCGGTGGCAAGGTTGTAGAAGTACAGCCGATGGTTTGGCAAGAGCATATCGGCAATCCAGTTTTGCGCGGTAAGGCTAGAACCCAGATTCTGTCAAGTCACCCCGAGCTTAAGACTAAATCACAAAGCGATACGTTCATTCGCAACTATCGCAAAAAGTTAACTGCTGACTGGGTAGAAACTGCATACGAAGTTGTTGCAGCAAACGATAACGTCAGTGACGCAATTGCTATTGCAAGTTTTGGATGGGATAGATTAAAACGTGCCTAAGGTATATGATAGTAAAGCTTGGCTACAACTTGAGTTTGTGACAAGACGTAAAACAGTTGAGCAGATTGCCAAGGAACAAGGAGTCGCGAAAAACACTATTCGCGAGAGACTAAAGAAATTTGGACTAATTAGATGATGATTCATATTAGAGGAATTGATAATGAACTTCCTCAGACCCTTTTAGTTGGATGCGAGTTTAAGAATTTAAACGAAGCTCTAGCGTTTGCTGGTCGTCTTCAAAACATGCTTGGTGATGAGTGGGAGGCTCCAAGTGAGTAACATTTACTTTACTGGTGCAGGTGGTACCGGCAAGACAACTTTGCGTGACTTGCTGGCACCTAAGCTCGGTCTTAAGACTGTAGAATCTGTCAGTCGCAGCAGCCCGTTTACGCCGGGTACAGCGGAGCACCAGGATTATGTTTCTGGACGTATCTATGACGACGCGGTAGAGAAAGACGGTTATCTGTTAGACCGTACTCCATTTGACGTAGTGGCATACGACTATGCTTATGACGTTGGTAATAAGGCACGTGACAGATGGTTAGCCAACTTTTTCGTAACTAAAAAGCGACCACTGATATTCTACTTTCCTATCTATTGGCAGGCAGAAGAAGATGGTTTCCGTCCAACCGATCAAAAGCTTTTAGACGCGGTGGACGAGACTATTAAAATACAGTTGGACTTTTTTAGATTGGACTATTATACTGTACCTAATGAAACTCCCGAGCGCAGGCTAGAACTTGCTCTAGAGTTTCTAGAAAAGAGGAAGCAGAATGCCCGTATACTCATATAAAACTGAGTCCGGTGAAATCGTTGAGCGTATTGTACCTATTGCAGAACGAGACAACCAACCCAATCTAGAAAGATTGATTGAATTTAATGGATCAGTTTGGGCACCAACCTCGGGAGGTATGCGCTAATGGTGCGTCAGAAGAAAGCCGTAAAAGACGTATTAGGACCATACTGGTACAATCCTAATATTAGGTTGGTGTATGAACTACCGTTTAAAAAAGATGTAATCGTTCCTGGAACTTTACTTAAGCTTACAGGCAGCGACAGGTCAATATATCGTTTTGTGTGTCTCGTAGTCAATAGCGAGACTGGCAAAGAATGGATAGATGTATTTGATACTAACTTAGGAGGTAAGCGCAGCTTTTATGTTGACCGTATCAAAGCTATTCACATAGCTAAGAAAAGTCGCGCTAAGAAAGTATGAGCGAGATTGAACCCGCTCTAGATGCTGAAACAGATCGTAATATGATGATCGTCCGTTTGACTTCGGAGGGCCGCAATGCAGCCTATATCCAGAGTCAAACGGGTGCACCTAGAGCAGTACAGAGAGACGTTATCGAGAAGTTTAAACACTACGCTCGAAACGATTTATATACACAGCAGAGAAGTCGAGAAATTGTCGGCTTCTCAGATCAGCATTTCGGAAGCATTATAGAACAACTGTATGAAGTTGTCAGTGAAGCTGATATGAATAGCGACTACAAAAACAAGGCAAACACACTTAAGATGATTGCCGAGATTGAAGCTAAGCGTATCGACTTCCTGCAAAAGGCAGGTGTTCTTTCAGCTCAGAATATTGGTGATGAAGTAGCACAAGCAGCAATAGTCAAGGAACAAATTATCGGAATCCTTAAAGAGACTATTACTAAGTTCCCCCAAACTAGATCGTTTATTGAGGCACAGCTACTAGAACTAAATAACAGTGGTGCGGCTAATGGCTGACTTTACTGATTTCCTCGATGCGTTATCCGATGACGTGTTCGAGGAAATGCCCGTAGACTTGAATACATTTTTGTATGACAAGAACTTTATGCGCTTGCCACCCCTCAGCTTGATTCAGGAAGAGGTTATCGAGCGCGGTAGTCAAATCTATAAAGAAGAAACTCTGATTAAACTTTATGGACCCGAAAAGGGAAGGGATATCTGGGAAAAGAAAACAACTGTAAATATGCTACTGATGCTAGGTAAGGGTTCCGGTAAGGACTTCGTATCTCGTATTACTTGTGCATATTCCGTATATAAACTATTGTGTTTACGTGATCCAGCAGCTTACTTCGGTAAGCCTAGTGGTGACGCGATTGATATTGTCAACATGGCTATCAACGCTCGTCAGGCTATTAACGTATTCTTCAATGGTTTACTGAAAGATATTAAGAACTGTGCTTGGTTCGCGGGTAAGTTTAGTGCGCGTGCCAATGATATTAAGTTCGACAAGGAAATCACTGTTCACTCACTGCACTCTAGTTATGAAGCAGCCGAAGGTTTGAACATTATGATTGCCGTACTTGACGAAATCGACGGTTTCGAGACAGAAGGCCAAGCAGATAAGATTTATGACGCTCTGTACGGTACTGTAAGCTCTCGTTACCCAGACGTAGGCAAGGTTATTTGTCTGTCATTCCCCCGTACAAAAGACGGGTTTATGATGCGTACCTATAACGATGCGGTGATCGACAAGACTGTAGAGCAGTTTAGTCACACATTTAAATTAAATGAAGATTTACCTGACGGTATTGTAGAAAATGAATTCACTGTTACTTGGACTGAGGATAGTAATCTAGGTTACAAGTACAGCAACTTCTTTGCTTTGAAGGCTCCGACATTTAGAGTTAACCCAACTCGTCATATCGAAGACTACAAAATGCCTTTCTACAAGGACTTCCAAAAGGATACGCAGGATACGCTTATGCGTGTGTGTGCTAATCCACCGGACCACGACAGTACAAGCTTCTTTAAGAACCACGCAAAGCTAGAAAAGTTATTTGCGGGTCCGAACGGGTGGCACAAGGATGAATTACAACTTAACTCAGACTTCGGTAATGAATACTATATTCACGTTGACCTTTCAAAGGTCTCTGACCGATGTGTAGTAGCAATGGGACACGTTTCGGCGTGGCAAGCAATGGACTTGGGAGCACAACAGACTACTCCCCGCCCATTTATAACTATTGACTTATTCAGAGTTTGGGAACCAACTAGATCAGACCCAGTAGACCACGGACAGGTAAGAGACTTTATTGTAAGTTTGTCACACGTGTTCAATGTGAAGAAAGTCACATTCGACCAGTGGGGTAGCTTCGATATGATTGAATACCTAAACAACGTTGGTGTAATTGCAGAAAAGAACAGCTTGGCTCGTGAAGAGTATCAAGAATTCTTAACTGTAGTTGGTGAGGAACGTCTCGACGCACCGTACGACGAACGCTTGCTCCGTGAGCTTAAGCACCTTATAATTACGCCTACGGGAAAAGTTGACCACCCCAAGGGTGCAGACCAGTACAACGATATTTCAGAAGCCGTATGTGGCGTTATCAACAACTGTATTGAGAACGCTCGCGAATCGGCAGACCTGCAAATCGTGGACCTGACCAGCCTAAGACGCGATAACTTGCGCGACGAAGCACAAGTTGATAGTGTGTTTTCAGTGGCAAACAGAGAAATGCCAGATGATATTCGTAAGTTCTTAGATGGATTAGGTGGTGTATGATAGTTGAAGAACAAAAGTTAAGGCAAGCTCAAATTGTCGAACTTTTGATTAAGCGCGATGGAGATTTTTGTCAGTTCTATGACTGCCCTGGTGACAGGTATAAGTTTACTGACGACAACTTCCGTACTATCGACCACGTTCTACCCCGAAGCAAGGGTGGAACTGATACAATGGACAACTATGTGTTGATGCACTTCAAGTGCAACAATAAAAAGTCTGACCGTTTGTACCTGGAAGATGGTACACTGGAACCGTTGCCTTACAGGGAACCAAAGAATAAGGTTGTCAAGCGTGCTCCTATGAGCTGCTGCAACGAAGGTAGAAATTTGTCGCGAGACGAAATCTGCGAAACTTGTGGTATGCTTCCACAACCTTATTCTTTTCCCAAGTGGGCGCAGCGGGACTCGAAAGACTGTGATCATAGTATGTATCACTGCAAGTGGTGTATCATCGGTATCTACGAGAGAACACCTGTAAGCCGCAATCTATTTGGATTGAATTGATAGGACTATGACAGATAACGAAATTAACGAAGAGGAAATGTCTGCTCTGATTGCAGATGCACAGGAGTCCGAACAGGATATCCGTGCGTTGCATATGACAGATTTTATCAACAAGTGGCAGCAAGTTAGATTGGATAATATTCCTGTCCAGTTCTTGAATTTCCGTTTGATCAACAGGTTCGTGTATGATCGTAATCCTGACGCCCTCGGGCACTGGGATGCAGTCAAGCCCGCAAGCCCTGATGCGATCAAGCAGATTCTTGGTTTTGAGTTGGGCGCAGCCTTTATTGACTGGCTCACGATGACTAGAACTGCATACGTGTTGCAGCAAATGAGCACGAACATGAAGTTTAACTTTATCGAAATGGGTATGGACAACGAAGGTAACGTTTGTTACAGTGTTGTTGAGTCAAATCCTAAGCTAACTGATGAACTTCGCAGTCATGTGGAGAGAGTTATTGCAGCAAATTCAAGGGTTTGACGATCTAGATTTGAGCGACTATGCTCAAGATGTTGCCGATTTTATGGCAAGTTATGCTAACCTGTGTCAGGCTTACGGCGGGGAAGAAGAAGTCCGTCGTATACAACAGGAAATAAAGTTTCAGGCGAGCCGGGGTGCAGACTTAGTTGTTGCCATTGCGGAAAGCTTTGAACATTTTAAACGAAAGTATGGTATTGAATGAGTGGATTTGACGAAGGGTTAGAATCCATCGAGGTTGGCAGTTTGACAATCGGCCTTGGTGTGTTAGGATTAGTCGCAGACGGTGCAGCCGCAATTGCAGAAACAGCAACGGCAGGAATGCTTAAGATTGCTAATCGCTTGCAGAACATCGTAGGTGTTGACAATGACTGACGTTAACGTTACGCTTGAACCTGACGACGAACTTCCAGATGAAGCAGAAGTTATGCTAATTCTTGGCAAGGAAGAAGTTATTGTCCTACGTGAACTTCTTTTTGTAACTCAGTTGAGTACAAAGGGAAAGGGTGCTATTGTTGCAGCAATTGCAAAGGCACTCGATGATCTAGGGTTCGACCCGGAGCTAGATGAAGATTGGCTAACAAATCTGTGTACTGGTAAGATTATCACACAGAAGTCAGTTGACACCGGCATCTATTGGGTGTAAAATAAATAGTACCCGAGCGTACTTCTCACGACTACGCTCGGTACTTATATCAGAGTCACAATGATGGTTAATTGTAGCTAGACTTTCAATCTAGTGTCCGTAAGGACTCGCGGGTTCAATTCCCGTCTCTGATACGTTAAAGGATGAGTAGCGCTTAAATCATCCAAAAACCATCTAGGTTGCAAACTAGATGAACAAAGGTATTCAAATAGTGTTTAATGGCAACACACCCTGGTAATGGGAGTTCTGGGTTCGATTCCCAGTTTGTTTATTCTTTGTTATGGGGTAGATTGTATAATGGCATACTGCCAGCCTTCCAAGCTGGATTTAGCGGGTTCGATCCCCGTCTGCCTCACGTTATGAACCGGAGTTAGTTGTTTATCTGTTGCCAAAGTAGTATCGGTGAACCAACTATTCACCAGCCCGAGAAATCGGGTTTAACAATTAGCACAACAAGTTCATATCCAATGTGACGTTGGTATAATGGTATTACATTTGCTTGCCAAGCAAATAACGCGGGTTCGATTCCCGTACGTCGCTCTCGTTGAGCCGATTAGATATCGGTTATCATACTGGTTCGAATCCGGTCTTGTCTCTTTCGAGGGCACGATCAAGCACAATTTGGGTGCTATAATCCGATTCTTACACCATGCTCAACTATAATTTAATGCTGAACCGATTGGTAGTTGGTTACCACGATAAAGCTGGACGAAAGAGCCAGCATACAAGTGTGGTCAATAAAAGGCTTAACACTTATGGTTTTACCCCGTTAGACGCTTTACCTTTTTGGCATCCGCAGGTAAAGTGAACGCTAGGATACGCCACTTCCAACAATCAGATAACATGTTCAGTTAAAGTTTCTAGGCCAGCGAATTTACAAAGGAGTCCCCGAGGGGAAAGTTTCAGCTTGTGCCTAGAAGGCCAGGGTTCGCCCTGGTTCTATCCCGTTCGTATAGCGGTCAATACACTAGATTCTCAATCTAGCAACAGGGGTTCAACTCCCCTACGGGATACTCATGGCACCGAAGTTAATTTGGTAAAAACACCGAATGGTAGACGTATCGTTAACTGTAGTAGTGACGACTCGATCAGTTTGGCCGGTAGGCCCGGAGATTGGTGGTTCGATTCCGCCCGGAGCAATCTAACTTAAGGAATATATTATGAACTGGATTGACAACTTCAATCAAGACTTGTTAGAGTTTTTGCGTGAAGATGATGTAATTCCTAAAGGGTATTCGATCCATGAAATTCAGACCAGAGAGAGCACTAAAAAGTGTGGCGAAGGAACCTGCGACCTTACTTACTTTCCATTGACCATATGGGTAATAAACACGTGGAAAACAAATTGTAAGATAATCGAGTCGGAGTACGACTTTGCAGAATTTATGCAATGGGTTGCCAACAAACAAAGATCGATTAAGGATTCTAAGTGAAATCTCTTATGAGCGCAGCAGTTCTGATAATCGCAGCAATAGGAGTTATTTCTCTTATTTACACGACTGCAATGTTCGGAATCGAAACAACGTTTAAGTGCGGTGCACTAGAGTCCGTGCCGGTTGCAGAAAAAGAATGCTGGCAGCCTTTTACAGGTAATGTTAAGCTAGACTAATCAGGAGATATAATGGCAATTCAGTTCAAGAGACTGGGCAAGGTTCGTCCCAGTGCAGGGAGTCACTTCCCTTATACACAAACTAATGTGCACTATTTCATCATCGAAAACGGTGTACCTGCTCCGATCTTTGTTGATCGACAGTTCGTTAAAGATATCAAGTCCAGTGACCCGGATATTTATGCAGTTTGGCCGGGTAAGTACACCAGTAATATGTTTGCCATTGACAAGCTAGAGCTTGCTAAAGCCTTTATCTAGGAGTACAGTATGAAGTACGCAATCGCAATCGGAGATTACTCCGATGACGGGCATGGCAAATGTGATCGCTATGTGGTAGAGTCAGACAAAGACTTCGATTTAAAAGATATCGCAAAAGCCTACCAGCAGTCTCGTAAAGAGCTGGGTAAAGGTATTGAAGATATCGCTACGTCTTATGAGTCATGGCCTCTGGAATCAGATGCACAGGTTTTTGTTGATGCAGGTTTGCAATGGCCTAAGGACTGGTTTGATCCCGATGAGGACGATCCAGAAGACTTGGCAGAAGTGCTTGCAGAAAACTGGGACGAAGATGTTTGGGTTTATGTATTCGAGTTCATGGTAAAGCGTCATCTGCCTGAATTTAACTTAAAGATTGTTAAAAGTGATCTGCCCGTTTTGTTCGGGGATTGGGGAGCAGTAGCCACCAAGGGTCAAATTGGCTACGGAACGTTTAGCATGTGATGATTTGGCTAGCTAATGCTATTATGATATTCTGTGTAGCAACTATGGCCGGGATGATAATTTTTGTGATAGCGACGATTGTCGGGCAAGTTCTCAAATGGGCTTGCACTTTCCTGCTAGACCTAGTAGAGTTCATCTCAGCGCAGATCAGAGACTACCGATCAGCTCGCAGACACAAGCGCTTGACAGACAACAAGCACTAAGATAGACTGAATTACGAAACACAGTGAATGAAATTGTTGCCTAACAAAGGAATTTGACAATGCTCTGAACATAGTGTAGAGTAGAACAAGTACGAAACGGATAGCACGTCGGTTATCAACCAATTTGAATTAGTTATGGCCTATGGCCTCTCCGACAGCTAATAACATTTTCGTACTACCAATGGTCACTAGCTTAACTGGCAAAGCTACACCCTGTTAAGGTGTCCGATGTAGGTTCGAATCCTACGTGATCAGCTTTAAGAACCGAATGTAGAGTCGTTTATCCTTCTGCAAAAAGGCTAGACTGGGTTCGAATCCCGGTGCCCCTGCCAACTTAGGGGTATAGTGTAATGGTAGCACAGTAAAAACGCGATTCTCGGCAACATGTTCTTATCAACTTCAATCAGAATGGAAGCAAAATGCCAGAAGAAACAGTAACGATTAGCAAGCAGCAGTATGATAGTCTTGTTGAGGACAGTGAATTTCTCCAAAGATTGCAAGACGGCGGGGTAGACAATTGGCCTGGATACAGCGATTGTTACACGCAAGAAAAATTCGAAGCAGCCTTCGGATAACATAAACTTTCTGAACCGGCAAGGTATTGGTTATCTAACAATGAATAAAACAAATCGGGGCAACGGTAACACCGGCCCTATATCCGATCCTTAAACACATGTTCAGAACAACAATTTAAAAAGCTTTTTGAGCCGACTGGTAATTGGTTATCTTACAATTAATTTGATAATAAACCCGCGTGAGTTCGATTCTCACTTGGTCACATGGCTGAGGGGACCAAATCTCCGATTCCAACAACATGCTCAAAATTTAACTTAATATCTTAAGAGCCGGATGACAACGGTTAACCAACACTCATATTGTTCCTACACCCGTTGTCAGTTACATGCTCTCAAGATCAAAGACTTATGAACCGGAGAACTTCGTTTATCTTGTCAATTCGAGACGGTAGGGTTCGATTCCCTCCGTATGGGCTGGTGCCTATCGAAGTTCATAACACGTTCATACTATGTGGCACACCGTAGGCTGTGGGAGCGTGACTGTAAATCACTACTCTGAGAGTTCGAATCTCTCGTGCCACACCAAGCGAGCCGGATTGTGACGTTTATCTTATGGCATAAACACGTTACAAGCGAACATGCTTGCTATAATTTTACGAACCGCAGTAAATCGTTAATCAAAATCAGCTCAGATGTGGGTTCGAGTCCCACCCGTTAGGTTAAAAAACTTATCGGTAGCCCAACTGGCAGAGGCAGCCGACCCTTCTACGATTTATGACAACATGTTCGTAATCAATACCCTAGTACCAGGCTAACAAACATAGGCGGCGGTCATAGTTTTCAGGTTCGAATCCTGATAGGGTAGCTTTTCTGAGCCGACTATGTATCGGTTATCGCATTCGGAGCCGGAAGAGAAGGTTCGATTCCTTCACCCCCGACCATAGGGGGTTAGTGTACTGGATAGCACTCTGTAAATCCCGATCATGCCAACATGCTCAGAAACCAAACATATTCAACCAAAAGGGTTGAACCGAGAAGATAAAGAGGATGAAGAATGTCAGCACTAGGTAATGTTAAGTTGAAGGAACCAAAGTCTACTCCGCAGACTGAAAAGGCGGTAAAGGGTCAGAAGCGTAACAACGCTGGTGGCTTTAGCTTTAAGATCGATGACAAGGATCGTTTTCGACGTTTCCTGACAATCGGTTCTGATGGTGGAACTTACTACGTGGGTGAGCAGAAGCTTACGGAAGAGCACGTTAAGTTTGTTCAGAAGATCATCAAGCGTGATGGTTTGACAGCAGTCGAAGAGATTGTTAATGTCAGCTCTAACGCACTGGCACCGAAGAATACACAGGCTTTGTTCGCATTGGCTGTAGCATTCACTTCGGAAGACCTTAAGGTAAAGGCCGCTGCCAAGGCAGCATTGCCCAAGGTTGCTCGTACTTCTACTCATCTTTTTGAGTTCGCACAGTTCATCGAGAATATCGCTGGCTGGGGACGCGCTAAGACTAGTGCGGTTGCGAGCTGGTACGAAGACAAGACTCCTGATAGCCTTGCTTACCAGGCAGTTAAGTACCGTCAGCGTAATGGTTGGACTCACCGAGACCTGTTCCGTTTGTCTCATCCTCAGAAGGTTGACAGCGGACTTGCAGAGTGGATTCTGCGCGGGAACAACGAAAACGTTCCTGAAATTATCTCCATTTTCGAAGAGTTGCAGGCAGCTACCACAGAGGCCAAGGCACTTAAGATTATGAAGCGTAATGCAGATGCAAACATTGCATGGGAATTCTTGCCAACTGAGCTTCACAACTCGGCAAAGATTTGGTCTGAACTGTTCTACCGTGGAATGGGTCACACAGCTCTGCTACGTAACACAAGTCGTATGCACAAGCTTGGTCTGTTTAACGATATGAAGTTCGCAGCAGATTACGCAGCAGCTCTCGCAGACGAAAACCTTATTCGTAAGGGTCGTATGCATCCGATTCAGTACCTTAATGCTTACGCAGCATACAACGGTGATCCTGACGGACAGGCAAGTTACTGGGGTGGCGATTGCCATAAGGGTGTTGACGGTGCTAATAACAAGATCGTCGCAGCACTGGAAGCGGGATACAATTCTGCTTTCCAGAACGTTGAGCCTGCCAACAAGCGTACTTTGATGGGACTGGACGTGTCCGGTTCAATGTCTCAGGCCGCTTCTGGGCTTAAGCTCAGTTGTGCAACTTTGGGCGCAGCATTCAGTCAGACTTTGGTTAAGCGTGAACCTTACGCGGTTATCAAGGGCTTCACGAATGAGTTTAAGGACTTGGGAATCAGTGATTCCGATAACCTTAAGACTGTAATGTCCAAGGTGACAAGGCAGAACTTCGGTCGTACCGATTGTTCACTGCCTATGGTTTGGGCACTGGAAAAGAAGGTAGAAGTTGATACCTTCGTGGTGTTCACGGACAACGAGACATACGCGGGACGCCAGCACCCTCACCAGGCGCTAGAGCGTTACCGTCAGCAGATGGGCATTCCTGCACGCTTGGTTGTGGTTGCGGCTACAGCAACGCGTTTCTCGATTGCCGATCCTACGGACGCTGGTAGCCTGGACGTGTCGGGGTTCGATGCGAGCACGCTAAAGACTATCGCAGACTTTAGTGCAGGTCGTATCTAGTTAGTTGTCGGGGAGTAGTGATAAATTACTCCCCGACTTCTCTTCCCTAACCCATCTATCAGAAAGTAAAATATGTTTTTGTTTATCACCGCGATTATTTTGTTTATCGCAGCGGGTATTGCTTATCCTTTGTTCAAGAATGATAGTATTCTTCCCGCAGTTGGACTTGCGCTGGTTGGCTTGATTGCGCTAGTGTTTGCTTCAACTACAATCGTGTCAACAAAGAACGTCGGTGTGGTAACTACGTTTGGTCGTCCTACGGATAGCTTGTCGAATGGCTTGCATGTCAAGGCACCTTGGTCTAAGGTTACAGAGCTTGACGGCGCGGTTCAGATTAATCACGAAACTTCGGACGTTCGTCTCGGCAATAACAGCATGGCCGGGGTAGAGAATTCGATTCAGTGGCGTATTACTCCTGACAAGGCCGATCAGCTTTTCTTGGATTACCGAAGCTTTGACTCCATTAAGGATAACCTGGTTTCTCGTCAGATCACTGCAAGTTTGAATGAAGTCTTTGCTAGCTACAACCCACTTGAAGCTGTAGCAATTGCTAAGCCGGGTGAAGCAGCAGTACCGGCCCAGCCGGGTATTGATCTGAATAAGCTTTCTAAGCTTGTTGAGGAAGACTTGCGTGAGCGAGTTAATGGTAAGGTTGAAATCATCAGCGTTATCATTCCCTTGGTTCGTTTCGATGACCAGACACAGCAAAAGCTTGACGCTTTCCAGCAGGAAATCGGTAACACTCGTATCGCACAGCAGAAGGAACTTACTGCTGGTGCAGAAGCAGAAGCTAACAAGGCTTTGTCGGCATCTGTTAATAACGATCCGAACGTTCTCGTTTCGAAGTGCTTGGATATCGTCAAGTCAAACAACCACTCTCCGCTCGGTTGCTGGCCGGGTACCAATACAGTTATCCCAGCCAAGTGAGTCTCACAGCGATCTGTTTTCTACTCGCTCTAGTTCTAGGTGGACTGGCAGTAGGATCGTTTATCTTCGGGACCGTTAAAGATAATGTGTTCTTTATTATCTCTGGCGCAGTTCTCGTGGGAATGGTAGTTGCAGCATCCATTGCGGGTGCGGTAAGCTACAACGACAATATTCGAGAATCACAGAACAGTTGCCTTGCTAACAGTGGGGTTATCTATTCAAACAAATGTGTTGATCGAGTGCCGCTAGAAATTCAAAAGCTCTAGTCGGTTGACAAACTCACTGCCAAGTGTTATGCTTTATGAATCAGTAAAGCACCGGTAGCGTCACCTTGCGTGAAGCGCGCCAATTCAGGTTTGTTAGTTTTCCTTGTCCCAAAAACTAACACATGGGCTTATAGTTAAATGGTATAACCGCATACTCTTAATATGCAGTTCAGGGTTCAATTCCCTGTGGGCCTACCGGCGTAGTTCTAGAAATAGAATCGAAAGCAAAATAAAGTGTCTTGGGATATCGTACGTATGCCTGGGATAACTATTGCGCGCAGCAGTGGTAAAAGCTCACGCCGAACATGCCTCTTTAGCTCAGTTGGTTAGAGCAATCGCCTCTTAAGCGATGGGTCGTCAGTTCGAATCTGACAAGGGGTACGCTTTAACTAAGCCCCGGTAGTTATAATGTAAAACCGCAGACTTTTAATCTGTCAGTTCTCGGTTCAAGTCCGAGTCGGGGTACGCAGAAGTTGTAGCTTAAGCCAAGCGAGTATTCTGGCGAAAGCGTCCGAGGACGGCAATCCTCCGATAGCGAGTAGTCTTAAAAAAGCAAGGAATATGTATGTTTGCCGACAGACATTAAAGCCCTGGGACTTAAACCAGGAGATTTAGGTATCGAATCCTAACGCTTCGCATCACTTACAAAAATTAAATGAACTCTTTCCTGTATGCTATAATTGAATAGTGTCGTACAGACACAGGAAGGAGAATCATGGAATTACTTTTGATAGCAACGATTCAAATTCTATCACTTGTACTCCTTTCGAAAATTCAAAAGAAAAACAAAGGAGAAATTATGAGTTTACTAGATGACAGCTTGGCAGAACTACGTCGTGAAATCGATGCATTGCCTGGTCGTATTAACGACAAGATCGGTGCATTGACAGACGCGCTAGAACAGCTTAAGGTTCTTACAGACGAATACGCCGACTACCGCAAGGCAGAAGACGCAGAGGACGTAGAACAGAATGCAGCATTGGACGCCGTTCGAGCACAGCTAGAAGAACAGCTTACAATTGCTACACAGGCAGCAGCCGACATTTCAGCAGAAGCTAAGCGTTTGTCAGGTGTTGCAGCGGAAGAACCAGAGGTTGAACAGCCCGAGGAACCTGAAACACCAGAAGAGCCAGCTTTGCCGGAAACAGCAGGTGGCTTGCCAGTAATCGCAGATTCGCACCCTAACCCTAGTGTGCCGGATTCCGAAGTTACTGACGACGCGGCAGCAACAGAATAATTAAATAAACTCTTCCCTGGTACTATTGCCGGGGAAGAGTTCTTAAACCGTCATAGTTTAAAGGATAAAACAACTCTCTCCTAAAGAGTAGATTTCGAGTTCGAACCTCGATGATGGTACAATTTCTTTGATCAAACTACCTAAGGATTTCTCATGTATAACAAGCTTGCAGACGTAATCGCTTTAGCTGAGTTTGCACACCGCAATCAGGTTGACAAGGCCGGTATGCCGTATATCGAGCATCCACGTCGTGTAATGCAATCCGTGCAGAACCAAGGTGCTTTGCCCTATATTCAAATGGCAGCTATACTGCATGACGTAATCGAAGATACACCTTTCACAGCAGAAATGTTGATTGAACTTGGTGTACCGGCACCAGCAGTAGAAATTGTCGTATTGCTCACCAGAACTAAGACAGTCGCCCCACGAGATTACTATCTTGCAATTCGTGAGAATCCGGCGGCAAGGATGGTGAAGCTTGCAGATATCGATGACAATACTCAGGGTTGGCGTTTAAGTTATCTCCCATTGGAGACGCAACAGCGACTTGATAAAAAGTATTACAACGCCAAGCTTGTTCTTAACTATGCCGATAATCTAGGATTGGAAAAATGAGCGAAGGCGAAAATCTCACAGCACAGGTCTTTCACGATGCAAAGAACAAGCTAGAAAATCCTGTTACTGGTGGAAAAATAATCGCGTCCAATAAGAACGGCATTACGCTTGATGCTACCGGACCCCTTATCAACTTTCAAACAAACGATCCGTTCTCAGGTTACAAAGCTACGTTTGTGTCCGAAGCATCACAAAAAGCTATGTACTTTATCAATGAACCGCAGCCAGAAAAGTCGCCCGAGCGATTTAAGACGAATGCTATTCAGAATATTACTGCTGGTATTAATCAGGAGTGGAAGAATCTGTCGTCATCGCCGGGCAAGACAACTACACTGCGATACTTGATGAATGAGCTTCGGATCGATGTTGATTTCGGACCCTATACACCTAACATAGGTATTTCCGTTAAGATTAATATCGAAGCACGCGGAGCAAAGTTCTACCACTTGGACCCGCTCACTCCTTGGCACGATCTGCTAAACATCGAACGTTGGCTCAAGGAAGAGCTTGCAGACGGATATGATGTTGTTTGCAACACACCGCAGACGTTCGTACGCATCACCAGCCCGTCACGTCAAGTAGAACTATCCGTCCCTGGCGGTTTTAAATCGGTCAAGTACGATGATCTGTACTACTACATGCTGGAATATTTTCCAGAGGCAGAACGTGACAAGCTAGCACGTCGATGGGGTCAGGTCTTTGTGCGTAAGATGTTCTACGATGAAGCAAGAGCTGATAGTCTGTCGGGTCTGGCAAACGAGTTGCCTGGAGTCAAGCAGAGAGTTAAGCATCCTATCAGCGGTGCTTATGATACCCTGATGCAGGTTGTTATAAGCTTGAATGACACTGCTAAGTGGACCCGAGAGCAGATTGCCGATTGGATTGAAACATTAGACGATGTTCCTGTATTTACCGTAAAGGTGGAAGAAAAAGTTGAGTATTCGGTCGTGGGCAAGATTACCCACGTGGTTACGATCAAACGAGTTCGTCAGGGCGAGGCTGACTTCGAACTCTGAGCAATACAAAAAAGAGAACGACGGTCCAGCAACACGCTGTCATCCGTTCGATGCTAATCTAATTAGCTCTCGGTGTGACGAAAACACGCACAAACTTTTGCTTGACTTAGACTGCGAGCATCTGTATATTAAGAGTACCACCGAAGGTCACGGACACTTGATGTTCAATATTGATCTAGAACAAAAAGATATGCTTGAAGTTCTTGAAGTATTGTCTCGGCACGGTGTTATTCAACATGGCTTCTATCAAGCTACTAAAGATCGCGGGTTTGCCTCACTGAGAATGCCCGGACAGACCAAAGGTAGCGTCGATGATAGATGGTTTTACGATGAATTTAATTTCTAGGGAAGAAGGAAAAAATGTCAACAGCAACAAAGATTGATGAAAAGGCCGACGAACTTAAGAAGGTTCTTGGCGAAATCGAGCTTAACGTGCTAGGAAACTACACGCTGGCCGATGCTATCCGCGAAGGCGGTTTGGTCACAGTCCAGGCGCATGACTGGGGTAATGGCGAGAGTGCCTGTGCCTTGTCGGCGGCAGTGATCGCAGCTCGTTCACGCGGGTTTATGTGACAACTGGCGCTAAATGCGCCTGGTGTGGATTAACACACAATTATGAGCAAAGTTGGGTCGTAGATAGACATAAGTCTAATTTTCTTTACGACCCAACTTTGCTCAAGTGGTCAAAAGATAGTTATCCAACAGAGCGCTTATACTTCTGCAAACATGCTTGCCGTAACCAATTTCTATATGGAATGTGAATCTAAATGATCTTTAGCGATACGACTGACCCCGAGGTCATTAACGATCCGACAATAACCTTTAACCTGCCAGACGATGTTTGGTATGTTGTAGTCGAACAACCAGGTTACGCCCCTACTTTTTACAGGCGAGCACCAGCTAAGACGAAGCTGTATCGTATTAGCAAGAGTGCTAACGCTCAGGTGTTCAAGCTTACTTCACACGGATTTAAGATTATCTTTGATGCCAATTCACCTGCCGGTATCGAATGGCGTAATAATCGACTAGGGACTAAAGACCTAATTAGACTGATTAGTTGGTAAAATCTTAAATAAACTCTTTTGATTTGCTATAATTGACTAGTGAGAAAATTTATAATCTCATAGCAATATAGCACTAAGAAAGGTTTATTTTGACAATCGCAACATTTTTATGGGTTCCTGGAACCGGAGAATCTTACAAGGACGATGTAAGAACAGATATTCTCGAAGTTGGTTCAGTTGAAAACACAGGTTATGCTATCGCAGCAGAATTCGGTGCTACAATTGCTAACGTTTGGGTGGGATATGACTCTACTATTGGTCCCGCTGGCGGCGGTATCGGTGGACAGGATCACTTTACCAGTCGTGAAATTGGTAGAACAGCTTTGCTTGCCAAGGCTCGTGCTACAGAAGGTCCACTTATTTTCGGCGGGTACAGCCAGGGTGCAGGTATCGTCTGGGAAGTAATGCAGGAAATCTATGCAGGCAAGCACCCTGACCTATGGCCTAGAATGCTTTGTTCTGTGCTAGTAGCTAACCCATTCCGTGTTGCTGATCAGTCTGAAAATTCAATTACTTTTGTTCTTGATGGTACAGACACAGAGGCATTTTCTGGCTGGGGTGTAGCTAATGTTACAGGTACAGGTATTACACCTAGAATTCCTGAATTCAACTTGGTGAACGCTAAGGATATGATTTGCAATGCAGCACCAGATTCATTCTTGCGTGATATTGCAGACCTTATTGAATACATGGAGTTCAACGAAGACTCACTTAACTGGGGTCTAAAGACATACGAAAACGTAGCTAATGTTAACTGGGTAGCAGCAGCAGCGGGTTGGTTGGATATCCCTAACCAGATTCGACGCGTGCAGAATACTCTACGAGAGGTTGCAGGTTACATAAGCAAGAAGTCTAACAAGCACACAAGTTACGATAATCGTAAGAACAACTTCCCAATTACTCAGATGGATGGGTCTACTGGTTCTATGTGCCAGTATCTAGGTCGTTATCTCGTAGCTCTAGCACCTTGGTTAATCACTAAGGCAGAAGAACGTGGACCAGTGCCACCAGTGGTAGCTTATGAAGACTTCCGTATTGACGGTGCAGGTTGGACCGGGTTCACAGGTAATCTAGGCAAGGCTAGAGTTAATACAGGCCGAGCAGGACAAAGTGCCTCGGGCGTTAATGAAGTAGTTAATATCCAGGGTGTGCATAATGCAACAGCACCATCAGATGATTACGCCATTGATGTATTACTTGCAGACGTATTGCAGGGTCAACTTGACAAGGGAGCTAACGGAGCGGCAGACTATTTCCGTATCCGTAATACAGCTACCTTTGGTGTAGGCACAGCGGTAGAGTTTAGACTACGTGCGTCAGGTGCAGTAGCAATTAGCTCTGTTTCTGGTGGTACAGTAACTCAGAAGGCAACCGGAACAGGTAGCTTTACCTTCGCTCATATGTTAAGATTCCAAGCCAAGGGAAATGTGTACTCAATCATCAACTTGACTACAGGAACAACAATCTTGACTTGGACTGATGCAGCAGGTATTATCAATACCGGTCCAAACAACCGCAGAGCTACAGCGGGGCAGACAAGTAATCATCCGTTTGCACAACCGCAGTGGAGTGGCTATGCTTTTGACAGCTTTGCAATTACTGATTTATCAGTATGAGTTGACAAACGTAATCATATTCGATATGATTACTAGATAGTGAAACTGCGTTTCATATAGGTCTGGCAGAACCTTAATCTGCCAATTAATTCCTGATAGTGTAATGGCATCACAATTGACTCTGGCTCAATTAATCTTGGTTCGAATCCAGGTCGGGAAGCATAGCGGAAAACAGGATTTTCCGAGCAGTGAGACAATGACGTAGAAACTGATGCATAAAGACTATGTTAGGCTCACCAGTCCGAAAGGGCGAATAAATGCCGGTTGCTCTAGGTCGTTTTCTGACTTAGGGCGCTGGTTATCCCTGTCGTAGTGTATGTGGTTAACATATCAGCTTGTGATACTGATGAATCGGGTTCGAATCCCGGCGACTGGACAAACGACTTGGCCCTCCGAAACGACAGCCGAGCGGGTTATAAGTGTAGCTGCGGCAGCTTATAGCTATCTGGAAGATTGGCTGAGAGGTCTAAGGCACAGCACTGCTAATGCTGCGTGGGCATATGCTCCACCAAGGGTTCGAATCCCTTATCTTCCGCTTCAAAAATAGATTAAGGATTCATAATGGATAAGTTTATGACCTATCAGGTTAGCCGTAGGCGACCAATTACGTTCGTAGACACCTTGCATAAGGTTCTAAAGATCAATAGTGAATGGCCCCGGCAGAATAACACAGCCGCGACTATGACTCTGTGGAAACTCAATGGTAAAGATTACATTTACATGTGTGAAGTAATGCTTAAAGAAGTTCCAGAAGACAAGTACGAACTAGATGATTTTGTAAATAAACTACTCGAAGGCTAAAATGCTCGTAAACACAAAAGATATTAGAACCGAGGGCAGTCTCGGCGGTGAAGAAACAATTCAAATGAGCTTGGACGCTAACAGTCTAGTTCATATTATGTCTGTTCTTGCAGACTTGTATTCCGATCCAGCGGCAGCAGTTATTCGAGAGTACACAACTAACGCTCTCGATAGTCATATCGCAGCAGGACAAACACGTCCGGTTGAACTGAGTACACCTAGCCGATTGTCACCTTACTTTATCGTACAAGATTATGGTCTTGGTATGTCAGTAGATGACGTTCGTGATGTTTATTCTAAGTTCGGTGCAAGTACCAAGCGTTTTACTAATGAGCAAGCAGGTATGCTTGGTCTCGGTTCAAAATCCGCCCTGACATACTGTGAGCAATTTACAGTTCGCGCAGTCAAGGACAAGTACCTAAGTATTATTTCGGTAAGCCGTAGCGCGAATGGTGCAGGCAGTATCGAGATTGTGGATACACGTCTGACGGACGAACCGAACGGGGTACAGATCAAGATTCCCGTTAATCGTGATCACGCTACGTTCTCAAGTAAGATTTATCAGTTCGCCCATTATGTCACAGACCCATTGCTAGTAGATGGTGTAAAAGTCACTACACCTAATGCAATTAAGCTAAGTGACACAATAACGCTGCATCCGACTGTGAACCGATATGACCGCGAGCGTGACCGTATCGTCATGGGCAACGTCAGCTATCCGGTAGAGGGCGCTCCGCTGTCGCAGGGTCGCTACAAGGTGCTTTACAAAGTACCGATGGGTTCGGTAGACTTCACTCCAAGCCGCGAAGAGCTGCTGTATTCGGAAATTACCAAAGCAACGGTAAAGAAGATGAAGGAGCAGTTCGATAAAGATTTCTCAGCGTGGGTTCAAAGTTCGATTGATAATTGCAAGACTTATGCAGAAGCATGGTCAAAGCAGAATGAGATTAATCGACAGTACAACACTCGGGTAAAGCTCAAGTGGCAGAACAAGGACTTGCCTGATTTCTATCTTGATGTAAAGTATTGCTACTTTGCTTCGGATGGTAAAGATGTAGATTTCTCTACAACAAGTCGTAGCTTGACTTCGGTCGAGTCAACTGGTTTGATTATTACTAATTGGCATAACTCTCGCTTTGCACGTGTGCAGGCAGAGAAGATCAACAAGTATCTTGCTGAAAAGAAACTTGATTTCAAGAAGGCTATTCTTACTGACAAGGTTCAGTTTGAAGAATTGTTTACAGGTTGGACAATTGTTGACTGGAATGATATCAAGAAGGTTAAGTCTGCTGCACGTGTACCACGAGTCGGTAAGCCTGTAAAGCGCTGGGAATCGTACGGAAATAGTGCGCTGGTAGAGGTTGACACGAGTAAAGATATTTACTACGCTAGTCGAACATGGCTTAACGGTCTCGGCGGTGAGTCAATTGCAGTAAGTAAGACTTCTGATTTTTACTATGTGACTGACAAAGAAACCGCACGTTTTAAGAAAGATTATCCAAAGGCAGTTCATATGAGCGAGTTTGCTCGTAAGGCTGTCAAGGATTATATAGCAAGTTTGACCGCAGATGATTACGACTGGTTTAAGCACAGTATTCGTTTCAGTAATTCATCAGCAGTTGATATTGACAATGTTCTAGACCCAGACCTTAAAAAGGTTTTGACATATGCCAAGCAACGTAGTGAACAAACGGGTAGATATACAGCTTATCATAAGGCAAATCAAGCTCATCGCAAGCTAAGCTATGCTGATCGTAATTCAGCAGAGTTTAAATTGCCTGAATTCGAGCAGACTACTGGCTCTCGTATTCTTGATAAGTATCCGTTGCTTTCTAAGCCAAGTTTCTATAGTTCTGAAATGAAAAGCAATAAGCTACAAGAGCATATGACTGCTTATGTCAATATGATCTACAAGCGCGACAACAACATAATTTAAGGGAGAAACATGGCACGATATAATAGTGTAGTAAACGGTTCGTTCGAATCGGTAACGGCGTATCTCGATGGTGAATTGCTTACTGTCGATAATGGTCATCCAAGGTTCGAGGAAATCGTTCGTCGTTTGAAGGCCGACGAAGTAGATGGACTGGCTCGTTTGTTCGATCCAGCGGCGGCTATTAGTAGCCACCTGGAAAAGCTTTCAACTCAGGTCTCAATTCGTGGCGGTAAGGTATTCTACGAAGGCGAGCCTGTTAATTCAACGTTGGCCGATCATATTGTTCGTACATATGAGCAGGGTGACGACGGGTACGAAGCATTTGCTTTGTTCCTAGAGAAGCTTTATCAGAATCCAAATGAAGATAGCCGTAACATGCTATTTGATTGGCTCAGCACTGGTGACTTCACTATCAACGAAGACGGTGACTTTATCGGATACAAGGGCGTTCGCAGCACTCGCGAAGATGGTCTGTATGAGTCTATCCATTCGGGTAATGGTATTGTCGATGGTACCGAGTACACTAATTCTCGTCTGCCTAACTATGCAGGTGCCGTAGTAGAAATGGCTCGTTCGGAAGTTACATTTGATCCGAACAACGGTTGTGCCTATGGTCTGCATGTTGGTACATGGGATTATGCGTCAGGATTTGCGAACATTGTACTTGAAGTCACTGTTAATCCGCGTGACGTTGTATCTGTACCCGCGTATGAGCATGAAAAGCTGCGTACGTGTCGTTACAAGGTTGTCGATGTAGTTAACAGCAAGTATGCAACTGCATACAAGCTTAGTGACGATATTGACGAAGACGAAGTTGACAATGACTTCGAGGTGGACTACTCTGAACAAGAAGTCGCACCAGCCGTTGTAACAGGCGGCGGTCCTAAGCGTGATGCACGTGGACGGTTCGTAAAGAAGGTTTGACAACCTAGATAGACTGTAGTACAATTAGTATCTAGCTTAGCTAATCGGTTAAGCTAGATACTATAATCCCGGATCGCTTAGTGGTAAAGCCTGTATCTTGTAAATACATGCCCGGTGTTCGATTCACCGTCTGGGAACGTTTTAATTTAATATGCTGGAATTGCATAGAGGCCGAATGCACCGTTCTTGTAAAACGGAATACCACACCGCAGGTTCGAATCCTGTTTCCAGCTCGTAACAACTAAATAATTTCCCGTAGTGTAATGGCAGCACGAGATACTTTGGATATCTTTGACTAGGTTCGAGTCCTGGCGGGAAAGCTTAATTGATGTTTCTACTCCGATCATCAATTATATATCTCGCAAGTGTAATGGTTGCACGGTGGTCTCCAAAGCCATAAAGACAGGGTTCGATTCCTTGGCGGGGTGCTTACAGAAAAGAGTTTAGATGGCATATGTAGAAACAACAGAAGAGCGTATTACCAGACTCAGAAGAATCCTGATTACACACTCTTGTTTGTATTATGTTTTCGATATGCCGATCTGGACGGATAAAGAGTTTGATTCTTTTGCTTACGAACTGGTAGAATTACAAAAGAAGTATCCAAAGATCAGTAAGTCAATTGCATATGAACAAGAAGCATATAAAGATTTTGACGGATCGACCGGATTTGATTTACCGATATGGACCGCAGAGGCACGTGGTAAAGCAGAGTATATCTACAAGCTCCATTGCGAATTACATCCAGAAAAGAATCTCAGAAAATGGCAGTAAGATAACTTAATAACACTTGCGTTCTAAGCCCGGTTTAGCTAGGCTTAGACACATGCCAGCAGCAGGCTTGCCGAGCGAATCTCATAAGTTCGTTGGATGGGGTTCGAGTCCCTTTGCTGGTACTCCCGACAAACAAAGGAACGAAAATGGATATTCCCGAGAAGTTGAACGACGCAGCATTGAAGGCAGTCGCAGAGTGCGGTGATCAAGAGGGTGTCTGGCATCCCGGCTACGTAGGTAAGTTCTACGGTGGCAAGGCCGCAGCACTTACAGATGCAAACACTTTTGCTCAGGCTGGGATCAGTGCACGAACCTTGCATGATATGTTTTCCAACAAGCAAGCGATCAGTGAAGCTCACAAGCAGCAAGGCAACCTGGACACGGAATATACCGATGGTTATTCGGCGGGTGCTCTGGAAGTCAGTAAGTTGCTTGCCGGATCAGCTTAACACAGACTAGCGACTCCGAATCGCTTCGTACGTGCAGTTAATGTGACTGCAAAGAGCGTAGACATACGCATTCGGAACAGGTACGCATATGAACAACACCTTTGTTCGCGTACCGCGTTGGTGATTGACCGAGTGGTTAGGTAGTGGATTGCAAATCCATGTAGGCCGGTTCGATTCCGGTATCACCTTCTAAGAGAACTTTGCCGATTGGCGAAGTATTAAAGTTATCCAATTATAGAAAGAGAAAATATGACAAACCCAGATTTGACTTTGGTCGGTATTGTTGTCGATCGTTCAGGTAGTATGTCGGATATCAAGAAGGATATGGAAGGCGGCATCGCCAGTATCCTAGAGCAGCAAAAGACCCTTCCGGGCGATACAATTGTTACTCTCGCTGAGTTTGACAACCACTACAATCTTGTATACGGTATTACTCCGTTGGCCGAGATTAAGCCGTACAGCTTGGAACCTCGCGGAGTAACGGCACTGAACGACGCTACGGCCAAGTTTATTATCGAAACCGGCGAAGCTCTCGATAAGTTGCCAGAATCGGAGCGACCTGGTACAGTAATTATTCAGATCATCACAGATGGTATGGAGAATGCGTCTCGGGAATGGGAAACTTCTGCGGTTAAGAATTTGATCGCCAAGCAGAAGGAAAAGTACGGTTGGGAATTTATCTTTATGGGTTCCGACCTGACTACTGAAAAGTCTGCTAGGGGATATGGAATTGGTGCTGAGCGCACGATTCGATATGCCAAGGAAGCTGTAGATTGTGGTGCGAATACGTCGTTCGGTATGACACGTAATATTCGTGCAGCAGGATACAGTATCGACCCACCAACACCAGCATCAGTTTAACTTAGGAGTCGGGTATGTGGCGTATCTTTTCATACAAATTAGGTTGTCCACATACCCGCATCCGGGGCATCTACGGTGACGAAATTATTTTCGGAACACCTTGCTTTGCACGCTTGCAGTGTGTAGACTGTAGAAAGTACCTGGAAGGCCCGGTATCGTTGGCTAACTACTAGGAGTTGAAATGGAAAAGATGCAAATGGAAAGCGCATTGGTCAAAATCGTTGGTGATTGCAGCCACGGTGATGTACTCAAGTCGTTTAACGGTCGCAGAATTTGTTTTGACTGCGGAAAGTTAGTTGACACACTAGAGAAACTCTAGTACAATAAGTAATGCCCCTATCGTATACGGGTTAATATAGTTCTCTGATAAGGAACAGCAGATGGTTCGACTCCATCTAGGGGTACGCATATAATTTAATATACACTGGAAGGTCAATCCGAAAGACGGCGACGGAGATTGTCTTGAAAACAATTGAGCTGTGAAAAGCCTTAGGGGTTCGACCCCCCTACCTTCCGCTTTAAGTGTATCTGTTGTAGAAACAAATCCTTTTCCTGGTTTAAAAAGGGTGGAATGCAGCAGATGGTTGCCTTAGCGGGCAAACCTTTCTCAAGAGGATCAGGTTGAGAGAAAGCATTTATTATGCCCTTGAAGACGAATGGATAGTCAACGCTTTTACACGGCGTGCAAAGCAGGTTCGATTCCTGTCAGGGGTACTCGCGGGTTATCGTTATGTGGTAAACGAGTAGTCTCATAAGCTAAGATAGCGGATTCGAACGCCGTCCCCGCTCCCACTTCAATTAAGGAATGTATGGCCGAACATGCTGTAGCAAGTTGGCGTCCTCATCGGATTGATCATCAAACAACTGTGTACTTCTGCACTTGCGGATATAGAACCACTGTCAGACAATGGATCGAAGAACATGTGAAGGAAAACAATGGGTAGTTACGATAAGAGCAATGCTGATGTTCAGGTTAACATTAAAGCGTGTCATGCAAATGCCAAGATCGATATCGACAAGCAGAGTTTTCTAGAGCTTATTACCCAGGCCATAAAAGCCGGGGTTGGCGATAGTGGGGCTAGTGTTAAGGTAGAGATTAACATCGAAGCTGTGCATGACTACAGTTCAGTAAATATCTTTTAACATGGTAGGCAAAGGCGGGTGTGTCAAACGACAACCTAAGTCACGTCCACCATCAAGTTATCTGAACAAGCCCATACCAATGCCTGACTGGAAGAACTGTCCCTATGACACACCATTCGGTGTAATGATTCGAGGGAACGGGCCAACTACATACACACATAAAAACAATGCAACGTTGGTAGTAACATATTCCAACGGCGTGACACAGAAATTTAGATTTACGTCTAGCAGAGACAAAGTAATTGTTTACGCAAGACACACGGCAACAATAGTAGAGGATTGAAATGCAGTTTAAGATTACGTACGTACGTCCAGGGCAGCGACGTTTCAGCTCGGGTTGGACGAAGGCAGAGTCAGCCGGGTACAGGGAGACACTTCTCTATACCTACGAAGACAAGGGTTTCAAGTCTACTAAGCTTGAAGAAAATAAGATTATTCTCAGCCATTCGGACCTTGGTGTTCGAGTTATCGAATTTAAGGATTAATAATGTCAGTAGATGGTGCACTGAATACTGCACGTCAGTTGCAGAAGCTTGAAGAGCACACTTTGGTTAAGTCCATTGACGGTGGTCAGATTCACAAAAAGCGTGGTAATCATTTCGTCGGTGCCAATGAACGCGGTAGTACCGCTGGCGGTGAGATTATCAGTCTGCTAGATTTGCGTTTGCCAGTAAGAGTTGTTGAGCCTGACTATAAGCTCGATGAGGTTCCGAAGAAGGCTTTGGAAGCTGAATTGCAGCGTAGGAAATATGCCTGGTAATGGATGACATTAAGCGTGTTGTCTCGCAGAGTATCGATGAAATTAATGAAGCATTTCAAGACGAGTTTGGCCGAGGCCCAACTAAGATCGAAGTGTTGTCACTGATCAGAGTAGAATTAATTTCTCGATATAGTTGACAATAGTTAAACGGATATGCTATTATAGATATCCTATGGGGTTGTAGCTCAATTGGTAGAGCGTCTGTTTTGCAAGCAGAAGGTCGAGGGTTCGATTCCCTTCTTCTCCACTCTAACTCCTAGTTGGAAAGGTTTTACGGTTCTCCTTTAAATAAGAATCGGCATGTTGGTGCAGAACAGTCAGGAGTGTTCGCTACCCTGTCACGGTAGAGATCGCGGGTTCAAATCCCGTCACCAGCGCGCTATAATTAAATACCGGGTGCGAGGAAGATGGTAATCCACTTGTTTTGGGAACAAGATAAACCGAGTTCGATTCTCGGGCATCCGACTTAAGTATATGTGATTCAGTGCACTGATAGCATATAGTTCAGTGCCGTTGTTGGAGGCGCTTAAAGTATTCAACAATATGTCCCTTTAGCTCAATTGGAAGAGCACTAGATTGAAGTCCTAGCGGTCTCGGTTCGATCCCGAGGGGGGACACTTTTTATGTCAAAAATAGGAGCATAATGCCGGTATTTAAAGTAGTAATTGAAGGCAGTGGTTGGGAAGAGTATAATGTAGAAGCTCCCGACATAGACACAGCCGCTGAACTGGTCGAAAAGGGTCAAGTAAAACCCGACTCGGTTGTAATCTCTTTGATTGAAAGTGTTCACATCAATGGAACACGATACGGTGACGGATATGCCTAAATATATCGTAACTGAGCATGGTTGGGGTACTCGAATGTACCGGGTCGATGCAGACGATGAGCAATCAGCAAAAGATATCGTTGCAGACGGCGCAGAAGAAATATGGTTCGATGATTTTGACGTAGAACGAGTGGAAGTAGTATTACGCGATGAAGGTTAAAGAACTGCAAGAACTGCTTGCAGAACAAGACCCCGATACAATCATTTATGTTAGCTCCGATGAAGAGGGCAACGACTACAACGAGCTAGAAGGTTGGGGCGAAGCCTTTAGAGTCAAAAAGTTCGGTGATATTATTGATGTTGATGACATTAAAGAATATGGCTACGAACCGGATGAAACAGAAAGAATTATGATTCTGTATCCATAGAAAGTTGGATTAAGATGGTAAGCAGAGATAAGCAAAAGAAGCATCACTATGAGGGTGTGAAGGCTGGCTGGCACTACAGCGGGGTTCAGCGTAGAGACTTCCGCAACAGCCACGACGGACCCGAAGAGACAGGCCCACCGAGGGGCAAGAAACCCAGTAAGAGCAAATACTGTAAGCGAAACGACTACAAGCAACACGAGTATGTTTTCCATTACTACAGGTGGCATACACCGATCTATTCGTGCGTGCACTGTGGCCGTCAGCAGTGGCGCTTCGCAGAACGAATCCCGTACTCATGGGAAGCTTGACTTGACACAAGTTGTAGGTATGATAGGATCATACCTACAACCGATTGAGGGAGAACACAATGGCTCGCAAGATGGACTCACACGCTGATCTGATCGCACAGCTTGAAGCCAAGCAACGTGAAATCAAGAAGCACACGGCAGAAGCAAATGCAATCATCAATCCTTTGAAGAAGGAAGAAGAAGTATTGCAGGCTCGCTTGTTGAAGTCGATGAACGGTAGCTTGATCGGCACTGTTAAAGATAAGCCAAGGATTGAGGTTTACAACAGTGCACGTGAGACAGCTACACGTGAGCGCGTTTTGCTGTACGCTCCCGAGAAGGTAGACTTGATCTGCACCAAGGGGTACAAGCCGAAGATCAAGATCGTTTAAACTACTAGCAGGAGAGTCAATTGCCGAACGCAGTATTAGCCCGACAGATTTACGATCAGATCACTGAGTTTCCCGAGTCGCATAACCAGTTGCTTTGGGGTAAGAAGACTGAGTGTGGTACAGTTTGCTGTGTCGCTGGTCACGCGGGTTTGATCACAGGTGAAGCCTACTTTGACGGGTGGGGTAATATTGTTGCCAAGCACTTTATGACAATTAATGGCATGGCACAAGTCTTGCTAGACATTGATGATCGTCTTGCAACTTTCTTGTTCTATGTTACTGACAACGAAGGTGCCGTCAGTGTTATGAGACAACTGGCAGACGATGAACCAGTTGATCTTGATCGTGAAGCAGACTTGTTTGAAGAACGGTTGTTAAACAGCTAAAAGTCTGCTACAATTTAATGACTAACGGGTTGGAGTTATCCGTAACTTCCAACTTTTGCCCTGTCTGGCGGACCCAGGCATGACTCTTCTAAGGTCGTTGAACCAGTTCGACTCTGGTACGGGGTGCTCTAAATTAGACTAAAGTGTTATCCCGAGCTTTAGTAATCAATGGCCTATGGTTTTCTGAGGACTACGCCAGGTAAGCAATTCGTCAATGCTTACTATCGGAATTAATCTAGGTGCGCCCCTGTAGTAGAGAACAGGGGCGCACCAACTTAAGTTCCTATAGCCCAATGGCAGAGGCAGCAGACTTAAAATCTGTCAAGTGTCGGTTCGAGTCCGACTAGGAATACGTGTTAAATAAAAAGCTTTAAGGCATCTTGGCGGAATGGCAGACGCGCTGGTTTCAAAAACCAGTCTGAGTGATCAGGTGAGGGTTCGAGTCCCTCAGGTGCTACCACACGACTAAAGGAATATGATATGAAAAAGCTCGGATCGATCCTGTTGATTGTTCTGCCCATTGTTGCTATGATCCTTCTAGCGGGCATCAGTACAGTACAGGCCAAGGAAGAATATGATTCAGATTTGTATGAGGCTCGTAAGCCCTTCTCGGATGGTATAGTATTGCAATGTGCTGGACGTAAAGATTTCATCGATTGCAACTGGGATCGATACAACGCAGAACTCAATAAGAAAATTGCAGACCAAGCAGCAGCCAACGCAGAAGCCGAAAAGCTTTTGCTTGATCGTAAGTAGGATATAATGACTATCGCACAAGCTTTACTAGTATTGATCTTCGGAGTTGCCTGTCTGACATATTCTATCGTCGGTTTGATCCGACTGGAAAGGCAGCAAAAGTAGTCATGTTAGCAATTATCGGATTTTTTGTTATTATTATCGGCTTTATCATGGCTATCATTGGACTGAATACCAGAAATGGCGCACTTGCATTTATTGGAGTGCTGATTGCTTTCATGGGTCCACTGTTTATTGTTCAGTCTGGGGTTGACAATGACCGGCAAAAGCAATTAGACTGTGAACAACGCGGTGGGGCTATGATTCAAGACGGTCCTAGTTCAAACGCTTGTTACAAAATCATCAATGATAAGATGATTAAGATCGATCTGTGATAAAATAGAGGCAGGAGGTAGAATGTTGTATACTCTTGCAGTTATTTTACTAGTGATCGTGTTGCTTGTAGTGCTTCTATAAGCTATAATTAAATACTAAGTGTCAGTAGGCAAACTGAAAGCCGTCCACCAAAGCGGGATAGTAGGGAATAAGTAAAAAGAATACCTACTATGCTAGAATCGAATCTAGCCTGACATATCTGCTCTCGTGGCGAAACTGGCAGACGCGCTGGATTTAGGTTCCAGTCCTTCGGGGTGAGGGTTCGACTCCCTTCGAGAGTACCATCGCAAACGTTACTTGCGACTGCATGAAGTTACCGGATTTACCAATCGGTTTCGAATTGTCATAACATGCTATGAAAGTTAGTTGGTACCTAACAGTAACGGTAAGCGGTAGTATTCCCCCAGGCTACGAACCTGTCGTCAAAAGGATAATTGGAGTATGGAGGTTCGAGTCCTCTCTATCGCACGCTAAAAGAAGGAGCACAATTGAGCAAGCAGTTAGTAGCTTATACAAACCTGGTGTCATGCAACCCATGCAAGGTAGTTCATCCTAAGTTGGAGGAACTGGTTGCAGAAGGTTATGACATTACGTTTAAGCATTTGCAAGACCAGCGCAATGCATTCATTGACGCAGACGTTCGATCAACACCAACGTTTATTATTTACGAAGATGGTGTAGAGATTGATCGCATGTACGGTCCACACACCAAACAGGAACTCATAGAAGTTCTAACGTAAAAGGAAAATCAAATAATGTTGTTACTGAGAACCATCAGCGGCAGCAGGTTGTATGGTCTAAGCCATGCGAAATCGGATTATGATTACTGGGAAGTTTATTCAAATAAGCTTCCCAGTCCTGCAAAATACATAAAGCAGACAATTTCGGGGGATTTAGACTTAACACAGTCTAACTTGTCTACCTTTATGAGAAACGCAAATAAGTGTACTCCCCAAGCGTTAGAGTGCATGTTCTCAGAACAAGCAGAAGTTGATGAGATATCAGAGCTACGCCGCAACTATCGCCTAGACACTGCCAAGTTTTATCACGTGTATTTGAGTCTAATTCATATGAACTCTGACACAAGTAAAAAGAATGCAGCAAGGCATAGTCTGCGGCTAGCTTTGAATCTAAAGCAAGGCATGAAATATGCTAGATTCTGCCCAACTCTGACCGACAAACAAATCGAACGTATAGTTAATAGTTCTGAGCAAGAGCTATTCGAATGGCGAGACAAGGTAATTAACAACCTATGAAAAACTCAATTACACCAGTGCTCAAGCCGGGAGTTAAGGCATACCAGTTCGACGGTCTGAATGCCGACTGGTTCAAGAAAACCGTAGAAGCTCTCGGAGAAACCTACGTAGATATTTGGCCGGGTGACGGTTCATACATAGAACCCAGCGTTACCGTTTACTGCCATTACCAGCAAGAATCTTTGTATGCAAATGATTGGTTGTTCATCAACGATAAAAAGCAGATTCAGGTAATTTATGGCACCGACTACGATGATTGGTATAAATCAACATGATCGATGACTTTAACTTTAAGCAGATCGCCTTTTGTGGCGACTGGCACGCGAATCGTCAGTTCGCATTGGATATGATCGACAGTTTCAATCGCTACGGCATTAAGGCTATCGTTCAGCTCGGAGACTTCGGGTACAAGTACAAGTCGAACTACCTGAACGATATGCAGGAAAAGCTCGAGAAGTACGATATGTTTTTGTTCTTTGTTGATGGAAATCACGAAGAGTTTCCTAAGCTCTACAGTTATCCCATTATCGACGGGGTAAGGATGGTGCGTGATCGCATCGTTCATTTGCCACGTGGCCTTAGGTGGACCTGGAACGGATACAAGTTTCTCGCTCTCGGCGGTGCTCCCAGCATCGACAAGGATTACCGCGTCGTAGGCAAGAGCTGGTGGATCGAAGAGCAGATCAGCTTTAACGAAGCCGATAGGGCTATGCAGGGCGGCACGGTTGATGTTATGCTTACGCACGATTGTCCAACAGGTGTGGACATTCCTGGTATCACAAAGACAGCCGCACATGGTTGGCCGGAACATGCTCTAAAGGTTTCGGAAGCTCACCGTGATCTAGTGCGTATGGTCGTAGATGAAGTTAAGCCAAAAAAGCTTCTTCACGGCCACTATCACCGACGCTATGATGGTTTGCTGGTTGGCGAGGATTATAAAACAGAGATTGTCGGTCTCGATGCAGATATTGGTCGTTGGATCGATAACTTTATAGTCTGGAATCCCGACGAGTGAGTCACGGACATAGATCACCACGTACGCCGACTTACCATAGTTGGAATGCAATGAAGCAGCGATGCAGCAATCCAAGTCGCTATGACTACAAATACTATGGTAAGCTCGGTGTCACGTACGCAAAGGAATGGAAGTCTTTCGAACAATTCTTAAATGATATGGGACAAAGGCCCTTGGGTACGAGTTTAGATAGAATTAATCCCTTCGGTAATTACGAACCAGGCAATTGCCGTTGGGCTAATAAGCAAGTGCAGTCTCAAAATCAGAGACGGTATTATGCAGGTAGACAAGAACAAGATTGGTATGACGAATAATGGTTAATGAAGAAAAGAATCTGTTGAATACGCCGTACGGGCGAGCTATCCTGGTTGGTTTGCAGAAAAAGCTAATGTATTATGGCACTGTTCCAGCAGCAACAATTGCCAAGCGCCGTGCAGCAAATAAGGTTGCACGTAATCAGCGTAAGGTGAATCGCCAGAACGGCAGTGGTAGATGATCGAGAACCTGATTGAATCAGCGGACGAACGTCTTGAAGCTCTCGATGAAGAGATAATTGAATTAATCATCGAGAGAATGAATGCAGAATCGGCTCTAGAAGCACAATTACTTATCACGAATTCTATGGCAGATTTGAATAGTGCTGATCGTGAAAAGACTGTGGTTCAGAGATACACCGAAGCATTCGGAAATGACGACGGACCTCGGATTGCAGCAGGCGTTCTCGGTGGTTTACTGTATACTAGTTAAATAGGTTGGGTGCCTACCTTAAAGGCACCACTTAAGCCCCGGTAGCATAAACGGTAAATGCACCTATCTTATAAGTAGGCGATAGTCGGATCGTTACCGACGCGGGGTACATGACAATACTAGCTTGGATCGGTTTATATTTTGTCGGCTTTTTGCTAACCTGGTTTCTATCGGTACGATTAAGTAATCCGCATCCCGGTACAGAAGGCTGGACTATGTTGGAAAAGCTTCTTCCGTCTGTGATTTGGCCGGGGTACTTATTCAGCCTGTTGTGCATTGCCCTCATTGAGATTTTCCCATATATATTCTTTCCCGACCGCGCTATTAAGAAAGGGATTGCAAAATGGAAGAGCAAGTAGAAGTTCTCGTCACGTTTAAGTTTAACAAGATCGTAGACGAAGACAAAGACTTGGGCGTGCACAGCAGATATGTGCATTACGAATTCGATCATGCACGGTTAGAAGATCAGGGCGAGCTTACCGAGTCTGAACTAGATCAGATAGCTGACTCGCTTGCACAGGTAGATAAAAATCAGATTGCACTTTCTCGTATGGTAGAAGTGTTCAGCCACGGAATTATGAAGGTAAACGAATGACCAGTCTTATTTATTATTCAAGCCCAGGACGTTACTATCATACGTTCACACATATTGGATACATGCTTGATAACTTGCGACAGTATTACGAGTTTGATCTAGATAGCTTTGAGCTTGATGTAATGCGATGGGCAATTACTTATCACGACGTTGTGTATGATGCCACCGCACAGGATAATGAATTCCAGTCTGCGCTTGCTTTGGGCAAAGACTTGACGAAGTTGGAAATCTTTAATCGTCAAACTATTGGACGTGAAGCACAGCGATTGATTATGCTCACGCAGCATCACCGACCATCAAGCACAGATAAGCTTGGACAGATCATTTGTGATCTGGATTTGGCGGGGTTGGCAAGCGATCAGTACAAGCATAATAGCCTTTTGATCAAGGCAGAGTATCAGTGGGCAGCAAAGCGTAATCCTCCCTACACCGACGATCTTTTTGATAAGGCATGGGCTGTAGGTAGAAAGAAGTTCCTGTCCGAATATCTGAACAGGAACAACTTGTTTTCTACTGAGGTTGGTAAGACATGGGAAGAGCTAGCTAAGATTAATATGGAAGCCGAACTTAAACATATTAATTCGCTTTAAGCCATATAGCCGTTTTCCATAAAGTACCAACGGTTAACACGGCTACCCCAACCACGAGTACCCACGGCGTTTCGGTCCGAACAGATAGCGAAACCTACATAGACAGAACCGTCTAGAGGCATAGCTCCGTTCGGGTCGATTCGCGTGGAGTTCAAAACTCCGTTCCTATAGATTGCCCAACTGTTACCAGTTACACGAACCTCCCATTGTGTATTTACAGGGCTAGTACCACTAGTTAAAGTAGCACTGGTCTGAGTACCAGAAGCATTGGTTGATCTGAAATAGCTAGTACCCGACGTGCAGTCTAAATATGTTGCACGTACGGTTGGAGGCTGGTTCGCAGATTGTGCAGTCATTTTACGACCAACATATAGTCTAGTTTCTAGTCCAGAGTTAACGGCATCACCAATCTGGAATCCGATTGTAAACTTATTGGTTCTCAATGGTCCAACATTGCTGTATAGATAACCGTAGTTTCTTACGTTATTTGTGTTAATGTCGCCAGCTACAACCTGATTGAGAGCTTGGAAGCATGTTGTTCCACGACTGCCGAACTTGTCGAAGTATGTGTCAAGTCCAGCACCGGATGAAGGTCCGCCGTCATTAAATTCATCAATGACTGTTGCGTCTACCCAACGCTGCCAAGCTAACTGTGTACCACGCATAACTTTTTGAACGGGAATGTTGCCGATACGTACGTCAGATATAGGGTTTCCTCCAATATAAATGCTCATACGATCACATACACCGTTTCGATATCCCAGCTACCTAAAGCGGTATATTCGGCTTGATTGCCAATCCACAAAGTTAAGTGACGTCCAGGTGGGTTCATCACTGCACGGTTGTCTACATAAGTTTGAGCATCGGCGTACTTGCTGTCTGCATATAACTTAATTGCTACTTGGTTTGATGCGGTAGGCATAGGCGCAACAGGGCTACTGCTAAATGTCTTAATGCCTGCAATAGTTTCATTACCTGTGCTTTGTACCGAGCTGTCAGCCTTAGCTAATGTGGCTTCAAAGGGAGCTTCTACACCTTCTCGCTTGATTTCCCACTCACCATCGGCGGGGGAGTTGAATAATTGATTACCCCACTCACTAAATGCCTTCACCAAGTAAGACACATACATAGTATGAGGAGCGTCGGCAGTGCCACCGATCAAACCATATGAATAGAATGGATCGTCCAATGCGATGTTACTGTATCCAGGTAGCTTAATGATACCCTTCACTGCATCAGTAGCATCAGCTACTATAATATCCTTTTTCTTTGCTACTGAGTCGGGGGCTGTAGGTTCAGGTCCGACATATCTTAAGTTTCCCATTTACCAATTCTATCACAAAACCCCCAACATAAATTAATATGTCAGGGGTTTTGATCAAATTTGATTATCCAATTACGATAACACGGTACTGATTAGATGTAGGAACTACACCGAATGTAAGATCAACTGTGTTCACACCAGTAACAGATACACCGGTTAGAACAATATCACCTGAACTTGCTTCCTTAACAGAAACCGAAACGTCTGTTGTATTCAAGTTGTGAGTAACTGTTACAGTAGTACCACTGGTACCAACAGTTCCAACATACTTACGAGCTACAACAGTAAAGTCAACACGAGTTGACGAACCGTCTGCGATAATACCTGCACCAGGCTGCACAGCAACAGTTCCAGCACTAGGGCTAGTTAGACCGTTACCAGCAACAGTAAATCCACTTGAACTACCTGCAATAACGCGTGCCCAAGTCTGGTTAGTTGTTCCGATTACGATTGCAGCATCAGAAGTAATACCCCAAAGAGTATCGCCTTCGGTGCTACCTTCGCGAACAGCAATAAGTGTACCGGGAGCCAGTTCACCGTCTTGGTCTGCATCAGTTGTGCGAGTCCAAGCACCAGCAGCAACTAGGTAAATACCGTTTGTTGAAGCAGTTGTTTGACCCGTTACTAGAACACGATCACCAACAGATAGTGCAATACCATCTACAGTTTGTGTAGCAGATAGAGTAATGTTAGACTTAGCTACTGCGCGAGCAGCAAGCTTAATCGAAACACCAGCAGCACCAGCGTTAGCAATTGCAGCAACAGCGTCTAGCTGAGACTTGCTAACAGCATCGTTAGGAGCTGTACCGTTACCAATGTTAATCAACTTTTGTGAGTTAAGATTAACGCTTGCAGTTGGAATAGCGAACTGATCTAGACGACTCGATCTTGCTTGAGTATCGAAGTCAGTAATTGTACTCGCTGTCTGAGTACCTGTGTGGTTAGAACGGTTTAAGTAAAACGCAGCAGCCTGACCGTTTAGAGCGTCAGAGTCTGTAGCCTTAAGTGTCCAACCCGAACCGTTGCATACGTAAAAGCGCTTGTCAGTGCTATTGTATACTTCACGGCCTTCTTGAGCCGCTGTAGGAGTAGGTAAGCTAGTTACAACTTCTACCTTGCGGTTTCTAATTTCATAACCACCCGCGTCAACGTGGGTAGCGTACTTAATTAATGGCAAATGTTTTCAATCCTTTCGTTTAATTTAAAAAATGTAAGCCTTATAGTATTATATCATGCTATAATAGCTCGGCCGCTGGTATTAGAACCAAAAGCACCAACGTAAACTTTAATTGTATTTAGGTCAATCTCTTCCCAAGGACACAATTGTAAATCCCCGTATTCTTCACTACCAGGAGTGCCTAAGTTAACTCGTACGGAGCTAATAACTCGATTAAGATTGTGTTGAACAGTCCAGATTTCCGAGGGGTTCATTTGAGTATGCACGTAGTTATACTTAATAGTAACTCCACCAGCATCAATGATAGGAATCTCGATAGTATCTGTTCCCCCGTCTGAGTAGTAAACAGTTAAGATATTGCCAACTGCTTCCATTGACTCAATACCACGACCAGGATCACCCTTAGTAATGATTACTCCACCTGATTCAGGCAGTGGCAGCAAGTCATCAATATCAATTATGTCTGGCATATCGGACGTAATTGATAGATTTACTTCTAGGTTTGTCCAACTGGGCTTGACATTGTACGTCCAGGCTGTAGGATTGATCCCAGGTTGATCGGTGACGATCAGATCAGCGGTGAACGTGCCGTCTTGCATCTGCACGATGCGAGGCCATGTATGCTCATCAAGATTAATTAACTCACCCTCGAACAAGATATCTTTGACGGAAGGACGAATTCTTATTTGACCTTCGGTAGGGCGTGACCTTTGCTCACCAGTGGCAACGTCAATATACACGTCACGAAACCTTCCAGTGATGGTTTTGTATTGTAAACTCATATAAGAATTATAACACGAAAGAGAGATTATATCATATGTTTCTATACGAAGAAAAGACCTCGACAACTCATACTATTAAAGAGGACGAAGACGGCGACGTAACCGAGACTCGTTTGGAAACATGGGCAGAAATCTGGGCACATATCAAGCCAGGTCAGACACCTGATATCAAGGCAGACCTTACCAGTTGGCTTCAGATTGGCACTCGTTGGGGTAACTATGTTACTTTCAGTCTCTCGCTAGATGAAATGAAGAAACTGTCCGAAACGTTCGCTCAGTTTTATGCCACGATGGTCGAAGAAAACTTTAAGCTCGAACAGGAAAGAAAGAAGCACGAAAAATGAAATGGTTTTACAAGAATAAAGAAATCACCAGCCAGGCAGCAAAGTACATGGAAGATACTGGGCAGGCTAAGGTAAATGAGGCGCATTCGGGTGCAACTCCCGAGCATCTGGGCGGTGGTGATTCAGCGTGGGGTGTAATGGTTCCCGGTCCCGGTAACGTTTGGATTGAAAATCAACTGAACTCTAAGGTTCGTCTGTTCGATCCGACACTGGGAGATATTCAGCTCTACGACGGACATAAGCCTGGTCGTCTGAGCGCAGTTATTGTTGATCTGGACGGAACAGTTGCAGATCACAGTCAGAGACAGTGGAATGATTACTCAGATGTAATCAATGATAAGCCGATCCACAATGTAGTTAGTGCCGTTCGTAATGAAGACGAAATGGGCCATGAAGTAATCTTTATGTCCGGTCGTGAAGATGTATGTTACATTGACACGAAGCTGTGGATCGCACGAACGTTTGGCTGGCCTGCTGATTCTGTTAACCTGTTCATGCGTGTAGCAAAGGACTACCGACCTGACTTTATTGTTAAGGAAGAACTGTTCCAGAAGCACGTACACGGCAAGTACAACGTACTGCGCTGCTACGACGATAGGGACCAGGTTGTAGCCCTGTGGCGTTACAAGGGTCTGACTTGCTTCCAGACGGCCTACGGAGCGTTCTAGATGCTGGCATACTTCGGTGTGCTCGCGGTGCTGCTGCTGGCGGTTCTGGTCTGTATGATCGTAGCCGCCAGCAAGTACGGCAGTGGAGATAACTTAGGTTCAGGTTTCTGGCTAGTCTTATCCATTGCAGGCATGGGAATACTTATCTGGTTCGCTATTGACGCGGGCGATTATGACAAGACCTCGCAAGAGTGCAGGTCACAGGGCTACACTTGGGTTCAAGAACATGGGTGCTATGACCTACGTCACATTCCTCAAAAAAACTTGGATAAAGTGTTGACACCGGAGCAAAACCAAGTAAAGTAGTTATCAGAACAGAGACGGACACACCGACTCACTGAAAAACTACTAGCACAGGAGCTAACATCATGGTTGCAAACATTGAAGTCGTAGGCGACAAGGCAGCATTCGCATCCCACCGAGTTCCCGCATGGCACGGACTTGGAACTGTTTTCACGGACGTCAAGACTCCGATGGAAATGCTCAAGGAAGCAAACATGACGGGCTGGAACATTCGTTCGATCCCGTTGGATACTATGTTGCCTCCCGGAGTTTCAAGCGACTTGAAGAAGTCGGTTATCATCCGTGACAATCCTTTTTTCAGTCAGGATTTGGCCGACGATGCAAAGAAGAACGGTTTCGAGTACAACCAGGAGCCTTATAATGCTCTCGGTGTAACTGGTGAAGATTACTACATCAACCAGAACGAAGAACTTGCCGAGTTCGGTAGTTTCTTGCTCGAAGGTGCTCGCGGTGAAACTGCCGGATCGATCGACGGAGGTAAAACCGTCTTTATGTCTCTGGCACTCGAGACCAAGGTAACTATTGACGAGCAGGGTGCAAACGACGTAGTGAATCAGTACCTTATGATTAGCACGTCGCACAACGGAACCAGTGCTCTGATCGCGGGTGTTACTCCCGTCCGCGTAGTTTGCCAGAACACGTTGAATATCGCTTTGAAGAACATGCCCAACAAGATCAAGATTCGCCACACAAAGTCTATGCAGGAACGTATGGACTTGGCGAAAAAGACTTTGAAGTTGAGCACGAACTACATCGAAGCGTTTCGTGAGAATGCCACGGAGCTTTACCAGCAGTCGGTCACCGATGATAAGTTCCTGGAAATCATCAAGGCCGCATACCCCGAACCGAACACAAACCAGGCAGCAACAACGCGTTGGGAGAATAAGCGTGACGCGCTGATGGATATCTGGAATGGTCCGACCGAAACCAATATCAAGGGAACCGGTTGGGGTGCACTGAATGCTCTGACCGAGGATCAGCAGTGGAACCGCATTATTTACAGCGGCAACCTGGAACGATTCTTGGTCGCAGGTTCCGGACTTGACGAAACCGTCAACAAGGAACGTGATCGCCTGGCCGGGGTGGTCAATAAGGTTCTGGCAAACGTCTAGAATCACTGTCCTGGGTAAGACTAAAACTGCCCACTTATTACTCAAAGGAAGAAATGAAAACGCTAGAAAAGCAAAATGAGTTTTGGCAGTATGCCATGCTGTGCGTTGCTATTTGTTATCTTATCCCATTGACTATCTGGCTTATGGGCGGGGCAGGTATTGGATGGATTGCCTACCTTACTGTCACGATGGTTGCCGTTCCTGTATTTATTAAATCCCAAATAATCTACGAAGCATACGTAGAAGAATTGACTGAGCGTGCAAGAAAGAAAGATATCGTATAAACTCTGGGCGCAAGACCCTAAGGTAGACGGCATTAGTCTTACCGAGTGGCATTGGTACGTAATGATGAACGATATGATTATGGACCAAGGTGTAGAGTTTAAAAAGCGCAAGGCAGTAAAACGAATCAAACATTCGATTACTTTAGTCCTGAAAGCGACTCTCTAACATGCTATAATGGAAAGATGGTAGAAACTAAAGTTATACGTATTATTGTTTATCTGATCGGACTGTATACTTTTCTGTCAGGTTTGCAGTTGATTATGACCGGGTTAGTGATTGAGGGAGCATTCAACCCTTGGATTCTTACTGCCGTGTCAGGAAATTACACAGTTGCCTATGCTTTAGTATTTGCATCAGCAGGTGTCGGTGCAGTAACCTTGCTCGCAGCATGGTTTAATAAGCGAAGATTTTTGCAAGCAGCACTGAGCAGCACTGCCGCGTATCAGATTCTTTTGTTTATTCTTAATGTTCTAGAATATGGTGGCCGAGGTACACCGGCGATCCCCGCTTTAATCCTGGGTTGTATCGCAGCGTTGCTTTGCGGCTACTACAGCATAAGACCGGAAGCCCTTGGGGACTTTGGAGAAGGAGAGTTAATAAATGACGACACAGACATTGGATAAGGTTGATTCCGTCGAAACAGAAAAGACGGAGTTCAAATTCAACAAGCTACATCGTTGTGATGCTTGTGGAGCACAGGCTTATGTTCGTGTAGAGAAGGACAATAAAGATTTGATCTTTTGCGTTCATCACTCACGTGAGTTTGAGGCTACGTTTATTACTGGCGGCTGGACGATTGATGATCAGTCCAGTATTCTAGAAGAGGAAGTACGCAAGTACAATACTGTTTCAGATGACAACTTCTAAACATTGATTTAATTCGTTTGTAGCAGTATACTTGCTGCATGAGCAAATTAAGAATAGAAGCTAGTCACGAACACCTAATTGCGGTGCTTGGACCAAGGTACAAGGGCAATTACAGTTTAGTCCTGCCGGGAGTTATCAAGTCAATTGATACTGTAGAATCTGACGCAACAGAAACTAAAAGCGGATTCGTACTAGTACATGACGGGGTGACTTCCGGCATTACTGGTGAGGTAATGGAAGCTGTCAACAAGACACAACCTGGATTAAGAAATCGCGGGCGTATGTTAAGTATGCGCAAGCTAGCACTGGATATAGAATTGCATGGTAAAGACTCCCATTTTCGTTGGGTTGACGACGTGCTAACTTATAAGCCTGATTTGTTCTTGCTATTTGACAATGGGGAGTGGGAGCCAGTACGATATGCTGTACGCAAGGCAGCACAGCTAGACATTCCAATAAAACTAATCAAGATTCGTAAGGAACAACTTTGATCACCGATGAAGAGTTTGATGCTTTTCTGCACGACGAAAATACAGATATCTTTATTGCATATGACTGGGATATCTATGTAAAGAAAACCCTGTTGGGCTATGCCAAGGCTAAGAGCTTTCGAGGCGTTCTCGAGCCTGGCGAGCTTCCCGCACAGACGCAGATCAAGCAGGCAGTACGTAAGGCTAAGGCGAAGTGGTGGCACCGTTCACCTGTGCGCTACGGACAGACCTTCGTGTTGCAGCCTGTAGGAAAGAAATACGCAGCCCTAGCAGCATGGGGTGCGCCGTGTGGCAATTTGCGTGGACATAACTTTACCGAGGATGATATTAATTTTATTCTCAGTCAGGATAACGTTACCGCAGTCGTGTTTGATCAATTCGGAGTAGGGACTTATTTTGAAGCAGAACCAGAAGATGTGCAAGCGTTGCAAGCGGGGGACAGTGAATGACTATAGCTACCGCTCCGCAGGCGAACTCATCTGCGCCGACTGCCGGGTTGCAGAAATTTATGCCGAACGAACAATACTACAGCCGAGTTAGCACCCTGTTGTATTATCTAGAATCATATGTACCGGAAGTTCACGAGTCTATTTTAAGTGAACTAAGTCAGCTCAAGGCTGAGACAGATATAAGATATCTAGCTCTATGAAATACTGGATTGAAGTTAACAGCAAGAAACATGGCCTAATTAGTCGCTACATGATTCCTCGCTGGTTAGTCTCAGACTATGTAGATCATGGCAGCGTAATCTACTACCCAGGCGGGTATGTGGAGTGTATGTACCAAGAATACTGCGATTTATGCTTACGTATGAAGTCGGAGACAACCAAGCAGAGACTTACGGCGTGCCAGGACACAAAGATTAATCATAATGCTGGCTATCCATTGAAAGTCTGTCTTGACTGTTACTACTACATCGAGTATGATAATGGTAATCATTCGCTACCGAAGACGTTTATGAAGCAATTTGAATCGGGATTTGTACCACATGAATTGGACAAATACCGCTACTTATGATATTATAAAGCTTAGAGTCTTAATTGACTTTGCGCAAAGTAATAAGATTAAGGAGGAAATTTAAATGGCTTTTGAAGCAGAAACACCAGCATCACGTTTTGATCGTGATTACCTGCACATGGGTAAGAAGACAGTTCCCGAACCAGGTAAGGATGACGACCGTAAGAATCGTCAGTTGGATCAGCAGTCAACCGAGCGTCAGGCACGTTTGTATGTAAACGCGGCAACCGGAGAATCAGCTACCGGCAAGTCCGATCCAGCAGTAGATGCACTTTTTGACTAAGTAATTTAGAATACAGCGGCTTTTGACAATATGTCAGGGTCGCTGTATTCTTATCTTTGAAAGGATTACGTTGAGCAATAGCAGCCAAGGTAATATAGTTAAACAATTAGTAAGAATGCAAGACACGATGGAAAAGATATTGGATGAACTAATTCTTATCAATCGTGGAAAACCGCGTGAGGATATCGTTAGCATAGATAACCGATCGCACAAATCCGGTAATAAAAATTACAACAATGATTCAACAAGAAAGTAAAATAATGATTCTAACCTTTGATAATGCGGATCGTAAGATCGACCAGCTTAACAAGCAGGGCCACGATGTGTTTTGGGACGGATGGACTGTTGTCAGTTTCCGTCCGAGCGAAAAGGCTCAGTATAGTGCCAAGTATGGAGTGGTTCGCAAGGGACAGTTCGGTTATCTTAAGCGCTTCGAGGTAGATCAGGATGGGCTATGGCGACTATATGGATTCGACAAGAAATAAACAAATGAGTGGTGTGCTTGCCGGATAATTGGATTAACAAAGCTGACTGTCGTGACAAACCTGTAGAGTGGTTCTTTGAATCCTACGAACAAGACGTAACAGTAGCTTTAGACGTTGATGATCTTTGCAAGCATTGCCCAGTAAAAAGGGAATGTTTTTATAATGCTGTGGATACAGACAGTATATCTACTACTGGCGTACGAGCCGGTTTATATTTTGTACTTGGCAAACCAAGTAAGGCTAAAAATGGTCACAAAACTCCCGAAGAGTACGCAAGATTAGTTAAGCAGTATGAAGCAGTGAAGGAAGAAATTAGTGATAGGTGATACCACCTATAACATTATTCGTCAGGCCCTCGAATCGGTGCAATCGCCGGTTCGGGGCATGGCAATTGATATTATAGATTACGACGGTGCAATGTATGTGTATTGCATCTACCAAGATAACTTATCCGATAAATCAGATGCGGATCAGCAGCGGTTTGCCGAATGGTTGATCGAGCGTGCAGAGATAGCAACTAAGCTATCTGGTGTAACAGTCAGCATCGAGAAGCGAGAAAGCATGGAAGCACCTAATGAATAAGTTCGTAGTGTTCTACAAGGAAGAGGGCGTTATTGCCATTGGAACTGAAAGAGCATATGGTATGGACGTTCGATATTTTATGGAAGGTATTGAATATTCTGCAACCTGTGAGCCTGAGGAGTATATCGTCATGCACGAACTTAATGATGAGTCTAGTTACTAACTCGTTACATAAAGGTTAATTGATTTTTCTCTAAATATGTCCGATATGATATAATTGACTTATGTCGGATACTGTAGTAGTTGCTGTAATTGGTGTAGTTAGCACTATTGCAGCAGGTGGTTTGCTTGAAATAGTTAAGAAAAGCCTTTCCAAAGCCAAAGATAAAACGGACGCGGACTCGGGCTTACGAAGTGAACTCCGACAAGATTTAGAAACAAAGCGCGACGAACTTTTAGCTTTAAAGAAAGAGCTAAAGGAACTCGAAATAGAGTCCGATAAGTGGCGTCAAGACTACTGGACATTATATGCCTTGTTCTTCCAACTTAAGTTAATTGCAACAAAGCTTACTCAGAACGACCCTGAACTCAAACAACAAATTGAAAACATTCTAGCTCCACATGAGCGAATGCAACGAGAGGTTGAGTCTAATGAGTAATGATGAGCGTGTTGGCTTGCTGAAATGGAGAGAGAGACGTAAAGCTGAATCATCAGCCCGTAAACCTCGAAATAAAGCAAAGTATAGTCGTGAGGACTATCGAAAGGAGAGCCAACGTGAACTCAAACACAGATAGAGTTATAAACGGAGTGCGTGTCGGTCTAAATGTACTGTTATACGCACTTCGTTTTTCTCTGTGCAGTTACTTATTGATGATAGCCTTAATGGTTGTGCATGAGCATATTAACCCCAATTTTCACGCAGCAGGCTTCTGGCATTGTTTAATTCTAGTTAGTATCGCAACAAGCATGTATGCCGTGTTCAAGTATGTAAGACCAATTGAAGAAGATGCAATCTGACTTGACCTTTCTGCCTGACGTGTGTAGGCTGGTCTCAACATCAACAACGGAGGACAACTTGAAGGCTCGTGATTGGCTCGCAGATCAGAATTTGGCGAAGCGTGGCGCAAAGGGCAAGTTCAGCTCGGTCGCGATGCAGGCGCTCGCTAAGCATATCGCAGCGGGCAACACGCTTGACGACTGGGATAAGAACGGTCGCATTAAGCCCGTAACTAACGGCGATGAGATAGTTAGAACAGTAAAGATGCCAGTGCAGCGAGTTACACCGATTAAGACTGATCGGGTCGCTATTCGTGGTGCAAACAAGATGCGTGTTGTTGATACGCGTGGTACGGTTATTGTTCTCGACACTCATACAGGCAAGGATAGCTGCAATAAGCCTATCCGTTTTTGTGCGTGCAAGAACCTGCGTCCACCGCATTACATTGACGTGGAATCTTTTACATTTGAAGTTTAATCGTGATAGGATATATATATGAGCTTTACATCAGACCTTATTAGTATGGACCATCCTGAGGGATTTGAAATCTCAGATGAAGTTTGGGATGGTACCAACCCCGCAGAGATTATTGATAATCTGATTGAGCGCGGGTTTATTCTAGAGAACGCCGAAGGTAATCTTATCTGGGGTGAAGCTCTCGAACAGAGTTATCCCGAGGTAGCAGAATTACTTACTGCCATTCATAAAGCAGCAACCGAACAGGTTATCGCTGATATGGTAGAAGCAGAGATTTTGCAGGGAACGTTCAATGGGACTGATATGGTTTACCAACTTACAGAGGAGGGAAAACTATATGCAGATGGTCTCTTGGACAAAAGCACCAGATGAACTAACCGCTAATTTGCCGTATGACTTGTTCATGCGTACAACTCCGGTTAATCATGGTGTAGTTATTCGCCCGTTCGATAACTACATCGGTGAGACAGAGTTAGAATCACGTCGTTATAGCATTGTTCGTCAGAGCAAGGTTAATGGCACCTTCCGTTGTATTATCGCTAGCAGCAGCTATGATCACGGATGGGATTCGGAAAACCTGTTGGAACCTTTCGAGCAGTATATCAACGGGCATTTCGTAGAATTGCTTGCGGCTGGTGCACTCGACACAGTTAATATGACTAGTGTAGACGGGTGGGACGGCACAAGCGTTTCACTCATCAATTGTCTATTCAGTTAGGTTAAACAATGACTATAGTTCTAGCTGTGCTTATGGTGCTAGTAGCCCTTTTCTGCATCTACAAGATGTATGGAGGCTGGACGGAAGATAAGCAGCTCTCGCCAGTCACACAAGCCGAGATTGAAAAGGGTAAATATGGACACCCTTTCAATCCGGTTGACGTAATCAAAGAATCACTGAGACTTGAAGCACCGCCCGAGGGTTATTGGTGGGAGATTGAAGTAGGTGCGAAAGATAACGGCGTTGTCTTGAAGCTGGCTATGCGTGATATGATGACGCAGACAGTAACAGTAATCGATGAATGTCGATTGGATGAAGTCGTTATCTCGTATTCATACTCACCGGATAAGAAAATGCCCGTTTCCGAGTATTATGCATCGGAACATGCGGACGCCAATCAGGCTAAACAACTATTCCAGGGCTGGGCACGGCGGGTAACCAAGGATGCTCGAATGGAATATGACAGTAAATATCAGGCAGTATACGAGCAGGAGATTATTTCCTAATGGCGTTCACTATATTTATGCTATCTGGCGCAGTAGTAGTATTTCTAGCATTTTTGTGGGCTATCTGGCCGATGCTGGAAATTGACAAAAAGAAAAAGCCAGTACCTACACCAGCACCGCCAGAGCCGACAGGCAATGTGCTTAACCTTCCATTCGATCCTATGGAATCGGCTCGTCGTGCTCTATCACTGTATACGTCTCCGGTTGGTTATTTGTGGCAGCTTAAGTATTCTAAAGCTCAGTACGTTCCTAGCTCCGAAGAAAGTATCGTATTCTGGATTCATCTGTATAATTCTGACACACAGCAGAACGATGGTCCCGGCATGAAGGTTAGTCTTACTAATATTGCTAATCTATGGGAAGAAAGCAATAAGTCGAAAACTTATGCTAAGGGACTCGAACAAACGTTCTGCGGGAAAATCGTCAAGTACGCTTCCGGCAAGCGCAAAGAAAAGCAGATTGAAGTGTTTGAGGAAGGCATTCCAGTTTATGTGATTTGACAGCAGCAGACGACGAGTGTACGCTAGAGTTCAGGAGGTCATCACATGGCAAAGATGCTCGGAGACTCTAGCTACATTCCGAAGAAGCGCGCTACAATCGAGAAGCGCCAGGCACGCAGACGCGAAACCCGACGATGGAAGAAAGATCAGGTGAATTGATAATGCCTATCATGCATGAGTGGTTGTACGAGACAGTCAACCTTAAGGAATTGGTTGGCGCAGTTCGTAGTATCGTTAAGCAGAACCCAGATAACAATTATCGCGACAATCACAACGAGTGCTACTACCTGTTGGTAGATAACGAACCGGGTTGCATTATCGGTCGTGGCTTGCACGCTATTGGTGTCAGCAAGGAACGTCTCGAAGAGCTGGACGCCGACGAAGAGGACTCCGGTTTTCAACCTTTGTATTCACGTGCACAAAACCAGATCGAAGAGCCGGATATTCCGGTAGCTGTGCGTTGGTTGCAATCTGTTCAGACAATGCAGGACACTGGCAGCACTGATTTTGATGCGGTGTTGTTTGCCGACGCAAAATATCCAAATGTTTACACCGACTGAAAATTCCCAAAAATTTTCAAAAATAGTTAGCGGGTGAGAAAAATCAAAAAAAATCAAAAATTGGATAAACTTCCTACGCAGCCCGATCCCGATTTGCTTGAGAATCTTATCTTTACTAACTATAGTCGGATGATCTGGAATAAAAAGATCACGGTTGAGCAAGCCAATGCTGAGCTGGATAAGCTTGAAGGCTTTCCAATTAACACTCGGTTTATTGGTATTGCTCGCCGCATCGAAGGCAGAGGTATCGTCGTACATTACCTTAAATGGGTAAACGGCGGCTGGGAAAACAATACGGAAGAGCGACGTACAGAGCGCGCTCAAGAGGTAAGAAGGAATCGCAATGGCTGAATACGAATTTAAGTTGCTGCCTTATGATGTTCTGATGCAGGCACGAATAATTCTGCGTGCGACACCAGACTTTCGTTATCATGGTGGCGACTGTGCACAAGAGGTTGGCGGAAAGGCTTTGGGTAGCTGTAGGTACATCGAAGATGGTGTAGGCAGTTGCTTGTTCGGTAAGGCTTTGCTTGATCTTGGTGTTCCCGCTGACTTTATCTCAGAGCAGGAAGAGAATAATATTCGAGTCTTCTGGGACGATGCTGATATTACTGATTTCCAAAAGAGAATCGTAACCGAGCTGAGTAGAATCCAGAGAATGCAGGACCGAAACTATACTTATGGTGAGATTTACGAGCTGCAAAATGCCGGAATTCTTATGTAATATGTTATCCTAATTCTAATGAATTAGGGGGTGATTAGGCTGTGCCAAGTCACATACACAAACAAGCAAGGCGTTCAGCGTATTACTTCGGTCAAAAGCCGCGTAGTCGCTGAGCGTCTTGCTTCGTGGTTATCTAAACGTGGTGCCACACAAATTTCAATTAAGGAACTATAATGATTGTTGTCGAAGAGTCAAAGATTAAGCAGATTGAGTCGGCTCTCGCTTTGCTTAAGGAAGTCGATCTGATTTATACGCAGTCCGAAATAACGATCATGCGTTGGATCGAGCAGCAGCGTAGCGCCGCAGCAGAGCAGGAGCGCCAGCGGCTAGAGCGTGGCAAGGCTATGTATCAGGCTTACTGCAAGGAGCTGAACGTTTCCTACCCCAGTGTAGAGCGAGCATGGGCGCTGATGCACAAAAACAAGCGCCAAGCATGGATGGTCGCAGCCGAATATGCAGCGCATTGGAAGGCCGCAGAATGAGCGTTTTTCTGGGCGTTTTGGAGCCTAAACTTAATGTCTAAAAGTATGGAAGAATATTTTGATTTCACGATACTGTATGAGGGCGGCACCGAAGAAAAGTTATATGCAAAAGCTGGCACCTTTAAGTTTGACGCGAATTATCCAGAGTACGATATCCAATATTGGGCAAGCGAAAGATATACTGCACTGCCGCCAACTAAATACACACTTAGTTACGTTAACTTAAACGGCGCGCACGTGGAAATGACTCTGCCCTATGGAACTAGATACGTCATGCGTAAGATTAAAGGTAATCTCTGGTGGGTTGAGTTTAAGGTGGGCAATGATTGGAAACGTTGCTTCCAATACCATGATAAACTTATTGATGCGTTAAAGGATATGGCAGAAAATAGAGTGCCACATATGAGTTATCGCATTAATGGAGGAAAACTAGATGGTAAACCGAGCAAATGAGTTAACAGACATTGTTCAAGCGATTGCACTGCACAGTTTCGAGGCCGGTAGTTTAAGAGCTACTGCCATTCTTAGAGGCGAACCAGAGCCAGAAAAAGTTAAGCAGTTGCATAAGCTGGTGAGTCAACTCTCATTGGCAATGTTAAGTTATTACAATGAGCAGTACGCGGAAGATACTCAGCTAGGTATAGATTACTTATCTGGTAAGGGCATTTTTAGCACCGCAGAGCAAGCACAGAAGCGTTACGGTAAACCCTTGTCAGCGAGCTAGCATCACGCTATGGTATAGGTGAACCGAACGGAGCACAGCAATGTTCACCATTACCGTAACGTACACGTCACACGACGATAAAATATTGGATAAGTTAATGCACGTGTTTCACGTCGTAGACACAGCGTTAACTTTTTTGTACGATGAGATTAACAATGCGATTGTGCTGCATAAAGTTATGCCAAACATCACCGATCAGGGTAATGGGATAACTTATGTCAATCGTATGCAGGAAACTGTGCACCTGGTAATGCGTAAAGTTATCCCCGAAGAAAATTAGATCGCGGTTTGTGTTGACAACAGCGTCTAGTGTCTGTAATGTTGTTCTCACAAACAACGGGAGGCATTGCAATGGAGAGTAACCGACTCAAACAAGCCATGACACATAAGCACAACGCAGCTTATTATTTTGCCGTGGGTTATAATGCCGCGCAAGGTAAAGAAGCAATCAATGCCGAGACGTTTGCTTATGCCTATCGTGAGGACTATAAACAGCGCGTCAACGGAGATACACAAGTCTTCCCGAACGTCCGTGATTTCGCCGAGGTCTATCTAGATTCACTCGCGAGCACGTTCTACAACAAGCCCAAGGATTAACTTAAGCTCTACCGTCACCGGTCAAGGTAGCATAAGCATAAAACCTTATGCTACCTTTTAAGTTGGGAGAAATAGTTATGCGTTGCCTATCGTGCAATGAAGTGTTTACGGAAAACGGTACTCAGTTCTGCTCAGACCGCCACCGAAAAAGATATCTGCACGACCATGCTCTATGCAAAACACCACATAAGAAAAGTTGGTGGGTTGAAGAGGATGCACAAGAGTTTATTGATACACACGAAGACCTGTATAAAGTTAACCTGCATCCTTACATGTGTTCGTGCCTTATGTGGCATATTGGTCACAGCATTAAGGAAGAACTTGCACACTCCGCTTAACTTAAATCAAAGAAAGAGAAATATTGGCTAGATTCAAAGTAATACAAATCTATGGACCGAATCACAATCCACGAGCAAAAGAAATTGATGCCGAGGATTTTGCAGCTAAAGATGACTGGATTATCTTTTATAACGGTTCGGGCAGAGCAGTAGCCGCAGCTAGCGCACATAACACACTCACAGTAGAGAAAGAATGGTAACATGAGCAATAAACTTAAGATCGGTATCGTTGTCGCAGTAGTCGTTATTCTTATCGTAACCGTCGTGGGTTGCAGTAAGGCTAATAACAATAACCGACAGACCGAGTATAAAGAGGTATGGACCACCCATTACCAAAATGGTAGGTACGATCCCTATTATGATTATGGTCTAGGTTCACGTATGGAAAACGGTCGTCGCATTTATGTAGTTCCGCAGCAAGCACCTAAGACTGTGATTAACAACTACAATAACAATTCTCCGCAGACTACCAAGAATAATACTGTCACCACTACACCTAGCAAGCCCGCACCTACTACTGCACCAAAGCCTAGCGATAAGCCTACGCTTAAGATCGAGACCAGTAAGCAGCAGACGCAGGCACCTAAAGTTAACACTCCTGCACAGCCTAAGCCCGCTGCACCTAAACCTCCTGCACCGAAGCCAGCAGCACCTAAGCCTGCCAAGTAAACTTATCTTCCGGAAATTAATTTCGGCGTAGTGTTGCGTTCGCTCTGTGCTTGTAGTAGAGTCTTACTTACAAGCACAGAGCACCAAACAATCAGAGGAGAAAAACTAAAATGGAGTTTACTTACAACAACGGTTTCTTTGATTTTATTTGGTGGGGTGGTAGTTATATTACTCCGGGCATCAACTATGGTGCGCTAGGTTTCAAGCCTAGCGATAATCACGTTATCGGCGTGTGGGATTACAATAAGGACGCACCGACTATTCCAAAGACTCAGAAAGCATTTGAACGTAAGTGCAACGAGTGGTTCGCTGAGAACTTCAACTGAGAGGATATGTTATGTCTGTCAAGAGCTTGAAGAGTGACCTAAACGAGTGTGATTACTTTATCGTGCATCATTGGCGCGATATGAAGAATGTCACCGAACTGGGCTTTAAACGAAATTGGGATAGCTTGCAGTTCTATTTAGCAGAGCGCAACGCTATTGCGTTAAAGTTGCTGGATCAAGGAATTGATTTGGTCGATCTTGACCTGGTGGTTCCGATGCAAGAGTCACAGCTTTAAGTTATCAAACATCGCCCCGGCTTAATAGCCGGGGTTTTGTTTTGGAGAAAGATTAGGTAAAGATTATGGGATGGATTAGACAGACTAAAATGCCGTGTCCGTGCGGAGCTAGGCCAACACTGCCGAGCTACTTCGGTAATAAGCACATGGTAGGCGATTGTTGGCAATGTGATACGTGTGAGTTTAAATGGTACGTAGAGCTGACAACGAAAACTGCATATGACTTCAAACAAGAAAAGTTCCAAGAAACTAAATTGGAATGGGTTACATATGACCCATTGGAGAAGTTAACTAAACGAAGCAAGAGCTACTGATGAGTATACTATTTTGGATAGCTTTCTTTATCGCATTCGTTGCTGTATTTGCAGCATTAAACTATTGGTTATAACATAATGGTATGGGACGATTGTTTTAGTATGGCATCAAAGTATGTGTGTATAGAGTGCAGGCATGTAGGCAACAATAAATGCCATAAGCACGACGATAATGTCACGGTTAGTTGGCGTTGGCGTGGTCCGAAAAAGAATAATGGCATAGCTTGGCGACGTATTTCGCAGGGTGAATGGTTATGGGATCGCAAAGCAGTAGCCAGAGCAGAACAAAAGAAATCTGACAAACGAGCTAAGTTTGAACAGGTAATGAAACGAAAGAAAAGAGAGCTTAGTGGTAATCACCACAACGACGTTAAGAATACTTAGACGATATAAGTATATTGGTTCCGAACCGATCACATTCGAGGACCTAGACGGAGTTAGAACAATATCTATCGGTGAACATAGTTATCAGGTAGAGCAGTATAATGAAGCTGATAAGACAATAACTAATAGTCGTACACCACCGATAGGTTTGTGGAAGGAAATTTAAATGGGCGTTAAGATATTCGTAGATGATGAGCGTGCAGTACCGGACGTATCATGGACTTTAGTTAAGAATAGTCACACCGCCCTGATTATGCTTGATGGTCTAAGACAGCAGCATATTCAAATTGAATCTATAAGTCTTGATCATGACTTAGGTGCTCCGAGATTCCTAGATGAATACGACGATACACGTTGTATTGTTAACTGGATGATTATGGAGAATTATTGGCCTACTAACCTATATGTGCATACGAGTAACCAAGTTGCAGAAGATTGGTTAGTGGGTACAATAAGACGATACGGACCTAAGAATATACTTAAGGGTTACGGTCATAACTTTTGGAAGCACCAACGTTGAGCGATTTGTATGTAAGCAATGAACAGTTTAAATATGTTTTGTGCAGTGTGGCAGATCAGTTGTTGTCAATAGGAGTAGAAGTTATCCCGGTTACTGCACTGAAAGAAATATCACTTAACTTAGAGGTAATAGAAACGGTGGGAATGAACGATGATTAAGCACTTCGAGGGTGATTTGTTTACCAGCGAGTCTGAGGCTATTGGTCATGGTGTGAACACGTGGGGTATTATGGGCGGTGGAATTGCCGTTGAATTTCGTAAGCGATACCCAGATATGTATGAGCACTATAATCATGTATGTAAAAACACAGACGATGCAGACTTAGTTGGTAAGGCATATATCTGGTACGATGAATCAGGTAAAGTTATTGCTAATTTGTTCAGCCAAGATAAGCCAGGGCCAAACGCCCGGTACAGTTGGACAATGCAGGCGATTAAGAAAACTTTAGATGAGCTAGAAGCCCAAGGTATTACCAGTCTTGCCATTCCTAAGATCGGTAGTGGTATTGGTGGACTCAAGTGGGCAGATATGTATTACTATCTGGTTGATGAGTTTAATGACCACCCGGTAGACTTACACCTTTACATTTAAACGTTCCAGGCAGGCGAATAAGTTAACACAACAACCTAAATCGGGGTCGAAAGATTTTTGATCTAGGTTGTTGTGTTTTCGTCGTTGATGGGTTACGCTAGTTCTACACCAACCAAGGAGCGCAGCAATGAGCGATATCGGCAACGTAGTCATGGTACGCAAAGAAGCGTACAAGATCACAGACAAGCGTCATGTTGGCGATTGTGGCAGCAAGTTCTTTGGCAAGTTTAAGTTTACTCTTGTCAAGGTTGCTGATGGTTCCGTGTGGAATGCTTTGGGTAAGTCCGTCGCTTGGAACACCAAGCTCTACGAAGCAAAGGGATAAGTTATGTTGTGGAAACTGACTGAACAGCACTTCAAGAACGAACCGGTTACCACTGCATCCAATTTGAGTGGAGGCCATGCACTTAAGTTATTACAGGACGCGGAACTACGTCTGCGCACGCAAAATCTTAATGCGAGCTTTAAGTCAGGACCGCGTATGTTTCGCATGGTACAAATCGATGGTTCTGACGTGATAACTTATGTTATCGAACCGATGGAGGTACAGCAGTGAGAGAGTCAGTTAAGCAAGCTCTTGCGGGTGTCCTTATCGGAGCTGCAATGGCAGGTATTTTCTTTATGGGTGACCGTTTCGAGTATCAAAAGGAACAGCAGCTTAAGAATACCAGCCAGTACCAGCATTAAGGTTTGTCAGTACAATGAAATATGTTTACTGCACGTTGCTTGCGGTCGTGGGTATCGTACTTGGTAGTTATGTTTTGTCCGGGCCGGATGAAGAAATCAAGTACGATTACTCAGAATTATTAGCTGACCCAGTGTCAGAACTAGCACCGAAGGAAGTAAAGCCTGACTACAACACCATTCTGCTTTACACACGTGAGAACATAAGTTATGCGTGTGACAAGGCATTCTTTTACGGTCAAGACGGTGAGATAAACGGAAAGGAGAAACATAGAATAGTATCTGTGGTCGCAGAAAGATTTGGGTTGACAGACTTGGACAGACCTGCTATCGAAAACTTTATGGTGCACGCAACCGAGATGGGTTGTAGCGACCAGGCGGTTTTGTTAAAGTCGGACACCATCGATTCATACACAGTTCAGCGCGGAAACCGCACCGCAACCTTTGACGCAGATACCGGAGCACGCAAGTGAGTAATGTTATACCGTTTCCTGTCCGGAAACCGACCGGGGATTATGTAGTTACCTGGACGTGGCCGGAAGAACTTACCTACGTAAGTTTGTTTCACAGATTCGAGATTGCAGAGCAGCACGTTAAGATAAGTCTAGATGGTGAGTACGTTACCCAAAACTCGGGAGGTTGGCACTATGACCTATCACACAATGGCGCGGCAACTATTCAATACTGCGAACAAACGGCATAATGTTCATACAATTTGTTGTGACAAAACCGTTACATACATCACAAACTTGACACGTCGGTTGACATAGTATCTATCAAGTCGTAGTGTCATACATACCAGGGGATAAACCAGAAGATAGAAAGGAGTCTAATCCTCTTGCAGTCGGGAAGCACGATAGTAAAGTTAAACTCATTTCTATTCAAGGAGATAACCAATGCAGACATTCACGCACGATGAGGTAGCTACACTTAAGGCTGTGGCGACAGGTAATCTTAACGTTCTCGCTGAGCTAGGTGTACCCGAACAGGGTCGCGAGAAGCTGGAAGCAGTCGTACACAAGCTAGATAACTATTTTTCTCTTCCGGGGCGAGAAATCTCAGTTGATCTTAATCGACGTGGCGACAAGGTAGCGGTCACTGTTACTCACCTGCCTACACGGCTTAAGGTAACCGTTGAAGGCACCAGCGAATTGCAGTGCAAGGCGATTGCACTTAAGCAATTGGAGGCCAAGGTGTACAAACTGGACAAGACCGGATAACTTATCCGGCAGAGAAGCGGATTCTTCGGAGTCCGCTTTCTTTGTATTGACAGGCAGGTAAACTTAAATGCAGCTCTCTAACGGCTCGGATAATGTTTGGCCTACATCTACCCACGGACGGCAGAAAAGTGTCTGGAAATCGCTATCAGATACCCCAAACGACGAACGTGCAGCATACGCGTATGCGCAAATTGTGCGTGATCGAATTGTGACCTAGCTCACACGGTTTGGTGTTGCGCCAACTAGAAACATCGATTAATGTTTCTACCAACAGCAAAGCAACGGAGCAAAGGAGTTAACCAAAATGCGTTTCTCGGTTACTAAGTCCCACGGTATCGGATATCATATCCGCACGCCCTACGAGACAAAGGAAATTGCTTCGAGCACACTTGACAAGTGGATTCGTGAGTACGCGAACAAGGTTAAGAATAACCACGGTTTCGGTTCTGTTTTCGACAAGCGCGAGGATAACGGAACTGGCACGATAGAGTTTGAATACTTTGTCAACGGTTGCCTTAACCGTGAAATGTTCACCATCGAACTTGTGCAGCGTCCAATTGCAGAAATCTTGAAGGGATAAGTTAAATGTCAAAGCAATGGAGTCCTGCGGCGTTGCCCGGTTGCTATATCTCTGCTGATGGTAAGTACACAGCAGAATTGCGTAAAGCTGGTTTCTCCGCAGACTTCAATTGCAGAATGGCGCGGCATTATGTTATCCGCTTGCGCTATCAGTCCACAATCATCGGCACTGCTTTAACTTTAAGTGATGCCGCCCGCGAATACCTGAGGGGTTAAGTTATGTCTGTCGCAGCAACAATCCGTAGTCAAATTGAAATCGGTGTGCTTATGGCACTGGGAGCATCCGACTTAATTTATTGGGAGGATATGTTCGAGTTTAAGGCTCGCATTCTGCCTAAAGCATCGGCCCAGCGTGCGCGAGTAATGCGCGTGCAGATCAAACTAGATAGCAACGACACCTACAGTATTGAAGTGGGGTACGTGCATAAATTTGATTGGGTGACGCACAAGCATTTCGACAACGTGTACGCGGATAACCTTAACCAGGTTCTGATCGGATTGGACAACGTGAGCTGATGTTTAAGTTAAGGGTTGCATACGCCGAGACTAACACCGTGCGTATGTTGAAAAATGATAAAGACTATCAGGTTGTGTTAAATGCCTGCCTGCAACATGCTATGTTTGCTATGAGTCACGGCAAGCATGTTGTGCTTAAGGACAATGGCTTTAACGTTCTCGGGCCGGACGGTAAAGTTAACCGTGGTTACCGGATTACGGAGGTTTAGTTATGCGTAGCAGTGATGAAGTAACAATGGAAGAACGTATTAGCTTTACCAATGTGCCTGTCACTCTCGACGGGCAACCGGCTAAAGTTATGGGTTACAGCAATGATTTTCCCATTGTGCGCTCACGAACTAATAGCGCAGAGTTTTCATGGTCAACAGTAAAACGTATTATTGCACGCGACCGTGCATTCAAGAGCTAAGGGGATAAGTTATGTATCAGGGGCACGCAATTGTTCGTGGTGTGCATCGTGAGCGCGCCTGTAAAAGCAGGGAACAAGCAAGTCTTTGGTTAGGTATGTTATTAGTCGAATTTCACGCGGTGCTTGAATGCACAGATATGAGAACCGGTGAGTTTCGAGATAACAATACTGGAAACCTCATTGGATTCTACACCCTCGACAAGGAGTAAACTTATGTGTGAGGAGTGCGGCAATCCAACCAACACAAAGCAGGAATATTGTTTTGTATGTCTAGACTTAGTATTCGACTGTCTAGACGAATAAGTTAATGCAATATGTGATCTAGGTCACAAATTGGTCTCAACGCTTGCGCTGGTATGAAAGATCAATTAAAGTAGTTCATATCAGCCAAGCGGAACCGAACAAAGGAAATTAAAATGAGTAATGTCTCCAAGGCAGAATTCACAAGCAACTTGCTTGATCTTGCAATCGCCACCGTGGAATTGTTAAAGCGGGCAGGTGCACAAGAATCGCATATCGAACCGCTAGTTGCTAGTATTACTCCCGGAGTGCCTAGCGCGGGTATTCCTTGGGCGGTTCACTTTTGCAAGGGTCATGGTGTGGTATTGGGTAATACCAAAGCGGAAGCAATGGCAAACTTGCAAGCAATGCACTATTCCGCACGCTTTATTCTCGGACTTGCGTAGCGAATAAGTTTGTTTGGTTTAGGTTTAATACCTAAACCTTGCAAGCAATTCGGTACAACCAACAACCAACGGAGGATTAAGTTATGTCTGACACAGACAAGCTCGACGCTATCGTAAGTCAGTTAAGTGAACTGGCAAGCGGTACCGAGTACCCCGACGAACAGGTTAACTTTACCGTTGTTTTGAAGAACGGTAAGTCAATCGATATCTGGCAGTCACTTAATGATGGTGGCTTCAAGTGGTCCGAATCGAACAAAGGATAAGTTATGTTCAAGTCAGTAGCAGATATGAAGCGCCAGCTTGTGCCGGGTACAGTTATCAGGATGGTTCGGCACGATTGGTACCCTAGCGGTCCACTTATCGGTGAGGATCGTGAGATTGTTTCAGCGAATAGCGTCGGCATTAAGATTAAGACCGAGCGCAACGGAGAAACAGTCGAGTCCGGTATGGATTGGCCCCGACCGAAGTACATAAGTTTTACCGAGAACGGTTGGAAAGTGCAGCTTGATCCGCAAACGGATAAGTTTATGGAGTACGTAGTCGTTCGGTAAGGTTGAACGCGGAACTTAACTTAAATTAAGTTCCGTCTTGAATCAATCGAACATCAACCAAAGGATAAGTTATGTCTGAGCGGAAAGTAGACGCAAGGCAGTACAAAGGTTTCACAATCGAAACTATCGAACAAGACTCCGGACGTAAGACTTATGATATTCGAGACTCCAATGGGAATATCGTAGAGTGGGCAGCATACAACCTAAGTGTTGCCAAAGCAACTGTCAATGCAATTCTCGAATCGAACAAGGGATAAGTTATGCTCAAGAGCTTTCTCATTCACAACCCATCCGTGCATTACATTGTCGATGGAACCGGGAACAAAGATGACCGGGACTTCGATGAAATCTTAACCATTCTGGAACAGAACGAAAAGGATGGTTTCGGTACTTTTCTTTTCCGCGATTCCAACACAGTTGTTTACTGCACGCAAGCAAACGTAATCTGGAAGTACGTCGATCTATCTTAAGGATAAGTTATGTATCTCTTGCGTACCATTCATACCCCCAAACTTCCCAGTGATACATTCCCTGATACTATCAACAATCATCGGGATTATAGCGAGGTAATAGAATCGCTGGAAAAACTGGAAAAAGATAACCTCGGAAAGTTTATCTTTCGATCCGAAGACACTGCTATATTCCAAATGAAAACCAACGTTATTTACAAGTACGTCAATCTGGGAGATAAGGAATAATCACAATGATGACATTCGAGGGACCACAGGGACATAAGATAACTGCTTCAAGCACAGTTTTGCGTGATGGAAACACTGTGCTTACAGTTAAGGGCTACGATCACGCTATTAATGGGTGTGAGTTTGTAGTTACGCCACAAGCACTGTACGCGGTGGCAAAAAAGATAATGCGCAATCCCAAGCGTATTGCTGTCGGTGGCAGCAGAGAGATTAACCCTCACGTTTACAGTGCATATGTCGAAAAGTCAGTGTTTAACAGTTTCGACAAGAACGATCCGGCATACGTCGGTTAAGTTATCCCCCTACCACGCCCGGTAGGGGGATATACCCATTTACGAAAGGATAAGTTAAATGATGTTCAATAGGTATGAAGTAAAAGCACGTATGGCTAAAGATAAAAAGCCAATGCTTGGTGATTTAGTGCAGGTATTCACATTTAAGAAATTTGCCTTCAATTGGGCTAATGACTTGAATCGTACGCATAGACTTATCTACGGACATTCTGACATAGAATACTATGTATTCGATACAAAACTTAAGCAAGAACTGTGCATGTGCTCGGATACGAGCTGCACGTATGTCCGCAGTCATGGCTAGATTGCTCTGTACCGGACTAGCCTAGCGTCTAGGCATAGTTGCTAGGCTAGTCCAAGAACGTCCGTTAGCGTTGATCTGAGAGACCATAAATTTGTGTTGACATTGCTAGCAATGTTGATTAAGGTTTAGCTATCAGCACAACAACGGAGGACATAATGAGTAAGTATCGCGCATACCACGGACGTAATCGATTGGATAATGTCGATTACTTAAGTGCAGAGGATGCTTGGAAAGCACTGCACAGTTGGTACGATAACAAAACTGAGTTTATCGATGAGTTTGAAGTCAGCTTGCGGGAAGTTGACGAAATCGGTGAAATCTTGTTTGAACTTGAAACACTTAAAGAACCTGGCATGATTTATATCCTCGAGCCTAGTGACTTTATTGGTGAGGATATCTCACGTTCCGCCGTATCCGTCCGAAAGGTAGGTTAAGTTATGCGACACTCCGAACTGAAACTACTGTCAGAGCAGGAATTGACAGAACTTGCCCTTAAACTGTGGGATAAGTTAAAGCAGGAGACAGGCAGCATTGATTTGTTCTCTGTCACACCTTTCAACGAAACTCGCAGTAATCTTAATCGCGTATTGACGCGATTGGATAAGGCAAGGGATTGGACTTCGCCGTGGGGCGATCACGACGGAATCGAACAGAACATTCTTAATTGGATCAAGGGTTAACTTAACCAGGCAGGGAGTTGTAAAATGAACGTTGTCAAGTTTAAGAAAAAGCGTCAACAAACTGCCTGGTCTAAGTATTGCACCGAGGTTTACTATTCTATGCGTGATGCACAGCTTAAGCGTGTAGAAGAATGGGCTATTGGTTATGAGACCGAGGAGCGATTCTATTACGAAAACATCGAACCTAGAATAACCTTTAAAGACGTGTTGATTAGTCTTAAAGGTAACTGGCAAGCTAGCCATATGGCAGCGTGAAAGGATAAGTTATGTCTAGTTACGCATGTTGTGCAGAGTGCGATCCCTCACTATACTGCGATGAGTGTGGGGAGCTAGTGAACGATTGCGAATGTGAGGATTAGTTATGTGCCGACCTAATAAAGGTCACTGTGACTGGTGTGGTATTGTTTTAAATCCGGGTTACAATGAAATAGTTTGTTGTAGGACTCATAAAAGAACACTAATGAGGCATAGAGTTAACCTAGCTAAACGCGAAGCTCTGCCTTGCCCGCATCCCGAAAAGTTATCTTTTTTGCTCAGAGGATTAGTTATCCGTTGGGCACATGCGTGTGGTAATTACTATTACTTATGTGCGTGTGGCAACTATCATCTAACTAGCTGGAAAGATATTGGTTATGAATCGTCTGAATCGATAGAAAACTATAAAAACAGTCTGCCACCAATGCGCAGAAGATTGAATTAACTTTACATAGCATGTGATCTAGACCACATTGGTATTGTGTTCGCGGCCGGTATGGGTTAGGCTATTGCTACACAAACAAACGGAGGCAGCAATGAGTACCATCGAAACTATCACCACCGAATACACTCTGTACGGCGGAGAATTTAAGTTTAAGCAGGACGCGTGGGATAAAATCTGGGAAAATAAGCTGAAAGCTGCCGGGTTGGCAGTGTTGCAAGGCCACGCGGTTAAGTTTACCGGTGACAAAGAAGAAGGTATCCTTGTTATCAATGATGGTGAGGTTATCATTAACGACAATTGGTCAACGGAAGAAGAAACCGTTTATACTCCGGAAGAAATAGAACAACAAAACTGGGAGCAGGAAATGGCAGAAATTCAAGAAATGATAGACGAACGTCCTGTGTACTAAACTTAATGCGATAGAGCCTACTACAAAATAGTAGGCTCTATTCGTGTTTACAGAAAATTCACATAAAAAGAGAGAAGCAATGGAAATCCAAAAAGTTATCGTAGAGTTTGATGGTGAAGAATATTCTAGCTACTTAAGATATCTGGAAAAAAATCAAACAAAAACAGAAATTCAAGAAAATTCAAAAAATGAAGAAGACCCAAACGAATATCAAGAAAACTTAACCCTAACAAATCAAGTATATGCAAGGTCAACATCAACAGGTAAATATAAGTTGCTTGCTGCCCTTAAGAGTAAGGGGGATGGTCAAGCATTTATCAGGTGGCATAATAACGTATACAATAACGAGACTATTGCATATGACGTTTATAGAATGTATAACTTAAAGTGGATCGCAAATGCGGCGGGTGGTATGTTGACACTCATACCAACATAGATTAGACTCGTAGACACAAGCACAGACACTAGCTAAGGAGCACACAATGGCAAGTCGCGTACTGGTCAAAGAAGCACTTATCATTATTGGTTATAGTCAGTCAGCAGCACTAGCATTAGCAGAACAGAATGGGGATAATGATAGTGCACGTCATACCGAGGCTATTAGTCGGTTGGTGTTTGATTTGCTTTACAAGAACATGCATCACGATATTAAGGCAGATGCAGCACAAAGACTTAATTCAATGCACGATTTGATTCAATTCACAATCGAGAATGCAGAAAAGAAATACAAGCCAGAGGTGATTGCAGAATACGCAGAACTGCAAAAACTTAACCTCAGTCGTTTGGCGACAGTAATCAATGAGTGGCCTGCATAACTTAATATCAAGACTGGGCAAAATGGCCGGGTGGATGAGAGTTATCGTCCATTCGGCCATAGCTATATATACAGATAGCTTAAGTTATAGAGAGAAACATAGAGAACTTAATACATTGAATGCAGCAAAAGCTTATGGCCGATGTTGTTATTTTTTTGACGATTAGAGCATCATAACTTAATAGGCAGCACAGAGCTTAGGACAACATAAGAACATAGCTCTAAAGTTATATAGTGTACCCCGTACGTTGAAGCAAATAGAGTGCTGCATATAAGTTAATGCGCCATATAGGTCAGAGTGAATTTGAATCGGATAAGATTTCATTTCTAACACAAGTGTACTAGTAATAGCGAAAAAGCTTATTTAAACTTAATGGCAAAAACTATGCAATTTTGATCAAAAAACAACAAAAATCGATCAAAATTCATCAAAAACAGCTTAATATCGGTCAAAAACGATGAAAACTTAATGCAGCTTAAATAGCTATGACTTAATGGCTATCCGAGCAGAAAAGTTTTGTTTTCATATAGCTATGGCAGGCACTTGTTGTTTTTATCGGGTTATTTATAGCTAGACTTAATGGCGACCCCGGCGAATTAAGTTATATGCCGGCCTCGCATCAATTTCAAATAATGTTTGTGCCGGCAGCTTAGCCTAACCTAACTAAGGATAGCCTATGCTAAGTAAGGTTAGGCTAACATAAGTAAGGTAAGCCATAGCTATATAAGGCAAGCCTTACCTATGTAAACGAGACCTAACATGACGTGAGATTCAAGTAAGCATAGCCATAGCTATATTGAAACAAGATTCATGTTAGGCAACACTAACTAAGCATGACCTTAGTTGAATCCAGATTCAAATTGATTGTATTAGCGATTGTACCAACTAGCAGCATTGAACTCGTAAGTCAACAGTCAATTTTGCTGCACTACGCGAGAAACATTATTTGACAATTCTTGAAACGTTTGCTTTGCCGTCTCAGATCGATTCTAAGCGACTAATACCTTGTTTGCACACAATCGTACTAGGTATGCGCTGAAAGTCGCTTAGCGTGCATCGTCGCAGGTCAGAGTGTTAAGAAAACGAAAGAAACACTGGTGTGTGATCTATGTCATATTGACAATTGTTGAATCGATTCTGTATCCCGCGTCATGTGCACACCGCCCGGAGAACAAACGAGAACCATGCTACAAAGAATAATACAGAAACTGTGATGCAGATCACATAGACAAATGTTGTTTCAAGTCTCGTTTGGGGGTAATGTTCTCGTTGTAAGGCAAACGGAAACGAGAACGGGGCAGACGATGAGTGAGCAAGCGATCCGCGATTACTGTGTTAAGCATTCTGACTTTTGGAAAGGCACTGTTGTGTCTACGTTCGTGTCCGACAACTCGCACTATGCCGTAGTTCAGTTTCGTGACGTTGTAACGGCGGCGCAGTGGCTCGAAGCACAACGTGACCCGGATGATGCACTCATGCGAGCACTCGGATTCCGCCAGCTCACAGGCGATCTGTACGGGCCGGTAATCAGTGTTTACGAACCGGCCAAAGTATGCGTTAAGTTCGCAGACTAGTTCTTCCATTCTTTCAGGAAAGGTTCACAATGATCACTCTCGCCAAAGAAACCGACTACATTACGATTACCGGAGTGCAAGCAATATCCTGCGCAATGGATATGCGTAAGGGCACCATCGAACAAACACGTTCGGGTCGTTGCTGCGATACCGGACCGTTCTCGAATACCAGGGAATCCGACCGGGAAGAATTGCTTTACTCGTTGCTGATCTGGCGCGATAGCCCGGAAAGAATCAGCATGACTTTTATTCCAGACCGTTTGTGGTCGGATGCGCCCGATTGGAATAATCCGGTATCGGTAATGATCGATTCTGGCGATGCTTGCGAGCCACACGAATATCGGTTCGATTACGTTCCGCACGGTTTCCAGTGGCCCAACGAGAACATCGATAATCGCTACCTATAACCAGCACGCGGGCACATATGAGAGTGTGTGCCCTATGGTGGATATAGTTCGGCTACCAACACACAACGCAAACAAAGGATAATACAATGAGCGAGAACACTGTAACCCTCGAGAACGCTGCACCGATCAACCGTGACGATATTGCGTTCTCAAAGAACGATATGACCACCGCCCGGTTCTGGGGTATCCGTGAGGGCATGATTAAGCCCGGAACCAAGGGCAAGACACACTCCGACGTTCTCGTTGCGTGGCATATGGCCGGTCGCCCGATTGTGGAAGCTCCCAAAGCGTGGAAGGTTCCCGCTACGGACAAGCACGCGTTCTCTGCCTACTGCGAGGCTAACTCGCTCGAGGCTACGGAATCGAACTACAACGCTTGGGTTGTAGAAGATAAGCCGTTGCCCGTTGGGTACTGGGCACCTGAGACCAAAGCACGCATTACGTTCATCGATTCCGACGGTACAGAATCGACCGTAGACGTATCAGAGGATAAGTTGCGTGAGACTCGACTCGAACTGTCAGGCTCGTTGAACGGTCGCCCGGAATCGCGTCACTACATCATGGCTGCACAGTTGAACACCGACCAGCGACCTGTGAGCATGACTACTGCCAATGGTGCCCAGCACACAATCCGCGAGGCTATGGAAGATGACAAGCCTGCCGACGTAATGGCCGGTTTTGTAGTGGAATGGCAGAGTAAGCGAGACAGCAACGTACTGCTACACGCACAGATCGCAGAGCTGCACGCTGCTATCTTCACTGCACTCTCAGAGCGTGATGATGCACGTGCACAGCTCGAGGCTATGACAGTCGAGCGTGATGCTTTGATCGCAGCACAGAGCAAGCCAGCACCTGCTAAGCGTGCAAGCACACGTAAGGCCCCGGCACAGACAAAGCGAGCACAGGCAGCACAGGCTCAAAGCGTTATCGACCTCGACGCATGAGCGAGCACGGAGCAATCGCAGTATTGCTTGGACTTGTCCACATCGAAAAAGTGATCGCGCTACTGATAGCGATAATCATTATCGCTAGTGTGATCTGACACACAACTAGCCCGGACTTGAATTTAGTTTCAAGTCCGGGCAATGTCATATGTAGGTAAGCCTAAGTTAGGTAAGGCAATGCTAAGTTGAACTCGGATTCAAGTAAGGCCGGCCTTACCTAAGTTGAATCTCGTTTCAAGTAAGGGCAGGCTAACCTAAGTGACGGAGGTCACCTTCCCCTACAT